ATAGTCTTTCGTACTGGTCCCAAAACATGTATTCGTCATACACTTGAGAGCCATATAGTATTGCAAACTCTAGCAAAACTATTATGACAAGTACTTTTATTATTATATTAAGCATAATGTCCTTTCTCTAAATTTTAGCCTTAGGATTTTTCTTACGAAAACGATTAAACAGTTGTTTAATACGTTCAACTTTTGCAACAACATTATCTGTTTTTGCAAACTTGTGATGATTTGCATATGTAAATGCATCTTCAATATCTTTTTCAAGTTGTCCTGCCTCGTCAATAAAAATTTCATGATCATGTAGCATACTTCTACTAATAGGTATAAACTGTGCAAGTGGTGTACCAGCTTTAACTAAAGTATCGCCTTCTAGTATATGCCAAAATAATTGTACTGGAATGGCATGCATGTACATAGGATCAACTATGCCATATGCTGCCGTAAATCTTGTTTCATTATTGTAAGACACAGGCATTTGCATCAGTAACATATCGTCACTTGCTTTTACACGCCATGGTGTTTCTACTTTAACTGCTGAATTTAAGTAAGGTTTATTTGTGTTATCAGTTTCATGAGGAATAAGTGGCTCTGTTTGCCAAGGTGCATGCCAATTAATATAGTATTCCCAGCCTTGTATATTATAGTTTCCTGTGCTAGGTTTTACAAACTGAAAAGGAACCTCCCAACCAACGCCGCCCTCTATGCCAGGACCTGTTTTAATTGTAAAGTCTGCAGGAGCTCTCATAATATATCCTGACTTCATAAGTGGCTTAATACCAGGACAGTTTTTAGAAAGTTGATTGCCGCTCTCTGGTCTAACTCTACGTTTTCCAACATCGTTGAAATCACGCTCTGCTTTACCAGCAGGCTCAATAGGATATAATTCTGCTACATTTGGATCTAACGAATAGAACCGTAACCAGGATTTTTTCTTTTTAAAGTTAAACATATTTACAGTATACAGTCATTATTTCCAGTTGTCAACAATTAACTTGTCTTTTACTTGTCCAGGATTTGGATCACCATGAAAAACCATAATAGAATTGTCTTTTGGAGGAACTACATCATCCCTAATAGTTTTAAACTGTCTTTGTCCGTCTTTCATATGAAGCTCGCCCTTATCTCGTATTTCCCATTTATAACTCATTATCCATTCTTCAGGCCAAAACTTAAGAACTTCTCTACAATTTTGCCAAATCCAATCTTGATCTCCGTGCAGTCTTTGTGCTTGTGCTGGGTTACCCATAAAGTTATTATAAACATGAGATTGTGTTCTTGCATTCCATGCCATAACAGAACTGTTTAGGTACTTGTAGTTCGGATGAAACTTTCTGTTAAAGTCTCTAATACCTATAAAATCGTCTAACCAAACATTACATAGTTTATCAATGTTCTTATGTATAACAACATCTAAATCCATATATAATATTCTACCTTCTAAAGGAAGAGTAGGATCAAACATATGAACTTTATGCCACCAACCTCTTGTGTAACCTTTATTGGGTATAACAATATTGTTTACACCTTGTAGTGGTTTAGGATCATCGGTTAAACAGTTAAAACGATATGGTACAGTAATATGTCTTGCAACCATATCACGTAATTTTATAACATACTCATTTCCGTACTTGTTGCCGAAGCGTACACAAAGGATTTGTGTAACAGGTCCGTTATCGTGTTTGTCTCGAAAGTTATTTGACTTCCGAAGTTCTTTTTCTAAACGTCTTGCAGCCTTCTGTGCCTTACGTTCTGCTTTTGTGAAGTTGTGATTTTCTAATACCATTCATTTTTACTCAGCATGACGAACTATACTGTCGACAACAGCTTCGAAGTCATGTAAATGGAGTGCGTTAGGGCCGTCACTCGGTGCATTATCTGGGTCGGTATGTACTTCTAAAAAGAAATCCCTAATACCCAAAGCACTACCTGCACGGCATAAGCCAGGAACGTAATCCCGATTGCCGCCACTACTGCTTCCATTACCGCCTGGTTTCTGTACCGCGTGGGTCGCATCCAAAACAATAGGGGTATTATAATTGTTAAGCATGTAATCCAAGCCAGTAAAATCGACAACAAGAGTATTGTATCCAAAACTTGTTCCTCTCTCAGTTATCCAAACTTCTTTGGCACCTTCTGTCTTTGACAGTATACTTTCAACGTCCCAGGGTGCAAGGAACTGACCTTTTTTAATATTAACAATCTTATCTGTAGCACAAGCAGCCTTTACTAGGTCTGTTTGCCTACACAAAAATGCAGGAATTTGTAATGCATCAACTACTTCGTTGTATGCTTCAGTAATATATTGAATTTGTTCTACAGTGTGTACGTCAGTAATTGTGTTTACACCGAACTGTTCTTTAATTGCTTCAAAGTCAGTAAGTGTTGCATCCATACCAACACCACGTATTCCTTTGATGCTAGATCTATTTGCTTTATCAAAACTAGCTTTGAAGTAATAGTCAATACCGTGTTTATCACAAACACGTTTACACTCTTTTGCAATCATTGCACTGTCAGTCAGTGTTTCATGCTGACATGGTCCTGCGATTATTCGCATACTCTAAACCTCTTCTTGATAAAACTTTGTTGTGTGATATGGTGTATAGATAGCACTGTTAGCACCATGCTCTGCACACTCTGCACTTTCACACCAGCAACGATCGTTAGTTGCTTCTCTAATTAGTTTGTCGGCAAAACGCCAAGCATGTTCTGCAAACTTCTCTGCACCAACACCATCAAACTGTCTAATCTCTGCAAGTCCATGTGTTTCTAAACGTAGTAGTTCATCTTTCATTGGATCTGCTTCGTCAATACAAGTCTTGTGATCAAATGAATCTTCTAACCATTTCTTCAACGGCTTCAAACCGCCAAAGTCAACTGCCCAATTTTTATTGTCTAGTTCTGAACAACCAAATATAAATTTAAATTGTAAACTATAACCATGCAATAAATGGCAATGTGAATGATCTGCGTTCGGCTGCCTAAACACCGCACTAAGGCCAATGTTGTGACCATAAGTTTTTGTACTAAAGTATTTTCCCATATTATTATCTCCTATATATGAGCGGCAGAATTGGAAGGGTTGACGCTAAGACCTTGTTAAACATATTAGTAATTATACACTAATTAGATTGTTTGTCAAGATATTGATTTATAAAATTGTTCAAAATGAACATTAGGCTTTTGCCAGATAGGCGGAAAGTCCCATTCATGCATATTTTTTATTGTAAAATTTTTGTGAGGATGATTTTTGAATACTTCACCAATTTGTATTTTCCAGTAACTAGGATCAATTGGATGCGTATCAGCATCAGCATAATTGTTTGTTCCTTTGTACAAGTTGTTAACTTTGTCGTTGTTACCATACAGATCAAAACCTAACAATGTAATGTTATCTGATTCAAGTGTTGCTGCGACTAAAACAGCATAAGGTCCACTTCCCCAGTTAATAGGTTGATTATGTTTTTGTTCGTCTTTGGGAGATATATAAGGAACAGAATTTATTCTTTTATCTTTACGAACTTTACGAAAGTATTGATAGTTTTCACCACGGACATAAATCTTTGTGTCCTTTGTGTTCTTACCTTCGGTTGCTTCTAGCACCATACGTCTATCACAACACACAAGATGATCAACGACCATATCTCTATGCACTGCGTTACAACCTACTATAGTATAATGTGGATATATGTGGGCTAGGTCTAGCCCCTTGCGACTTTCTCCGTTACCTAAAACTAAAGTTCCGGACACTCCTGTTACCTGATTTCTCCAAACGGTGCCCATATGCCAGGGTTACCTGCTTGGATACAAACCCAACCAATGTACGACTTCTGTCTTGCTCTTGAGTTCCAGCAAATATCACCTTGATTAAAGTTACCACCTTGTGGTGCTTCAACGCCATTGATATGAAGTGCATTGTTGAATTTAATTGCGCCCCTGACATGCAAGTCAACTGTGCTATCTGGGTTGGAAACTCCTACTGCTAGTTTGCCTCCAACAAAGCCGTCTTTAGCAATGCGTACATCGCCGCCAGCTTCAACAGTTAGTCTTACTTGATTGTCTGTTTTTACATCTAGTTGATGGCTACCAAATGTACCAACAAATCCTTTTGTTGATTCATCTGTACCGATAATTATTTCTACACCATCATCTGCAATACTCACAGCCGCATTTGGCTGCTCAGTACCAATACCTAATCTATCATTATGTGAATTAAAGTAAACGTATTGATTAATTGAAACGTCACCGTCTACTACCAGTCCTCTTAATCTACCTAGTGATTTTAAGTTACTGTTTACTACACTTGTACCTAGTGTATCTAGTGTTAGTACTTCTAAGTTGTTTATCTTGACTGCTTTATTTTTAGCAAGATCAATATTCTCTGTTGAAAAGATACTCTTAGTATCTTCCATATAGGATAATTGTTTAGTGTAGTCTTTGCCAGCCCAGAATAGACCCTTACCGTTAATATCGGTAGTGAATTTAATTGACTGATTTGATGCCCATCCACCGTCTGATGTTAGAGCTGATTCTAGCTCAGTTAGGGCTTGATTAAGTTTTGCATTGTCCATATTAGTATTTATCCTTTATACAGAAAAGCCGGTTTATTGCACTTTCAGCAAGATTATATCATTATTTATCCGACCGTTCAGCTTTATGTCCACTGCTTTAATGTCATCTAGGAAAGATCTCAACTTAACTTTACCACTATTCTTAAATTCTTTCAGTTGTTCTTCAGGTTTACGCAGTGTTTTTTGAATACTTTCTTTTTCGTTAAACCCTGTAATCGTTGTACCTTTTACACTCAGCCCACTACCTTCACGTTGTTGTCCTAGGGGATCTTGTATATCTGCAACATACTTTCCTATCTTACGTGTTTTAGAATTAAACACCCAAAGCTCGTTGCATTTAATAATATCCTCAGGATTAATACTAGCAAGTTGATACTTGTCATCTGTTGTTTTAAATTTTAATTTTGATACAAGTTTATCTGCACTGTACACCTTACGTTTACGTGGCTTACGTGTTGCCTTGCTTGAATCAATAACAACCTGACAAGCACCGTATAACCTTTCTAGTGCTGTTAGCATGTTCTTAAGTTCTTTTTTAGTTGTAAACTCGTATGCTTCTTGTAGTTGAGCCGCAAAATCTTTTTCTTGCTCAGTTGCATCTTTTTTCAACTTAGGCGGATTCAGCACTTCTTTAATTTCTTTAAGTTCGGGCTCATATAATCCCATAATCTTACGAGCATGTGCTTGTGTTATTTTCATCTGAACAAAGTGTTTTGCAAAATCGAATCCTTTAGGATCAAACTTGTTATCTTTCTCACTCCACACTTCTAACCATGTGTCAATTTTTTCACAAGCAGCAATAGCTTGTAGTTCAATACGTTCTTGAATACTAATTACACGTTTCTGTGGCTTTTCTTTTAGCTCTTCTTCTCTCTCTTCTTTAGATTCCTTACCTGCTTGTATTGCGATCTCAATTCTCCTTTCAAGAAAGTCAATATGTGATGATAATTGTCCCATAGTTCCAGCTAGTGATTCCCAATGGTCTGCTTCTTTCTGAGAAAATCTTGGTGCACCTTTTATATCCATACGTGCAACAATGCCAGCAGTAGTACTAATTGTATGTTTAGGAGCGCCTTTGATCCATTTCATTTGATCTTTAGTATACTTGTTTTCTTTTTCCATCCAGACATATACGTTAGTGTATAAGTCCTCTGGTTTGAAGTGTTCGTAATACCAACTGTTGGTAGCTCGGCGATGCTTATGAATTTGCTCACCAGTCCACTCTTCCCAACCGTCCCAATTAGGCTCCACGAGCTTTGCGCCACGCTGAACACGCGGTGCTGCTCTCGGCTTCTTCTTCTTGGTACTTTTAGGCAATGCCATCTGTTGCTCCTATGATAAAAATATTACTATACGATGATATATATCATTTGTCAAGAAAAATCTGCTCTAAACGAATCATTCATGTTAGATTTTTCGCAATAGGAAAAATTTCTGAGATGACTTTAGCACACGCTACAGCAATGTCCATATGCTCTTTTTGTGTTCCATTTGCACCTCTAAGTTGAATATAATGTACCCAACTTCTAATTGTTCCATTCATGTAAAGACGTGTTTTGGTAAGTCCTTCAGGCAGTACTTTTCGTGCCTGTTCTTTCGCAATGCCTTTCTTAATGGCCCAGTCGTATTCTTTTTTTGCTAAATGTGCGATACGCATTTGTGCATGTAACCAATCAAGTTGTAGTTTTTCATCTTCAACATTGATAGAATTTTGTCTGTTCTTAGGATCTTGTAAACGTGCTTCGCTGAATTCAAACATTTCGCCTTGTTCTTTAGGATCAGCATAACGTTGACTAAACTCTTGAAAAGCAAAACTACGATGACGCACAATTTGGTGTGCAATATCTCTAGTTGTGTTAATTTCTAGTACAGCGTTGACCATCTCCAATGGCGACCAATGTTGATGTTTGATTAGATACTTGATTAACCTCTCGCTGGTATCGTTATTAATCTGTGCTTGTGGATTGGATACCTTTGCACAAAATGCAATAAGTTCTTGCAGATCTGTCAAACCTTCATTTTCAAATTCTTCTGTTGCTCGGCTGTACGATACTAATTTTACTTCTGTCAACTTTTTATTCCTTATGTAAAGTAAAGTAGGGCTACACTCGTAGCCCTACATATGGGTGGGTTACTGTGATACTGCTGCGCTTTTTCTAGCGTTTTTAGTATCAGTGATCTCTTTTCTACGTTCTTTTGCGGCTTTAGTCATTTCTTGTAATGCTTTACGGGCTCTGGTTCCTGCGGCGCCATTACCGTTTTCGAACTTCTCGTTTTCTTCTAAAAACGATTCAAATGCTGCTTTTATTGCTTCTACTTGTGTACTCATAATTTATGTTTCCCTTATAATCTATGCTGAGAGTCTTCTCAACAGTCATAGTATATAAGCCTAGACTGCAAAAGTCAACTAATAAAGTGGTTAAATACGTACATAATGAATGATTTTACTCTTATTCCGTTCCACAACATTGTTAAGTTCGGACAAACAACAATGCTAGAACAACCACTGTTCAACGTTAGTTGGATACTTGGCCGCTTCTGTAATTACAGTTGTAGTTACTGCTGGCCGTATGCAAATTCAAATGTTCCTGACCATCAAGACTTTGATGTGTATACAAATGCAATTGACGAAATTAAACGACAGGCAAGAGAAAACGGATTTACTGATTTCCATTTTAGTTTCAGTGGTGGCGAGCCAACAGCATATAAAAAGTTTGGTGATCTAGTTGAGTACTATGCTAACGACAATGAGGCTAAGTATCAAAGCATACACCTTACAACGAATTTAAGTCCAGGTGAAAAATGGTGGGCAAGATTTATAAACAACACCAGCCACTTGACCCGTCGTAGTATCACTGCAAGTTATCATGCAGAGTTTGCAAACGAAAAAGATTTTGAAGATAGATGCTTACAGCTCATGGAGGGAGGAGTATTTGTTACAATTAATCAAGTTATGGTTCCTGAATACTTTGAAGAATATTATGAACGTTGCAGTAGATTTGCAGACAAAGGAATTAACGTTACTCTTAAACCGCAGTCCGATCCTACCGCGTCTAGAATAGTAGACGGTTATACTGATGAACAAATTGACAAGTTACAAACAGGCTTCCCACAGAATTGGAATGGTGAGCAAATTGTGCAAATGTATCTAGAAGATGCTAAAGGTAATGATTACGGATTGGATCAAGCAGAAAGAATGAATGCATTCAACTTCAACAAGTTTAAAGATTGGCATTGTAACGCAGGGTATCAAAGCTGCATTATAAGGGGTGACGAAGTTAAAAGAGCATATAGTTGCAGTGACATCCCCTTAGGAACGCTACAGGGCGGTTTTAAGCTGTTTAAGACACCATCTAAGTGTATTACTAGCTCTTGTGTAAGCAGTGCAGACAGTAAGATACCAAAGGTACTACATGAAAGTTGAATTAGCAGATATAAAATTTTGGATGGATGCAATTCGCAACAGCGAAGATAGAGATCGTACGCTTGAAAGTTTTTGGGGAGGCCAATTAAAATCTAAAGAATGGTTAGTTGAAACCCTACAAAGACACCATCACGTTGGCAATGTTAATTGTGTTATATTTGGAGGATGGAATGGTGTATTAGCAAATTTATTGTTTAACAGTACAATAGGATTTAAACACATTACAAGTGTTGACATTGATCCTAAGTGTGCAGAAATAGCAAACACAATGAATAAGCGTTACGAGATGGAAGGAAAATTTTTAGCAGTAACAGCTGACATGTGTGATTATGAATACACTGATCAACCTTACATGGTTATCAATACAAGTTGCGAACATCTTACACAACAACAATATAACAAATGGGCAAAACGTGTGCCAACAAGTACTGAAGTAATTTTACAATCTAATAACTATTTTGAACTAGAAGAACATGTAAACTGTTCTAGTAGTGTTAGCAGTTTTGAAAAAAAATCTAAACTAAAAACTGTACTAGTTAAAGATGAGCTAGAGTTACCTAAATATAAACGTTACATGTTATTAGGAAGATTTTAATGTTTGACTTTTCAGATCTTAAAACAATACACATTGAGCTGACAACAAATTGTCAAGCTAAGTGTCCTATGTGTTCACGTAATATACACAGTGGTATTGAAAACCCATTACTAAAAATTGTTGGCTGGACACTAGAAGATTTTAAAACTATTATAAACAAAGAAGTATTAGAAACAGTTGATCGTATATACTTTTGCGGAAACTTCGGTGATCCTTTGCTTAATGACAACCTTATTGAAATCTGCAAGTACGCAAAAGAAACAAGTCCTAAAACTGCAATAGGCATTCATACAAACGGTAGTTTAAGAAATGCAAAATGGTGGGCAGATCTAGCACAGTCTTTACCACAAGATCATTGTGTATATTTTGCACTTGACGGTTTAGAAGATACTCATAAATTATATAGAGTTGGCACTGACTGGAACAAGATTATAGAAAATGCAAAAACATTTATTGAAGCAGGCGGCCGCGCTAACTGGACTTACATTAAATTTAAACATAACGAACACCAAGTAGAAGAATGTAGAAAGATTGCAAAAGAAGTTGGCTTTCAAGATTTCACAGTTAAGAACACATCAAGATTTTTAGTTGAACCTAAGTATGATGTATGGGATAATAAAAGAATACCTATATACAGCCTAGAAGCACCATCTGATACTGAGACACATTTTTTACCTAAAGAAGTAATCAATGATTATAAGTCAGTGTTAGATGAAGCTGAAATAGATTGTCATGTACAAAAGATTAAAGAAGTTTATATTGACGGATTTAAAACTTTATTACCTTGTTGTTGGTTAGCACAAACACCAATGACGTTTTACGATCCTACACATATTTGCGAAGATGTAGTAGACATGTTGCGTAACCAATACAATAAAATGATAAGTGACTTTGGTGGTATACAAAATATTGATGCAACAAAAGGAATAAAAAATATTATAAGTTCTGACGTATGGCAAAACATATGGAAGAAAAAGTGGAACGAAGATAAAATGTTAATGTGTGCAAGAACCTGTGGCAAGTTTAAAACTTTTGATATTTCACAACCACAAGATCAATTTATAGAAAGAGAAATGTTATAATGACTTGGTACTACGACAAAGAAGATACTAGACTAGGTAAGTTCCAAAGAGAACTTGCAGAAGCATCTACGGAATCATTTTGTGTGTTACCTTGGATACACATGGCAACTAGACCAAATGGTGATATGCGATTATGTTGCACATCTAATGCAAGTGGAGCAGGTGATGATCATGAAGTAGGACTTGTAAAGATGGAAGATGGCAAGCCTGCAAACTTTGGTAAACATACTCCTATGGAGGCATGGAATAACGATTACATGAAAAGTGTACGTACAACAATGTTGCGTGGAGAAATTCCTGTAAGTTGTAAAGGTTGTTTTAAAGAAGAGTCGCAAGGCATAGTTAGCAAACGTATTTGGGAAAGTGCAACATGGAAAAATGACGAAGGTGTTGATATACCAGAGCTTATTGCACAGACACAAGAAGACGGAACCGTACCTGAACAGTTACAATATCTGGATCTAAGATTAGGACATACATGCAATATTAAGTGTGTAATGTGTAGCCCACATGACAGTAGTAAGTGGGTTGCGGACCATAAAAAACTTATTCCTGTACTACAAGACCCAGAAGTCAAAAGGCAAATGCAATGGGATAAGAAACTTTTTAACAATAAATGGCATGAAAAAGACACCTTTTGGGAAGAGCTTAATGCACAAATACCTTACCTAAAGCAAGTATATTTTGCAGGCGGAGAGCCATTAATGATTAGAGAGCATAAACGCTTTCTAGAAGAAATTATTAAACAAGGGTATGCAGATAAAATATTAGTAAGATATAATTCTAACGGTTTACTAGTTGACGAAGAACTAATTGATATATGGAGTAAGTTTAAGAAAGTTAAGTTTGCTGTAAGTATTGACTCATACAAAGAACGTGATGAATATATTAGGTTTCCAACAGATTTTAAACAAGTTGAAAAAACTTTACACATGCTAGACAATACACCAGATAACATTCATGTTAGTATTGCAACAGCCGTACAAATATTCAATATAAAAACTGTACCTGAATTTATCAAATGGAAAGTTAATAGTAATTTTAAAAAGATGAATGTTGGATTGATTGATGGACATGTTATGGGTGGAGGACTTGTAAATGCACATCTAGTACACATACCAACATTTTTAAATATTACAATACTGCCTGAAAAAGACAAACAAGAAATACGTGAAAAGTTTGCTGAACTAAAGCAATGGTTATGGGATAACTTTACACAAGACGATGAGTTTTGGAAACACAATCCTAAAGGTTGGCGCCAATGGGAAGGACTATTAAAGCACATGGATAGTTGTGATAACAGTCGTATGTTACCTGGCTTTAAAGAGTATGTAAATAAATTAGACGCAATCCGTGGCTTAGATGCTGCAACAGTATTTCCGGAGTTATCACATTTACTATGACAAATATTATCAAAATTGTTAATACTAGAGAAGAAGATTATATAGCAATTACATACTTCCCTACAGATATTTGTAATTTTGATTGCACATACTGTTTTCCAGGAAGTCACCCATCTAAGTATAGATATAGAAAAGACACAGACTTTGTCATTGAAAATTTTAAAAAATTATTTGCTTTTTATAAATTAAAATTTAATAAATCTAAAATATATTTTGAAATTGCAGGAGGAGGCGAACCAACACTGTGGCCAGATTTATTAAAATTTTGTAAAGAAATTAAAAAAGTTCCAGACTTATCTATAGCATTAGTATGTAACGGATCAAGAACACTTCGTTGGTGGAACACAATCATTCCTTATATCGACGAAGTTATGTTAAGTTACCATAACGAATTTACAAAAACAGAACATTACATTAATGTAGCAGATTTGATTTGGGAGAATGGTAAGAAAGTAAATGCTATGGTGTTAATGGATTATCCTAATTGGGATAAGTGTATTGATGCAATTGAACAAATGAAACAAAGTAGATACAATTGGTTTATAAATGCAAAAGAAGTAGTAACTGCACCAGGGCACGATGTAGAATCATATACCGTAGAACAAAAAGAATATCTAAAACAACCTATTAAACGTTTGCCTGATTCAAATTATATACTAAACAATCTAGAAGATTATAGAATGGTCGAAAGTGTTGCAATACTTGATAACGAAAAAGTAGTTACAGCAGGTCCTAATTATTACTTAATAAACTCTATTAATAATTTTAAAGGATGGGCATGTAGTGTAATATCTGAAAAAATAACTATTTTTCCTTCAGGAAAAATAACAGGATCGTGTAACATAGACTTTGATTATGATTTAAATTTATATTCAAAAACGTTAGAAAAAGACTTAAAACAAATTATATCACCGCATGTAACATGCACTATGAATTGTTGTGCTTGCCTAAGTGATAATCATATTACAAAATCAAAACCAACTAAAACTATTGAACTAGTTCCTTTGTAAGAGGTATATCAGCAGCACAAGTACACCATTTACGAGTACAAGTTATCCATTCTTCAGGTTGTTCAAAACTACCATCATAAATGTTACCTATACTTCCTCCAACTCTACAAGTAGCACGATGTACCTCCCCGTCCCAATTGATCATTAGGCTTTCAATACCTGCACTACATTTCCAACCTTTAAACTGATTGAAATGTTTTTTGATAACATCGTTGGCATGCATTTTAGTTGTATCATCAATAATTACGTTAGGTTCTACTGTAGACGTTTTAGATAATATCCATTCTAAATCTTTACCTTCATATTTCAAATCATCAAAAACATCATGGTCACCTTCTGTCCATCGTATTCGTCTTACAACATAAGGAATACTGTGTCCATCAAACATTGTAGCACACTCTTTTACTCTATCCATAAGTTTATGATGTGCCATTAAGTTAACTTGAAATGGCTTTTGTGTATATGAACCTTCATTCAGCTGAGAAAACATTAACACAGTTTCTGCACATCTTCTCCAATGCTCATCATCTTCTACATGCAAACTAAACACAATATGATTTACGTTAAGGTCACTGTAGTACTGAGCTGTTCTTGTTCCGTTAGTAGTTACATTGATCCAATCAACACGTTGACTTGCATGATCAACAAGTTCCGTAAACTTTGGGTGTACGCAAGGTTCACCGCCTGTAAAACTTACACGCATTGATTTATCAATTTCAGCTAGTGCATCAACTGCATCTAACAATACTTTAATATTTGTGTGTGGGCTAGTGTTATCGTGTATTTCTGTTGGGCAGTAACTACAATCAAAGTTACAACGTTTGCCAAGGTTCCACTCAACATGAACACTGTTTTGCCGATCATAATTAGACGTTATTTTAAACATACGGAGCAAACTCCGGATTAATAACTTCGAACGGTCCTTGTTTACGACTCTTGTCTAAGTTGCGATTAAAATTAATGCAGTCTTGCCATAGTTCGTCATGTAGATCATCTGCTTTTAAGAAGTTAATATTATCCTGAATCTGCGTTAGTGTAAATTCCTTAATACGGTCGTCACTTTTAACGAGTTTGTAATCTAGCACCTTTGTTTTCATTGCTTCTAGTTTAGCAATAACTTGTTGTTTTAGTTGTGGTGGAATACATTGTGCTGATAAAGCTCTTGGATATTGCACCCTATGACTATAAAAAATAATGTCCATGTTTTCCATGAAGTATTCTATAACTTTATCTATCTGCATTATGTTGTTTGCTTGTACTGTAAATGCTCCAACAATTCTACTTACTGTTGGTATTGTTTTCATTATTTTAATGTTTTCTTCAATCTCTGCAAACTTACCATTTCCTCTAATATATTCATATACATCAAACACACCATCAATTGAAACATTAACTGCAACACTTTTAAACTTAGGCCAGTAATCGTGTATTGTACGTCCACCTTTGATTCCAAGTTTAGTTCCGTTAGTAGCATATTTGATTTCAATGTTTTTACCGTATGGAGCCAACATATCTAAAATTTTATAATGTTGAGGATCCATTAAAGGTTCACCTCCTGCAAATTCTACACGTCTAAAGTGAGGCAGTAGTTTTTCAAATGACTTCCACCAGTTGTCTGTGTCATTAAATGCATCAATATACTTGCCTGGTGTGTCTACTAATTTATTAACTGTAGGTATAAGAAAGTTATTTTCTTTTTTATAAAATTCTGTAACTTGGTCCCAGTCTTTCCATTGTGTACTATCTAGTGGGTTGCACATACGACACTTTAAGTTACACAGGTTGTTAAGTTTAACTTCCATAGTAGGCATTTCAAACGGCATACTGTAATCGTCTTCTAGTGCGTCTAAAGCATCTGGGTATAAGTTGATCCTTGCTTCAGGTATTACTCCTGCTGTATGACGCTGTCGTAAGCTCTGTACACCCTGATCTTCTAGTCTAAAGCAAGGCTCACAAACATCAGGACGTTCATCATTCATAACCTGTCGACGAACTTCTTTCATCTTATCGCCATTCCAAATTTCTTCTAGTGTGTTGTCTTTGATATCGCCAATAGGAGCACTACGGCAGCAAATCTTAATTGCACCATCTTCTCTAGTTGCTAATCCTGTAAAAGGATGCATACAAAATGTTTTACTTTTGCATGGCATTCATTACTCCCCATTGTCTTTCTTGACACCAAAAACATTTCTTGCATGTTGGTACATATTGTCCGGGTGTGTATGTTTTATAATCTAGTCCTTTAAAGACTTCTGGATATTGATCGTTGTCACCTTCACAACTTCTAGTGATGTTTAACAACTCAGCAATATCATGTTTTATATATTGTCCTATAACCCAATCTTTTTTACTTGCAATAAAAGGGTGACAAACTGTTACGCCCATGTGTGTCATTATAGCATCTATTGCCGGCTCTTGTCTATCACTCATTGCGCCATCAAATTCTACATCAGGATTTAGTGTAACGGCTGCAAACCATGCATCTAAGTTTACTTTGTGTGCAAGGTACTCGTTAAACGATCTTAATATAATTCTATTGCCTGACTTCATTTTACCATTTTCATCTTTAATCATAGTGGTATGTGGCTCTTCAAGCTCTGGTGGAATAAAGTTAACGTGTCTTTCAAACTCAAGATTAGGAAAACGACCTACAAACCAATCAAATACTTCAGCTGAAATATGCTCTTGCCATGGACGTGATTTCCACATTCTAACTTGTGTACTAATGTGTACTTTGCAGTTGTCATGCAGGTTTTGGCAAATTAAATACGCAAGTAACGCACTATCTGCTCCTCCACTTAAACTAATACCAACGTTTTTCCATGCTATGTCCATTGGTAAGATTACATCGTCAATCTTTATTTTACGCATAATCATATTTACCAAGTTATGTACACAGTTAAATTAGTTCCGGTAAATATGCATATGATCCAAAATACCAAATATACAGTACCTTTAGAGGTGATAGAGGGTGTAATGGGCGATGTTTACGAAATAGGAAAATTTGATATTTCAGAACAGACTGGCAGTTTCTTTTATGATCCTTGGCAGTTAAAACCAGAGTACTTGGGTACACAATGGGAATCTATTTGGAATAGTTTACCAGAACCTAAAGGACAAGCTAGAATTATTATTTTAGAATCGCCTAGTTGCTATACCTCACATGCAGACATTGATAATCGATGGCACTTAAATTTATGTGGCGACGAAGCCTATCTTATTGACTTAGAAAAAGAAGAAATGTTTAAAACTGTACTTGACGGTAAATGGTATGACATGGACGCAGGTATTCCACACACTGCAATGAATATAGGAGCTCACATAAGAGCTCAACTAGTTGTAAGAAAATTACTACCTAAGAATATTATTAATGATCCAAAGCATGTTAGAATAACAGGCTCAGAAGGAAACGTAAGATACGAGTTTGATAAGTATCTAAGTCCGTGGTTAAACAGGGCGGCAAACAATCAAAAAGTTATTAGCAACGTAAAAGTTGTTGAACAAGGTATAGAGTTTGACATTGAAGCAGGATTAGTAAATCAAATTCCTGTTCCACCAAATATGAAAATAGGAATAGACGAATGAAGGATTGGCAACCATATCTTAAATTAGATGAAGTAGGGTTTCCGTGTATGGCACAGCAAACTTATGAACCTCTTATAAGTGGAGACGGAACAACATTTTGTAAAAATTATAATGTTGATAGTGAATATCAAAAGATGGAGAACAAACCAAGACCACTTTACACTAAAGAAATTGTTGATTGGTTTTTTCAAAACGAACTAGCATACTTAGAGCTTTTTAAAGATAAAAAGTATGCACCAGAAGTTAAAGATATTGATTACAAAAATCAAAAGATTTATATTAAATGGTATGGCAAGAGCTGTAACCAAATAATTAATGATCCTGAAATTAAAGAGTGGCCTGAGTATATGTGGCGTAGGCAAATTAGAGATATTATAGTTGACCAGTATGATGAAGGTATCTACAAGTTAACAATGTATCCACACTGTCACTATATTACAGATACAAAACAAATGAAAGCAATTGATTGGTACGGCTGTGTTCCTATTGACGATCCTTTCATTGAGCAAAAATATATGCAAGGTATTATACACGACACAGCACAATTTAGACTAGACGAAACAGGTGAGCCAATTGACGATAAGGTCAATTTAGAAATTATGTTTAAGCGTAGTCTAGGAGAACATGTTTTATGGGGAGATGAAAACATGAGTTACATATACAAGGAATTGTTTGGAGATGGCTAAACTAGTTGGTACAACTAAAGATGTTATAGACTGGGATCCTATAGTTGATCTGTGTGCTAAATGCACCACTGGCGATTATAATTCAGTTAAGACAGTTGTAGATCGTTCAGAAGGTAACTGGAGAGACAATCCAGAATTACTAGGCTCATATCACAATGTAATTGATACTTGGGATAAAGCAGGTTATAACCTAGATGAAATTCAATGGTGGGATTACTATCCTGGAGAACATTTTGATATTGACATACAAAACAAGTTTGCTAAAATTATAGATGCAGAGCCGTTGCGAGTATTTGTAAGTGATGTTGCTCCATGTAACAATGTTCCTTATCATTGGGACGTAGAAGATAAAGAAGAAGAATGGTTAAAACTAGGTGAACTTAAACGTTGGGTATGTTTTATGGACAAGCCACGTTGGGGTAATGTACTAGTGTTAGAAGAACAAGCATTTCATAATGTAGCACAAGGCGAAATATGGGAATGGGATAGTTATAGAAGCTATCATGCAGGAACTTGTATGGGTGTACATCATCAATACTTGTTTCATTTTTTAGGAAGGCCGAACAAATGAAGCATTTAGGTGTATGTAATACTATTGATTGGGATAGTGTAATAGAACAATGTGCAAGTGTCGAACCTGAGTTTGTAGGACCTAGTCATAAGCGTGGTGACACTGTTCCTGGACTAGATCCTATATTAGATATGTGGGAAGAAGCAGGCATTAAAACTGTACACGAAGGTGGCACAGCAGGTTGGGATATGTTTATTCCAGGTAAACAATTTGATCAAAGCATAGTTGATGCTTGGAACGAGTTTTACGGATTAGACTGTAAAAACGTGTGGATAAGTAGAATACACCCAGGACGTTTTGCACCTATTCATTGGGACGTACATGACAATGAAGAAAACATTCCTGATTGTCCTAGATATCATTGCCATATAGGCAGTCCGCAATGGGGGCATATTTTTATTGCTGGTAATGATACATTTTATAATATTCCACAAGGTGCAACTTACGAGTGGGAAGATAGAAAGATTTGGCACGCCGGAACAAATTGCGGAACAGTGCCTAAGTATATATGGAACGCATGGTAATGGAAAACATTTTATATTTAGATCACCCGTGGATTTCTGTTTACACAGATGTTGTAGATAATGAAACCTGTGATAAGTTTGTTAAAAAATATACAGAACTAGGAATGAATCCTAATGCAGGGTTAGAGTCTAGAGAACAAACATACGGACAAATTACTGAAGAAGTAGAACAGCGTAGTATTAGCTGGGACACTTCATCTGAAGATAGACAGTTTTTTAGAGATAAAATTTGCGAAGTATTAAAGATACCTGATAGTCATATTGAAGCTGGGGATATCTATAGATACGATACAGGCCAATACTTTGGACTGCACCACGACTTTCCATACACACCAGAAGACATTGCTTATTACGCAAAAGGAGGTGATAGAAAAGCAACTGCAATATTTTGGTTAAATGATGGATATGACGGAGGCGAATGTAAGTTTCCAGAGTTAGGTGTTTGTGTTACTCCTGAAAAAGGAGGAATGATGTACTTTGAGTACGACTATGAAGATGAAAAAATAAACAAAATGACAATACATGAAGGCATGCCAATTACTAAAGGAGCCAAGTGGATTGCTGCATTTTTTATTGCAAACGGTCCGAGGGTAGAATGAACGTTGTAGTATTAGGCGGAACAAAAGGAGTAGGGCAACTACTTTCAGCATATTTCAAACTTAAAAATGCTGATGTAAAAGAGTTTGGTAAAAGCAGTTCGTTTGATGAAGTAGTTGATGTTGCTAAAACTTGTGATGTTTTTATTTGCAATGCTTACGCAGATGGTAGGCAACTAAACTATATAGAAACACTAAAAGACTACAACATAAAAATTATAGTAAGTGGTAGTATTGCAGCAGATTCACCTGATCCTGATATGCCTGTGTACAGTTTAGATAAAAAGAACCTGCGTGAAAGAGTAATTGAATTATCACAATCTCGTCATACATGCAAAGCAGATATATTACTACTAACACTAACAGGAACAGCAGTAAAAGAATATCAAACAATACATAACACAATAGACTATTGGTTAGAAAATAGCACAATTAACGAAATTAGGTTTACAATATAAATGACTAAAAAGATAGTGATTACAGGACACACCAGCGGTATTGGTAAAGCAATTTTTGATAAGTTTACAGAAGTAAGCTGTCATGAGATTATAGGCATGAGTCGTAGCAACGGATATGATATTGAAAAAGATTTTGATAAAGTTGTACAAGAAGCAGCAGGCGCAGAAATTTTTATTAATAATGCATATAGAGATAAGCAGCAATTAAAGTTATTCCATGCACTTAAAGACAAAGTAGATATGATGATTGTTATGGGCAGTGTTAGCAGACAGTACCCTGAACTAATTACTACAGACTATGTACAAGATAAGCAAGAACTTGCTGAAGCATGTAGATTAGAAAGTATTAATCCAGAAGGTATTCCTGTACTGCATTTAGATCTAGGATTTATTGAAGGCACCACAGTAGAAAACGATGACCCTACTGCATTTGTAAGCGATTACAATACACCATTAAGTGATATAGTTGACACAATAATATTTTGGGCAAGTCACCCTAATATACGTCAAATTGAATTTAGGTGGAAATTAACTGATCACGTACTAAAAGAACTAGAACGTACCAATCCTAACTTAGACCCATCTAGGGTACAATTCTAAATTAGCATAAAATTTATCGGGGTGTATTTCCCACACAGTTTGGTCTGTGTGTCTATAATGTACTTCTTTAATTTTACTTACTACACCTATCTTAGCAAGTGTAGGAAAATATATAGAGTGTACTAGACGCTGACTTCCTTCTTTACTTTTATTTGATGTAGCAAACACTCTGCCTTTATCTTTTGTCCATTCTAAACAAGCTGGTAGCATAAACTGATCTGTCAAGTTTTGATGTTCAGCACAAAGCCTATTTGCTTTTACTAATCCGTTGTGTGGTCTTGCTTCTCCAAACGTACATACTCTTGTAAGTATTCTATATGAGTTAGGTCCCATAACATCATCAAACGAATGTGCTGCTACACTTCCTATTGCTTTATCATCACTATAAAGTATCCAAGCATTCCATTCACGTTCGTTGTGAAAGCAATCAATCATTGCTTTTTGACTAGCATTATTAACAAACCCACGTCGGTCTGCTTCATTGTAAAACTCAGACAAGTCTAAGTCTTTGTTCCACTGTACCATCTTATGCATAGATTGCTTTTGCCTTTTCCATAACTTCATCAGGGAAGTTTGTTTTAAAACTATCAAATGCTAGTAACTGTATTTGTGAATGAGGAGTATCTTTGTTTACGTCGATTCCAGCAGCTTCCATTTTAGGAAACAAGTCTGCTTGTCTATCTTCACTGATGTGACTCATCACACTGCGTAAACTAATACCAAGATCCTGATCACTGTATGTAAAGAAGTAATTAATACTTTTTAGTTTCCCCTCAACCACAAAATAACTGCTAGGGTGCATACTGTATTTGTACAACCCCAGATCCTTGTGTGCTTGAATAATCTCAAGCATTTGTTCTTCCCAATTATCAACTACACTGTAGTCGTTACCTTCACAACCTGCTAGTTCCCACATGTCAGGCCCATCAATTTTTAAGTATAGTTTTTTATTCATAAAATCAATATCTTGTATCTCTGGAACATGTTGTGGATACTTCAATTCCATTTGCTGTATAAAGTTAACTTCACGTAACCATTTTTCTTCCATTAGGTCAGGATCCACTACTTGATTATGCCCACCATGATATTGTTCATCATTATAGTACCATTGGCAAAATGTCTTTTTATCCTTACTGATCAAACTAGTATATATTAGATTATTTCGGCATTGACCTTTACCAGGAACTGTGTTATAATAATATTCAAAGTTGTTACTCATAGTACTATTTAACGGTAAGTATATACATGATTAGAGGAATTGGCGGAAAGCCTTACATTAACTTAGATCCACACCTAGACATTTCGTCTTTTAAAGATCTGCATCCTGAGATTGCTAGAGGGTTTGCATTAGCAAGAGATTATGCAAAAGAGGGTACTTGGATGGCCCCTGGCTTTGAATGGAAGGATAGCAGTTATATTCTTAATTGGAAACCAATTTACAAAGCATGGGACGAGTATCAAGCATTAGATGATAACGATCCTATTAAAATCGAAGGTAATAAAATATTACCTACAGACTTTGGCGATTACAAACAGCGTAATATATTCACACGCTATTTAAAAGCAACAATGGGTGCTAATGATCCATACATTTACTACTTCCTTTGGAATGAAGGTGACTGGAATGAACGTAATGCTGAAAGACAAAAGACTGAAGAAAGCAAATACTTTCCAGGTGTTGTAAAATGGGTAGAAGATTTACAAGCAAATAATATCATTGAACGCATTGGTAGAGTTATTTTCTTTCACTGCGATCATAATGGTAGAGCATTTGAACATAGAGATCTAGATGCAGACAACGGAGTACACGATGATAAACAATATAGTCCGCACAATAATGAATTCATACATATACGCTATCGCACAAAGAGAGGATTTTATATTTGGGATCCAGAGAGCGAGAACAAACATTACTTAAACTGTAACGCTGCTTTTTGGAATGACCAAGACTGGCACGGTGGCGAAAACAGTGTAGAAGTTGAATACGGTTTACGTATTGACTGCAAATTTACAAACGATTTTAGAAAGAGGCTAGGGATTGATCATCTCAAAACATATTAGAAACATGGAGTGGATAGGTAACTTTAATAAGGATATAAGTAAAGACCTTAATGACCTTGTGATGATTACAGAAGGACAAGCTCGTCCTGGTGACTGGAAGCCTATTAATGATGTTGAAAGAAATCTTTGGGAAAAAGGTAAATCAACATTTGACTTTAGTAAGACAATGTGGTATGTGTACGAGCAACAAGACCTACAAATAGATTTAAAGTTTCCATGGACAGACGGTAAATGTCATTGGTGGATTACTAAACTGCTACCTGGGCAAATGATGCCTATGCACACAGATCCACATACCCATGAAGAACAAACATGCAAACGTTACTGGGTACCTTTACAAGATTATGTTCCAGGACATGTTTTTATATATGACGAATTAATGATGCAGAACTATAAAAGGGGTGATGTATTTCAATACGAAAATTCAACAGACGAGCATGGTGCTGCTAACCTTTCTTTTGTTCCAAGAATAGTATTACAGGTTACTGAGTATACCAGTCACTAGTATGCCATGTAGGGCATTTAAAGTTTTCAATTTCATACACAATAACATCTCTTGCAGGCCCGTATAAGTTATATGGTGTAAATGCTTCAGAGGTTCTTGAGCTAAAATTTATCTGTGCTGCTGGCATTTTTTCTTTCAAATAATTAATTAAATGGTTCTCTTTTTGCAGTTTATACTTGATACTGTATAGTGTGTTAGTACCCTCATAGCAAAAAATGTTGCTTAAATTAAACAATGTATACTCTTGTTTACTTAAATCAAGATGATCACATATATTATAATGCTCTGCTAGTAAGTCCCATTCAACAAATTCGTATTCTACATTAGGTAAACGTTCAACGTTTTCTTTCCAATAATCTAAACTTTGTTTGTTGTAATCATACATAACAACCTTAACAGGAAGTTCTTTATGCAACCAGTCTTTGTAATTTTCTCCACTAGCAGGCACAACTACTTGTTGTAGGTCTTTGTATTTTCTATTTGGATGTTCTGTGTGTTCCGTATGTACATGCTCTGTTCTACAAAATCCGTCTTTATAATATGCATACTCTATCTGTTTGTAAAAGTCTTTAGGTGATTCAGGATATAGATGATATTTGTTGTTTCTAACGCTATCATTAAAACTGTGTATGTCATACCCAGCGTCTAAAGATTTTTGAATAATGTTCCAGCCATGTCGTTTGTGTTTNTAAGGCTCAAATTCACGACCTGGTGCAATCCATATAGGTGTATGCTCATCATGATGGTTCTCTTCACTTCTTATAGGCTTCTTTGTAAAGAAGTCATCTCCCATGCTTTCGTCACCTATGGTAGGCATTCCTAACTCACGCCATTTTTGTAAATTGATTAGGTAGCACTGTTGATGTAGCTCATAGTATGCATCTCCTCTATCTAAGATATGGCCTTTTACTATAAAGTCATCTTTGCATGATTCAGCAACAGCATCAATACCTGCTGTGCCATTAGTGAATTCCGTACCCGTAGACAGCACACAAGCGTATTTAAAGCGGTTCTGTGCCTCAAGTAGTAGTAAGTACTCATTTGTGCCTTGAAGTACGCTGTAACCTTTGCTAAACAAGTTCTGTAGTGTAAAGTCTGCTTGGTTCTTAGTAAGCTCTTTAACCCAAGGATCTGTAATAGTTGTAGTTGTATCTAAAATACAAAATACTAATTCTCTATCGTCAGTGTTATTATATTCAATTATATTCATGCTTGTAAAACCTTAATTTTCTTAATTTCAGACTCCATTGGTAAATCAATTTTTTCATTCCAGTTACACAGTTGACATTGAGATTGTGATTCTAATCTAGTATTACTCCATTCTATAAATTCTTCTGGACTACTACCTAAATCTTGCTGTGCAATATCTTTGTACGGTTGTTCTATTTGAAATTGCTTAGATAACTTTGGAAGTAGTGCTTGTTGTTGACATCTATAGAATCTTCCTCCTAGTAAATGCATACATTGTTTTGTAGGACATAGACTAAACTGTTCATCTATGTTACTAAGTCTGGGCCATGTAATTGATTGCTTGTCTTTTACCATATGCGGTAATTTAAAAAATTGCCATGATTCAGATAACTCACCAACTACTACATCATCTTTTGTTAGTATGTAATGTGTTTCTGCATCAGTATGGCGATCGTCGACGAACTTAGTATATGTAATNTTGTTATCACTTAACCAAGTTTTTATGTTTATTAAATCAAGTTGTGAATGTGCTGATATTTCTATTTGCCATTTATCAAACCATCTTGAATTTAGTTTATCTAAATGCCTACCATTAGTTACAATCCACTTCTTGCTGCCGGGCCACATATATTCAACCCATTCTGTCCACTTGTCTAACTTAGGGTGCAAGGTTGCTTCGCCTCCTAAAATAAATATTTCATCAAATGTAACTTTGTCTTTAAGTACTTCTACAGACGAGTCAATATCAAAGTGTCCACCCCAATTCAAGTTGTTATAAGTAAAACAACTTTCACATGCTAGATCACAAGTGTGTGAAATATATACCGTAAGTTCAGGAAGGTGAATCATCTATACTCTATTTTTTGCATACTTGGCTAGTACATTTTGTTCGTTTTGTTTTACTTTATTAACACTTTTAGGACACATATTACAAGCGTCAATATGTGAATAATGTTGATCGTAAAAATTACGTATGGCGTCTGGATCGTTAAGTGTTAGGTCAACTGGCTTGTAGTTTATATATGGTTGCCAATCTTCGTCATTTAGTTGCCCAGTCTTTGTTAGCACATTAATTAAAGTTCCTAATGCTCCACACTTGTATACTTTTTTGTTATACAACATTGCACAGAAACAGCTAGGGCAGCCTTGCCAGTATGACGATTCTGGATCACCTTCGTTGAACGGTCTCAACTTTCCTAGTGAATCTTTGTTATGTATCTTTTGAAAGCTATGAGCTTCCATGTAATATATTCCACTCTTGTTCTTTGCATCCATCCAGGCTGCTTCGTTAGGAGATAGATCATTTAAATCTATACCTTTACGGTTATTAAACTCTTCCCAAGCAGCATCACCGCCACCTAAGTTCATTATAGTTTTCCACCAAGTAGAAGTTACTTCTAATTTAGGTATACCTACACGGTCTGCAAGTGTATATACATTTTCTAACATCTGATTGTGTGTTGTTAGAACATCCCATGCTGCAACATGACTACATACCTGCATCCACACTTTATATTCTTTAATTAATTCTACAGCAAAATCCATTTGCTTTGGCTTGTTTAGTGCAATACCATTAGTAGGAAAGAAAATAACTTTATCTTTTTCTTTTTCTAAACTTCGGATATGTTTAATTATTGCAAGAACTGTATCTTTATATAAGAATGGCTCACCTCCTAGCACACTCCAACATTCTACATTGAATTGTTCACTAGCAAGTGTAACACTTTCTAATATGTTTTCAAGGGTAGGATCAAACTCACCATTACGTATGTAATCACTTCTAGTATCACAGTGAGCACAAGCCAGTTGGCATTTGTTACCATAGAACACATCTAATATTTTAATACTATTGTTCATTCTGTTTCCTATAACTTCTTGCAATAAGTTCTACAAATTCATCTTTACGTTTACCTGGTATACCATGTGCTATTAAGTGTATTCTAGGTGTGTTAGAATTGTTAACAAAACTATGTACGTTTCTTATATTAATTATAAAAGCCTTTCCTTCTTTAAAAGGAACAGTACCGTGTCCTTCAAGTGTCATATGACAGTCGTCTGGGTGAATAATTGCTATGTTAATAGGTACTCCAAACTCAAGCATATCTAAATTTTCTTCACCTGGTAACTTTCCAGGAGCATCACTGTGCGGACTTATTTTGCCGCCAGGTTCAAGTTGCATAAAACGTATTCTTCTATAGCGTTCATATGGAAACAATTCCCAAAAGCCTTTGATGCTAGGTGTATGCTCACTTATACTGGTCCATTGGTAAGGAACATCTTCCTCTCTTTCATAGCCGTAGTTTGTCCACGCACCAGTTTTATTCACATCAATACCATGTATGCAACTGCTGTTCCATCCAGGGTGTTCTCCGCCTCTATGATCTACAAATTTTGCAGCGGCAGTTTCTTTCTGCCATGCGTCTAAATCGAACTCTATATCTAACTCAAGCCAGCCAAAATTGCTTTTATTCAATAACCAGTCTGCAATCTCGTAGTCGTTTTGTGCTATCATAAGTATATTTATGTGCGTATATTATAGATAAGTAGTAGTATGGTATCAATATCTCACTTAGAATGGCATGTAGCACACGCTTGTAACTTTACATGTGAAAACTGCTGTCATTTTTCTAACCATGGGCATAGTATTCCTGTAACATATGAACAAATTGAGCAATGGTACGATAGTTGGGCTCACAGAATAGCACCTGCAACAATAGATATACTTGGCGGTGAACCTTTACTTAACAAACGTATCTGCGACATTGTAGAACTTACACGTAAGAAATGGGATAAGCCTAGTTTAAAACGATTGGACATAACAACAAATGGTGTTCTATTGAATAAGTATCCTGATTTACCAAAGGTACTTGCAGATAACAACTGTGGATTAAAGATATCTAAACATGGCACTAATGCTGAATATAATGAACTTTGGAAAGGTATAGAATCAACTGCATTAGAATGGATTGATCAATACGGAATCAAAGTTGACTTTTGGAAGTCAGATGTTGTATGGTATAAGATGTATAAAGGGTTTGGTTCTAATATGGAGCCATTCGAAGATAACGATCCTGCACAAAGTTGGGATAACTGTATTACAGGACAAGACTGTTGGCAAATACATGAGAATAATTTATACAAATGTGCGCCATTAGCTTATTTGCCTATGACAGCTGACAAATACAAGTTGTCTAGTAAGTGGGATCCTTATTTAAAATACCAAGCACTTACACCAAACTGTACAGACAAAGAGCTACAGGAATTCTTTAATAGGAAAGCAGAAAGTTTTTGTGCAATGTGTCCTAAGAATCCTAAAATATTACACAGGAAAAATGACCCTAGACTAAGTAGAAAACATTACGAACACATACCATTGGAGGTGGTACATGAAGAACAAATACGATAAGAAACATTTGCCTTTTGGAAACGCATTTGCTGTAGCAGATCCTCTTATAGTAGGTGTGCAGTCAGCTATTCCAATTGATGTTTCTAAAGTTTTACAAGACGATAACTTACTTAAACAATTTTTAGAAAGGTACGTTGCATGGATATCTGAAACAAATAATAACAATGTATCAGGATTAGAAAAATATCCACACGCATGTTTCTCAAACGGAACATCTGAAGCATTTGAAAAATTCTATGCCAAGCATCATAAACGTAGGTTTAGATTCTTTAAAGGAGAATTTGTATACCATAGACTAAACTGTAGAAATAACGGATACGATTGGGAATGGTTAGAGAGCGCACCATTAGATAAAAATGATGTTGTAATGATCAGCTTACCTTTTAGTGATACTGGAAACAATCCAGAAGGTTTAGACTTAATACTTGATCATTGCGATGCACTAAAGATACCTGTTTTAATTGATTGTGCATACTTTGGAGTATGCAGCAACATTGACTTTAATTTTGATAGAGAATGTATTACTGATATAACATTTAGTTTATCTAAAAGCCTATACTGCGCTCATGCTAGAATAGGTATGAGATTAACAAAAGAAGATGATGACGATCCGTTATTTGTTACAAATAAAATGGGGTACTTTAATAGACTAGCGGCATATATAGGGTTACAACTGATCAATAGTTTTTCACCAGACTACATTTATGATACATATAGAGCTAGGCAAGAATCATACTGTAAGATACTAGGAGTAGAACCTAGCGATTGTGTTATATTTGGAATTGGTAATAGTTCATGGAAAGAATATAATAGAGATAGAGAAACAAACAGGCTTAGTCTACACAAGTACTTGCCAGAAGACCTTGAAAAAGAGATACAAAAAATTGCAGATGAAAAAAGGTAGAGTTATCAATTTTGAATGGATGCGTGATTATAATCATTATTCCGCTGATGAATTTAATATCCTAAGAACACGATTGATCAATGAAGAAATCGATCTTGCTGTCAAAGACGGCTGTGATACTATTATAGGTATATACCTACTTGACGGATTTTTACAACCTAAAGCAAACTTAGAAGACTTCCTAATACACATGCACGATGTAAAAAGTCATGCTGCTAAACAAGGTATTTTTAATATACATATAGTAAGTGGACAAGGAGAAAACATCGAAGGACTTCCTTTGCCATACTCTTTCTTTGATTACAATGTAAGAATGATATACAATAGCTACAAAGATGAGAAACACCCGTACTATAATCCAAGCAACAATAAGTTTTTGTTTTTAACAGGGATGCCAGACAGACCAAACAGAATAGGATTAATGAGTAAGTTCTATGATGCAGGTATGTTAGACAAAGCAGAGTGGACATTCTTTCCGCCATGGACCAATGTTGATCGTAAATGGTGTAGAAATCATCTTGATCATTATACGGATACACAGTACGACAAATTTTTGAAAGATTGTGAAAGATCTTTCGATGGACGATTTGAAACAGCAAAGAATTTCTATGGTGGGTATGATGGTGATACTGATATAGTATGGCATGATGTAGTAAAGACTGATTGGGTTAAAGCACCTGCACACATTGATACCAGTGTGTTTACTAATACACTGTTTAGTATAGTAAGTGAAGGTCCAAACTACTGGGATGATGACAATGCATTTGCAACAGAAAAGTCTTGGCGTTGCTTTTACCTTAGACATCCATTTATATTTGCTGGACATCCTGATCAGTTTCAATACTTAAAAGACTTAGGGTACAGAACGTTTGAACAGTACTTGCCTATACCAGACTATTATAAATTGCCAAATGAAAATGATAGAAACAATGCAATTGTAGAAAACGCAAAGTATCTGTTAGAGCATAGAGAACATGACGATGACATACGCTTAGACACTGAAGAAAACTACTTGCAGTTTATCAAACATGTTATAACACAGGACAACATGCTTGCCAAGTTTAAAGATGAGTTTAACGTTCCTTTAGAAGAATTAGATTATTACTTTGAAGGGTTAGGTTACACACAACTTATTAGGAGTTTACCTAATGGCTAAGTGTGCAGCATTTTGGAAACATACAAATATACGTGGAGACAACAGAGTATTTCCTTGTTGTAGATTTAAAGCACCTGTGACAACATTCAAAGGTAGCCTTGATGATGTATTACATTCAGAAGAGTATGAAAAGTTAAGGAACACTGACGTGTCAACTCTATGGGAATGTTCAAAGTGTATGCACGAAGAAGAGAATGGCAAGGAAAGTTTACGTCAGGTAATGAACAAAGAATACGACACTGATACTGTTGGATTAGAATATTTAGAGATAGGCTTTGATAACATATGTAACTTAACATGTGATGGTTGCTGGAGTGAGTTCAGTTCAGCATGGGCTAAGAAAGAAACAGGGGTTGCAAAATATACTCACGTTGATGAAATAGAAACAATTCCTGACACAATAAAGAAAGTATTATTTCTTGGCGGTGAGCCTCTAATGACTAAAAGACATCAACAGTTCCTTGAAAAGATCAGTAACCCTAAACAAGTTGAAGTAATATACAACACTAACGGAACTTTTCTTTTAAAAGATGATATTATAGAGTTGTTAGAAAAATTTAAAAAAGTTCACTTTATATTAAGTATTGATGCTGTTGGACCGTTAAATGAAATAGTTCGAAGCGGAAGTAAATGGCCTGACATACTAAAATTTATAAAACAAATTAAAAAGTTAGGATTTGAACTTGAAGTTAACAGTGTATTGCATTTAAACAATTGGCATGGTATTGTTGATTTAGAAAAGTTTGTAAACAGCATTACTCCTGTATGGACGGTGAATGTTTTAACATACCCTAAACATCTTGATGTTGCAAACTACAAAAACAAACAAGAAGTAATAGACTTAATCAGCAAAACGGATATACCAAACAAACAATATGTTACCAACCATTTATCATAATATACAAAGTAAAGCAATAGAAGAAGCACAATCTGTTGAAAGATTGATACCGCATTTTGTTCGTGTAACTGATGTTGACAATTCTCCTGACTTAACTGATGTACACCCACGTGATAGAAAAGACATGGATATACGTTTTATACCCATTGACGACAAACTGTTTCCTAATACACAAAAACTAATTAAAAATATTCCAGGAATTAAAGATGCTGTAATAATAGGAATAGGACCGCAGTCACAGTTATACACGCATGTAGATACTGTTGAACTTGAACCATATGCTGAAATAGATTGGTTTAGTGTGTATATGGGAATGTATGTACCTAGTTTTGATCCAAACAAAGTTGGTATTCTAGTTGGAGACAACTATTATGATCACAAAGAGACAGTTATATTTGATACACAAATACCNCANAGNGCATGGAACTGGACCGATGACTGGTGGGTGTCTATCAGACTAGCAGTAAGCAAAACAGCGTTTCAGTAAATAGTAACATGCAAATATCGACAAATAATCATTGGGATCCTTTAGAAGAAATTATAGTTGGAATAGCCGATCATGCTCGTGTACCTACAGTAGATGTAAGCACAATGAACATGAGTTATACCAATTATAACATTGAAGACATTAAGCCATTAGAAGGTGCATACCCAAACTGGTTAATCGATGAAGCTAATGAAGACCTACAAGGTGTTGCAGATGCACTTACTAGTTTAGGTGTTAAAGTACATAGACCTAAAGCACTTGATCATAGTGTAAAGTACAGCACACCAGAATGGGAAACAACAGGTTGGTATACATGGTGTCCTAGAGACTTATTGTTACCACTAAACAATTTAATGATTGAAACACCTAGTGCATGTCGCTCACGTTTATTTGAAACTAGAGCATATCATGACATTTACTTAGAAGCCGTACGTGATGGTGTTGAGTGGATTGCTGCTCCTAAACCTATACTACCAGATGAAACATTTCAGTTTGAGGATATAGACGGCAAGCCAAGTTTACGTAATCTAGAACCTATCTTTGATGCACCAAACTGTGTACGTTTAGGTAAAGACATACTATTTCAAATTAGTAATACTGGTAACCATTTAGGTATGCAGTGGTTAAAGAATACACTAGAACCTAGAGGATATAGAATACATGCTGCTGAACACGTTTATAGTTTTGCACACATGGATAGCACTATTGTTCCACTAGCACCTGGGAAAGTACTACTAAACAGTACAAGAGTAACCGCAGAAAACTGTCCTAAAGTATTTGATAAATGGGATAAGATTTATTTTGAAGATGTAAATGTTAATCCGTCAACAGATTCAGGACCAGGTAGTATTAGTCCTTGTAGTCCTTATATTGGCATGAACATACTAAGTGTAGATCCAACTACAGTTATTGTGGGAGATGATCAAACTAATTTAATTCGTGTATTAGAAAAACAAAAATTTACTGTAGTTCCTGTAAAGATGCGTCATGCACAAACACTTAGTGGTGGCCTTCATTGTACTACTTTAGATTTGCGTAGACGAGGAGAGCTAGAGGACTACACATGATAACCCGTGACATTATTAGTAATAATTTTAAAGGTATAAACCTACGCGGTACTAAGGAGCCTTTTACAAAATCACAATTAGTAGACAATATAGACTTATGGAAATATGTTTTATGTGAGCAGTGTAAAGCAAAGCATGGAGAATCTATTCTTATAGGATTGCAAAGATTAGACTTAGATTACATAGCTGCAATTTTTGCTGCTTCTGAACTAGGGTTAAAAATTGTAATAGTGGACTACAATAGGAAAGATGACTTTACTGATTTAGAATACTTTGATGCTAAAACAAAAATATTATCTCCTATAGATATTTTCTTACATGATCTTCTACCTGAATGGTTTGACGAATCTCAGAAGGCATTTGCTAAGTTTAACTTCTTTTCAACTTGCGCTCGTAGAACATATGTTACATCAAGAGATTTAAATTTTGAGATTACTGACAAAGAAGCGTTTAACAAAATTAAAGAAATACGTCCAGCACCTACAGATATCTTAATGAGATGTACAAGTAGTGGTACTACTGGAACGCCTAAAATTGTTGAACACACGCATGAATTTTTATACAAGGTTTCACAACGTAATGCAGATAAATTTTCATCAGGTAACTGTTTACATATTAGAAACTTAAATCATGGAAGTAGTGTAGCAGTGTATCTATTCCCTGCATTGATTAGTAACGGTATCACTTCGCACCTGTTTTACGACCTTGATGAAAACGAACCATTTGATAATTTTATTGATGAGATCAAAGAATACAGTGATACTTTAAGTTTTGTTAACTTTCCGTATCCGTTTATGATTGATGTGTTTATTACAACTAGTTTAGCAAAGAACATTTCATGGCCAACCCTAAGTGTACAAACACTGTCGTACATACAAGACTCTGCTAAAGATGCAATCAAAGATCAAATTTTTAAATCTATTACAAGTATCTTTGGTAGTAACGAAACAAGTGGTCCTGTATTTGAATGTACTATAACTAAAGACACTACTGAACAAAGTTCTTCATGCTTTACTAAGTTAGACAATTTTTACAATATATCTTTAGATAAAGAAGGTTTAATACATGTAGGGATGCCAGTATATAATAATACTATAGTAACCAACGACATATTCAAACTAGAAGATAACTTGTATACACATTGCGGAAGAAAAGACATTGTTAAAATTAACGGAGAGATAATAGATTACGCAGATATTAACAAGTTTAATAGTAAGTTTTTAGATACCTACTTAGTTATAGATAGTGTTACTAACAGCATCTATCTTGCATCTTGGAGTAAACTTAATGTTGAAGCATACAATGAGATTACAGCATTTTTTGATAATAACTATAAAAATGTAGTAATAAATAAGTTAGCAACATTAAGTAAACAAAAGTTTCTATCAGGCATAAAGGTAGATAACGAATTGATAAGGGAATATTTTAGAAATCATGTTTAAAAAACACCTTGTAAAAAGCCAGGTAACTTATTTTCAGCACCTATATTGGGCTATACTTGCAGGCTTCCGTTTGATATGGGCAGGCATTGCAAGTATTATTCACGGCTTTGTACCAACTCTACTCGATGGCAGGGCACCTAAAACAGTTATCGACATATACCATAATCATCTCGAAGGACACCCCAATGGGGAATACAAAGAAATGATTAAAAAAGCGAAAGAGAAAAACAAATGATAAAGTTTGAAAAGACTATATCAGACTTCTGGTCTCAAGATCTTAAAGATTTTAAGTTTAGTGTGCTGTCACCATTGACACAAGCACAAAGAGAATACTGGACACACCCTAATTACAATAACGAACTAAACAAGTTAGAACAAGCATTTGATAATGACCTTCCAGACTACTGGCCAAGGTTTATGGAAGAGATGAATATTAAAGAAGGAACAGTTTCCTGGACAAACGTTGCTCCAGGCAATGTTGTACCTGTGCATACTGATAAGTTTTATAAATTAAGAAAAAAGTATAATGTAACAGAAGATGAATGCATACGTTATCTAATGTTCTTGCAAGATTGGGAACTAGGACAAATGGTAGAGTTTGAAGAAAAAATTCTTACTAGATGGAAAAAGGGTGATGTATGGAGTTTTGGAATTAATGATTCACACTGGGCTGCTAATGGCACTCAGGATAACTTTATAACCTGTCAAATTAACACTTTTAATTAGTGTAAGTCTACCCAACTACTACCAGCATACGCTTGTATCTTAGAAGTATCTGTATTATAAATCATTTGACCGTTAACTCCTGTAAGAGCATTACGTTGTGCTGTTGTATATGATTTAAGTTGAGCTGGTCCACCGAATACTGTTTCTTGTTTTGAGTTGAACGCAACTGCTAGTGCAAGTGTACCTGCTGCATTTGCTGTTATGATTTCATACTTACCTGGAATTTGGTTAGCTGCAATAGCACCATCTGCTGTAGCATCAAGTACAACTGATAACCCCAATGAAGATTCACTAGCAGCACCATAAGCAGAGTAAACGTGTCTAAAAATACCATCGCCATTTTGAATAGCCGCTGGACTTGCTTTTGTACCACGAGTTTTAACCATTACTTGTGCGGCTGCGTCTGCACCTGTGTTGTATGCTTTGAATGTGAATAGATCGTAATCGTCTTCACCGTCGCCTTGTGTTTCAAGTAACAAGCCGCCTGTAGCTAAATTTTTATTAAGAATAATATTACCTGTATCAACAGTATCATTATTTACATTACCTTTGATTTGACTTGCAATGGCATCAACAAGTATAGTTGAGTCATCACCTGACACGCTACCTCTTAGGTCACCTGTAAGTGTTTCTGCTGTAACTGTTTTAGTGATAGAGTTAACAATAGCAGTACTGTCGTCACTGAATAAACTTCCTTTTACATCACCATTAAATGCTGCTGCTGTAACTGACGTTGCTGTAACTGATGTTGCACTAACTGAGTTGTTTGAAGTATTAATAATTGTGCTAGAGTCATCACCAATGATGTTTGCGTTTACGTTTGCTCCCGGTTCTGCAACACCGCCAAGTGTTAATCCACCTACTGTTGAACCTGCTGGAAGTTCAATAGCGCCACCGTTGTTTGTAATATTTGCACCATTAACTGATACCGCAGTTTTAACATACACATTATTAAACATTGTGCCAGGTGCGCCAACGTTATGTGTGTCTGCTGTTGCAGGTACAATGTGATCTTTAACTGTGCCAGATAAGTTAATTGCACCTTCTACTGCATTTACAAGTATAGTTGAGTCATCGCCAAATACAGAACCATTGTAGTCTGCTACAATTTTACCTTCAACAGTCAAATTGCCAGTAATTGTGCTGTTTCCAGTTATGTTTAATCCACCACTGCCAGTAATGTTAAATGAGTTTAAGTCTAAATTCTGTAGCAACTGCGGTTGATTTGCTGTTGCGGAAATTGTGTTGCCCCCGTCGTTATATGTAAAACTAATACCTGTGTTAGGGCCTGCTACAAGCATATTAGCAACTGCGTCTTGTGCATCTTCTGCATTAAAACCAGTTACTGCTTCTAAATCTTTTAGTAAGGTTGTTCCGTCACCTACGTACAGCTTTGCTTGGTCTGTAACCCAAACTAACTCACCTGCTTGTGGCGCAGTTGCGAGCGTTTGACGTTCAGCATCGGTTCCTCTTCTTATCTGTAATGGCATATTCTTTTAAACTCCTGGCAATATTCGTTTCTATACTTAGTATTTATGCCTGTACGCTTATTCGTGCATAATTCCTAAGTTGTGATTTCAACGTCTGCTGCTATTATATATCTATATTTATCACTTTGGGGAGCCGCAGGACGATGCCAATATTCGCTTGGGTATATTAACCATGTATATTGGTCAGGTTTAACAAAGAATTTACCGTCATTATCGGGTCCGTTAGGAGCGAATTCTGTGCCACATAGGTCTATGTCCTGTACATCGTCAGGTATTTCTAAGTACATAATACCACTCATGCTTTTAGGCTCTGGTTTGTGTTGATGATGGTGCCAAAGTCTTTTTCTATCTTCTGCACCTTCTTTATTTGTCATAAAACTCCAGGCCTGCATGTTACCTACTTGCACTTCACGTCCAAAGTACATAAACACACTAAACAAGAAGCTCATACGATACTTTAACCATAGCGGCTCTGGTCTACTAAAGATGTTTTCCTTTGTTTGATACTTAGGACTATTCTCCCAGTAGTTACCACTCTCAATGATATGCTTAACAATAGCAATAGCATTCTGATTATCTTCAGCAGTTATGGTACTGCTAAAGTTAAACTTTTTAAATATTTCGTTTTGATCTATAACATTATTCACTGCGCTATTCTTTTCTTTATCTGTTTTAGGATAAGTGATTTTGTTTTACTATCTTTAAATTTCTTATACCTATCTACTAAAGGTATCCACGAGTTCCAAGTTGTTGACGAGGAACATGCAACTGAATAACGTTTAAGTTCTTCATTCATACTAAAACGTACAAATTCTATAGGACGATCTGTACCGAAACTAAAGTAGCATAACGGTTCATCTTCTTTAATTGTAAACTTTTTAATTCCTGGATCTAACATGAACTCTACATTAACTGCTCTAAACCATTTGCCAATGTCATACTTACCAGGTATCATAGTTGCTATCTTTTGCCATGGTGAATTATTAAACCACGGAGCAGTAAGAGTACAATCCAAGCTATCATCATCAGTAAAGAATACATAACGCAACCCATACTCTATCAGTATTTGATCATGCAAGTTAGGTTGTCGAACAACATTGCCAAACACACCTTGAATTTTAGTTGGTGGAATTTTCTGTCCATTGTTATCAAACTCAAATGTTGACGTAAGAGGATTCTTAAACTCTAGTGTATTTTTTGCTAGATTTTTAAAGGCAGGACAGTAGAACACACTGTCATGTTTGTCAACGTCTGTTTTTTGTTTGTATGATTTATCAAAAACACTGATTGGATCTGGATACAGCATATTCCAGTCAATCTGATCTACATTATAATCAGGCGCCCAGTATACTTTTAGGGCTTTAGCCATTTATAGAAGTCCTTCTTGACCTAATACTGCAACGTTGTCGTCTGTAATAGGGATCTCTGTTTTAACCATTAGCTCAAAGATCTCTTCTTCTAGTTGCTGTCTGTTAATTTTTAAGTTTGCCAGCTCTGCCTTTGCTTGTTTGATTTGATCCAAAGAAACAACACCAGTTGAAACACTGCCTGTTACTTCTTTTAGGTATCCTGCAAGTGCATCAGGATCTGTAAGCGGAACTGCTTTTGCAATTTGTTCTACCTGTGCTAATCTATTATCAACAAACCCAATCTTTGCTTGTGCTGTAGTAATACCGCTACCTGCATTTGCTTGAGCAATTAGTGCCGCAATATTGTAATAGATAGTTAATAGTTTGTTCCTACGCTCGTCAGTTTTAAACAATAACTCGTTTGAGTCTTGTAAAGTTTTTACGATATCGTCACTAGTATTAACTTCTTTTGAAAACTCAAGAGTAATTGCATCAATATAACGCTTAATATTATTCTGTAAGTGTGTTGCTTTGCGGATGTTCATTTGCATCTGCTCGGTTGTTTTCTCTTCCATATTGCTCTTCCTCCTCTTGGAATCGTTTTGCCATTAATTCATCTTCAGCACTTTTAATTTTACCGTTATAATGATCTTCGGTATAAAGTCCTAGTGCGATTTCCTTAATTGCTATTGTTGTTGTCTTTTGCCCTTTCTGATATTCAACTAAAGGTGCGGATCCTTGTTGTATTTCTCTTGCTCTTTTACTTGCCATTAAAACTAGCAAGTGTTGTGAATTTACTATATCGTGTGCCTGCTGGTGGTATCCGTATGCTTCTATTTGTTTATCATCAAGATCAGCCATTAATTATCCTATCGTTATTATTGTTAATATAGTACAAGTATAACATATACCAATCTGGAAGTCAACACCTTATTTTGCTATAAGTTTTACATCCCATGCCAAAATAGTTCTACTTCCTTGGCCTTTCCACGGATAAACTGTGTGTGGAATATAACTTGGAAATAAAATCATTTTCAAAGGTTCTGGCTTAAAACGCCATTGATCAGTAAAAACAAAATGAGCAGGGTTTCTAATTACTGGCAATCTAAACTCAATATTAGCATCACTGCTTTTTGAGCCTTCGTCCAATAATGGAACGTCCATGTATATGTTCCCACTAATGTGTGCTTCGTGATTATGTAATGATTGGTAATCTCCTGATGTTTGCTTAATAGTCCATGCTGATACTAGCACAGGTTTGTAGCCATACAGGTCACCAACTCCACTTGTCTTAATAACGTTGTCAATGTATGCTTGACATCTTTCTTCAATGTATTGAGATAAGAAAGAAGTATCAAGTTTAAATTCATTAGGGACAACTTGTACTTGTTGTCCGCCCCTAATACTAATATCAGGATTTCCTTCATCGTTGTGTTCGCTATGTTCGTGAGCAGTGTTTACTATTTCACGTAACTTACTATATTGTTCAGCAGTAACGTCATCTACTGCCATCACCGTTGGATTAAAATATGCAAATTTCATTATACTTCTAACCTCATTAGTTTATTTTGACACAAGTTACCTCTTACAAAGGTATTAAAACTTAACGAGATGCGAGGCTCATCACCATCGTATGGTTGTACCAAGTGTTCTACACTTGATGGAAAGATAAGCATTGTACCAACTGCTGGCTCTACGGTCCAACTTCTACTATTCCAAAGATTTCCTTCTGTAACATCAAATTCAAGTGTATCATACTGGCTTGTAATAAAACTAGTATTGCCACCTTTGCCAGTTTCTCCTGACAAGTATACAATTGCCGAAAGTGTTGAGTTAGGATGCCAATGCCTGTGATGTGTTTGACCTTTATTAGTTTTGTTAAACCAAGATTCTGTAATATAAATTTCTGTATCTTCTGCTACTTTCATTACTCCGTGAAAGTAATCATTAATACCTTTCATACATTCTTTTCTAAGTTTAGTAAAGTTAGATTCATCAAGTACATTCTGACTGGTACTAATCTCGTTTTGATAGTTTTGCGCCCATTCAATCTTGCTTAAATCTGTGCCTTCTAAATCTACTTGAGTGCGTACAATTGTTTTAGCAAACAGTGGATATACTTCTAAGTTCTCGTTGTTCATGCTTTTCCTAAGTTGATAAAGAGTTAATAGGTTTACACTGGTACTGTATTGTTTCCCAATCTCCATCAGGTGGAATAGTTTCAAATATGTTTAGCATTTTAAAACACTCCTCTTCAGTTTCAAACCATTGTACGTCTTGTTCAATACAACTTGAACCTAAACATACTGTTAATAATATATGCCAGATAATTTCCATTATATATCCTGTACGTGGTGGAGCCAGAGGGAATCGAACCCACGACCTCCTGAATGCAAATCAGGCGCTCTCCCAACTGAGCTATGGCCCCTATTCATGTTCGCCTCCTGGATCGTTTTTATCTAAAGGCACTTTATGGGCGTTACCTTTTTCATCTCTCCAAATGGTATAAGTTCTACTTCTGCCAAATGAATTATAGCCGCTGATAAAATTAAAGGCGGTCGGCTTTCTTTGAGCTGTTTCAAATGTTGCTACTGTAACTGCAATTGCACCTAATAGAAGTGTATGTAAAACCATACTAAAAACTCCTGCGTACATGCTGCCTACAATAATACCAAATACAATACACCACATCCATGCTAATACTTGCATGATCATATGTCTTGTACTAAAGTCAGGAATAGCACTTAAAGGATTCTTTTCATAATCCATTACACTATTCCAGCAATCATAAACCCATTCTCTCATTGTATTACCTTTCTCTTCTTCTTCTAATCTGGTGCTGGATGTCGGATTCGAACTGACCACCTGCTGATTACAAATCAGCTGCTCTACCAAATGAGCTAATCCAGCGTATGTTTTATTTAACTTCCACACCGTGCTTGTAGTTCCATAAATGAATGTCTTCTTGCGTGTTAATCTCAACTCCGTCGAAGTCAACATGCGAACATCCAATATCCCAACCATTCTTTACCCAGCGTAATTGTTCAAGTTTTTCTACATCTTCCTCAATTGGAATCTCTAAATTTGGATACATCTCTAAAGCATTGCGTTTGTATCCATAAACACCTAAGTGCCATTCGCCATACCCGGTCATACCTCGTCCGAACCACAGTGCTTTATCTCCAGCTCTTACCATTTTAACACTTTCTGGTCTGTTCTGTTCTTCTTCACGCATTGTTGTATAAACGGTACTGACAGAATAATACTGTAACCATTCTTCGCAACGATCAATCATTGTTTCTGTAATGTCTGGCATGTCGCCCTGTACGTTTATAAACGTATCGTATGCTTTAAAAAAATTATTTGAAGCGGCTCCAGCACATCTTGCAGTTCCGTTTTCGTATGGAGTTTCTTCAATCCAACAACTGTCTGAATCAAACAAAGGAAAAATTTTCATGCTATCTGTTAATACAAAAGTATCACGTCCGGTTGCTACACAAGCATCATACACACGTTTAATCATAGGCTTGCCATCTAATTCTACAAGAGGCTTACCTGGATATCGTGTGCTACCGTATCTAGCAGGAATTAAAATTGCTGTTGTCATTCACTTACTCTCCATGTTTCATACATTCTCCAAAGTTCCCAAGCAATAAACAATACAATACCTCCGACAAATCCTCCGTAAAATACTCCCATAACACCAAAGTAAAATAATTGTGTAAAGACTAGTATGGCAACATAATCATAAAATTTAAACACCTGCTACCTCAGTAACATTCTCCCAACGGAAACTTCTCCAACCTTTAGCATTAAGGTCCCACACAACTTGTACTTCTTCGTTAATCTTTTGTACTTTCTTCTGTGAGATTGTGTCTGTTTTAGTTGCTTCAGGCACAACACCTTCTTGCAACGTGCAAGTCATTATACGCTTGTCACCGTTAATTTTATTAAATGTAACTACTACTTGACCTTTAACAAGTTTTGCAACAGTATTTTCTTTTAAGATTTTAAGAACAGATGGCATCTCCTGTTTTAGATCCTCACCATTACGTCCTCGTTCTCTGTTACCGTCTGCATTTAGTTCAGTAAGGTCCTGTTGCTTTTCTTTGTAATCATTCATTATAGACACCCACTTACACAGACCATTCCGTCCCATAAACCGACAGCTTCTACAATTTTCATAACAACAACAGATATAATTAAATATTCCATATTATCCTCTTCGTTGATCTGTACGAATACAGATTAGGTTTTGATTAACTGGTGGGTATCCATCAAGTTGACCCATATCCACCAGAGTCTTTTCACGTGCCATAAAGCACCTTTCCATGCTACTGAAATTTCCACGATCGTGTACAGTAGTTTTGAATGGCAAAATCGTTATTAATATTAGTATCCAAGTCATACATACCTACTCCTTATTGCCTGCATGATATTCGTCCACTATCTTCATTGCGTGGTTCCTTAGAGTTTGGTTACCTTTCGTCATTCCGTCAAGTAACAGTTTCTTTTCTTGCATGTATACCTTTGCAAAACTCGGATCGTGTTTCATAATACTTTCGGAGTTAGCAATTAGGTCTGCATATTTAATTGTCTGCGCTTGTGCAGACGCACTAACAGAGTGCTCTCTGTCTTTTGCTTTACGGAACGCCCTGTTGCCATCTTCAGGATCTGAAATATCTGTAAGATCAGATACTAACGATTTTACTACTGACCCAAACTGTTTGTCAATGTCATCTAAGGTAGCTGCCGTATCTTCTACGGTATCGTGTAGAACTGCCGCCATTAACATCTCTGTTGTGTGCGGTACAGTCCTTACAATACCCATCACCTCTATAGGGTGTCCAATGTAAGGAGCACCAGTGTATTTTCTTTTCTGGCCTTTGTGAGCAAGGGTAGCATAAGCAATAGCTTTATCTAAAATCTTGTCCATGTTGGTTCTCCATCTTATTATGTATTAATAATAACATATGTGTGTTAGTTTGTCAAGTATTTAAGACTGTAAAATGTAAAATCTTTTCCTTCAAATTCAGCAAATACTTTTATTCGAAAGCCCATACTGTGATCGTCTGGGCCGATAGTTCTTGTCATTACCTTTGAATTAGTTTTAGCAAACTGTCCAGCTGGTTCTTTCTCCATCCAATCCCAAATAGCAATGTCAGCATACATTTCAGGGTCTTCAACATCACCTACGGTTGATTCCCAAACACAGATTCTATTCGGGTTCGAAGTCAAAGCCGTCATGCTCTGGAGCATACTGTGTCATTAAGATATGCTTACCAATTTCAAATAAACCTACACCGGCTGCAATGTCAGCTACATTAGACCAGATAACAGCGTTGCCGTCTGCACCTAAACTTGTAGCAACAAACTCTGTAACTTCACCTGCTTCTACACGCTTACGTAATGCATCAACAATGTCTAGTCGACCTTGAATCTCTTCTGACACTTCTTCCTTCTGTTTAGGTTTAAAGTCTACTACCTTCATACCCTTATCGTCATTTTCCATTTCTAAATCCTATAAGATGTGATCCGCAACGTTTAACTTAATCAGATCCTTTGCGGTAAAGAACTGATCACTTGGACTGTCAAAATACTTTTTAACTTGTGCTAAAGTATATCCTGTCGCCTCTCTTAAAATTTGATATGCACGTTGTTCACAGTTTTGATTTTCATGCATTGCTGCTTTCATGTCATGCATCTTAGCATCTACTGTATCGCTGTGCTGATGATTCATTATACCTGTATTCTTTCCTATGTATCTTTCACCTTGCTTACCACTTGCAAAGATTAAAAATCCTGCACTCATAACTGCACCAACACCTATTGTTCTAATATGATGATGGCTTTGCTTCATTACATCAACAAGAGCAAATGCTTCGTATAAGTCGCCGCCATATGTGTTTACATATAGAGTGAGTGTTCTCTTAGGTTTTTTATTTAGATTAGCCGAAAGTACCCATTTAATCGTTTCACTAACATTCTCATTAGAAATATCGCCACTTAGATAATGAATATCACTATCATGGAGACTTTTGTCTATTGCATCGTTAGCTGTCAAAACTTCGTACTTTGCAGGCATAATATATCTCTTTCTTATTAAGTATACATATATTTATTGGTTGTGTCAAGCATTAAATACCACTACTGATTGCTTGGGTTTTCACCATACTTTAGAGCGAACATCTGTGCATCTCTATCGTCCTTAAAAAACCAACGTTCTTCACGATTGTAGAACTTATCCACACAAGATGCCAAACACCAAACTAGTTTCTCTTCAGAATATCTGGAAGACAAAGTTGTCCAATCTTTAACTACAGTATAAATGTCATGACTCATAAAAACATTATAGCATATATTAAAAAACTTGTCAAATAGTTTTATGCTCACAAAATGACTAAATACTAATAAGTAGGAGCGAAAATACTATTATGAACTTTTTAACATTTGTAAGCGAGGTTGGTTTTCCAATTGCAGGCGCAATAGCCGCAGGCTTTTTTGTGTTCACTACGCTAAAATTTATTTTGGCTAGTGTTACAGGAAGTGTATGTGGTCTGCAGAATATGATATCAGCATTAGATAATCGGGTACAAACAATGAATAACGATCTTGTTAAGATTGATGCATTAATGAGCTACGCTCTAAATGTAAAACCTAACGTAGATCGTATAGCTGCCAATGAAGGCAAAGAAGACGCAAGAAGAGACTAAAACATTAATAGAAGAAAGGGTAACATTATGTTATGGAAAGATTTACTGATAACAAAATTTGAGAACGGTTTTCGCATACTAAAGAACAGTGATCCAGATGATAAATTTTTTATCATAGACGAAGTGGATATAGAAATTGGAAGTTGTTACAGAGTAGGACCAAACGGATACTTTGAATTGGTCAAGTCTGTAGACGCAGGAGTTGCAGTTGAAAATAACACTTGACGGTATTGAACATGAAGTCGATGCAGGTAGTGTCGGCGAAGGAATAAAAATCATTCGTGAGCAACAAGAAGCAATAACGAAAGGGTTTTTAAGTGTCCAAGAAATGACTTGGGCGAAAGACAACGGTTTTGCCACAAAGGCAGAATGGTGGGAAGCAGAACAGAAGAAAGGATAGAACTATGATGTGGGTAGACTACACAATTGATCAGGCTGGACCGCACTTCAAAGTAAATGGAGATTGGCCAGGAGAAGTAATGGGTGTACAGAAAGACGGCACACCTAAAGAAAATTGGTTATATAAACCAGGCGATCGTTTCATTGTGAACGAATCAGGTTGGTTATGTAAAGTAGACGAGGAATCGAGCAAATAACGAGTATGACAGCAGAACTAGCAGCAGCGATAAAAGATTTTGGCTTTCCTATAGTAGCTGCGATGGGTCTTGGATATTTTGTCTACTACGTGTGGAGATGGGTAACAACTGAGATTAAACCTGTGCTAAGTCAAGCCTCAGGTAAATTAGTTGGGTTGATAGATCGTATTCGCATGTTGGACAACGACATGATTAGACTTAATCAAAAGTTAAACATGGTATTAGAATTCAAAGATCAGTACGAAAAAGTTACAGGGAAAAAACTTGATCTTGACGTTGATGAAATTGAAGAAGCTGTAAAGTCAGCAGCGAAAAAGAAGAAATAGTTTGGAACTAGTTTTACTGTCATTACTACTAATAAAGCACACTATAGTTGACCTTGCACTACAGCATTACATAAAAGGTCAGAAAAAACTTCAGTGGTTAAATCCTCTAGCACATTGGCACTATGCACAACACGGCATTGGCACACTAATTGTTACACTTCCGCTTACAGGGGATTTGTTGGTGGCCGCATCAGTTTCGCTTTTAGACTATCTAATTCACTGGCACGTTGACTGGTCGAAGCATCACTGGATTGCACGGCATGGTTGGAGTTCTGTTGATAGTGGGTTTTGGTGGGCTGCTGCGATTGATCAGGCTTTGCACTACTTAACTTACTGCGCAATCGTATTAATAGTTGCAAGTCATGTATTCGTCTTTTAAGATTAGTAACTTTATCTTCTATACTTAACTGTTCAAAATTATTTGGTCGTTGCAATGAAAACTCCGTTCCAGTCCTCAGGTAAGTCTTGTGTCATCATATACTCACAACGTTCAATCCACATATTATAGTAGCCTTCCATTTTACCATCAAAGTTGCGTTCTATCTTTCTAGCAATCCATATTGCTTCTTCAAACTTTTGTGCTTGATATGCTCTATGCATATCTTCGTGGTAACGTTTTGTTGTGCGCCATGCTGGCTTAGGATTATCTAGTACTGTCCAAATGCCAATTCCAACTGTTTTACCTTTAACTGCTAAATCGTCTATTTTTAAATAAAAGAAATCATCTTTAGTTTGTTGATATGTAGCATCGCCTATTAGTAAGACACATCCGTACTCTTTACATTTACTTTCAATTCTTGCTGCTGTGCTGACTGAGTCTCCCAGTACATCATACGAATGTCTTTGTGTGCTACCCATTTCTCCAAGATAGCCAAGTCCTGTATTGATGCCTGCTCCCATGCCAACAGGCGGTCTTCCTTCTGATGTAATTTTATCATTAAACTTCTCCACTGCTTTTAACATATCTAGTCCACATTGTACAGCCGTCTTAGGATGTTGTGGATCATCTATTGGTGCATTGTGTACATGCATACTTGCATCGCCAATATACTTAATAACCATACCGTCTGCATCAAGTATTGGTTGCGTAATAGCATCCATGTAGCCATTCATAATTTTGGTTAGTCCTTTTACATCATCTCCAAAGCTCTCTCCTAGAGGTGTAAATCCACGTAAATCTGAGAAGCAAATACTTACTTCTTTTTTCATACCGTCTTTAATCAGTGCAGGATTTTCTTGTAGCATACGCACTACTGTAGGTGATGCATAACCTGCAAATTGCTTCTTAATCTTTTGTTTTTCAAAGAATTCTACTACAAAACGGTTAAATGTAGCATGGAAACCTACTGCTGTGCCTACTAACAGTATCCAGCTCACATCCCATAGCTGTAAGTGCCCCTTAAACAGCGTGTAAGCGCCGTACAAGCACGTTGCGTACATAACAAGTACCAATGCACCCACAACGTAATACGGTGCTAAAACCGCCGCAATTATAAGAATAAGCCCAATTGCGATACTAGCAGCGTACTCTACAAATGTAGCATAATCAAAACGTACAATAGTATCTCCGTTCATAATAGTTTGTAATGCTGTTGCAGCCATTACGTGACTATACTGCTCTCCGTTTGGAGTAGCAACGATTGGTGCTAGTCCTTCTGCTGTGATTCCTATTATTACAATCTTGCCTTCCATTCCCCAAAAGAAATCATCTTCTGAAGCACTGTAAACATCAAAATCTTTGTTCCAACGTAACCAAATTCTACCATTTGGATCTGTTGAAATAGTTTCGTATGCAGGCACACGCATAGCAATGATGCCGCCCTCACCTGCTTTAACTTGATAACTAGGGTCGCCAACAGCAACACGTATAACTTCCATAGGAATACTTGGGTATACTTCGTCTCCAACACGCATTAGCAATGGTAAACGTCTTACAACACCATCTATCTCAGGTGCAGTATTGATTACACCAACTCCTGCTGCGTTGTTACCTAGTAACGGTATAGGACCTAACATACCTGGCCATTCAAATAGCCAAGGCATAGGATCACCTATTTTAGCAACACCTCTTGGTACTGCGTTTTTATTTGTTTGTGTTGTTCCTGTTTGTGCAATAACAACACCATTATTAAGCAACATCTGTGCTAGTTCTGTATCGCCGCCCAGTCTATCGTTTTCAGAAAACAATATAGGCATAACAATAACACCAGCACCGTGAGCTCGTAAATTTTTAATAATATCTGCTAGTACATCACGCTTCCAAGGCCATTGTCCGTACTTTTCTATAGATGCTTCATCTATTTCTAGTATAGCAATGTCGCTGGATAGTGGTTCTACTGTGTCATAACTTTGAATAAGATCAAATGATTTGAGTCTTAAAGTCTCTTTTACATACGGGTCGTTGAAGCCTAGTATACTAATAACTGCTAGAGTTAGAAGGGCTGTTGACCAATGTGTTAAGATCTTTGAAAGTTTCATATACCTATTTATCTTAGGATCAATGATCGTAAACGTAAGGTCCGTCTTTCATCTTCATAGGTTTGCAGTATGCAGTTATGCGATGTTCTGGAGGTACCATTGAGCTATAGCTGTAATTTCCGTACTGTCGTGGTATACGTTTAGCATAGTATTGACACACATCTATACTCCTAAAATACATAGGTGATGGCTGCTGTACGTCAGCTATTAATACTACTAGCATAAAAACATGTATCAACGTATTAATCTCCTGTCGGTATTACGTCCTGGTCTTCTAATAGCGGGTTTCTTTTCTTCCTGAATAGGAGTGGTGGGCGGTTCTTTAGGTTTCTTTGCTTCTGCTCTAAGTTTAACTACTTCTCTTTGTTCAAGTTGTGCCTTAAACATGTGTATTACTTCAGGTGCTGATTCTGTTGAGCTTAAGAATATGTTTATTGCGCTCCATGAATTACCCATGAATAGCAATTTTCCTGCTTTATAAAGTATACCTTTATTGTTATCATTTACAAAAACATAGTCTTTATAAACATACCTCAACTATATTACACCTTTCGCCTTTGCTGTTAATACTATTATAAAAATTAAAAATCCACCAACAGCTAAACATCCACCAGCTATAGCAATACCTTCTACTAACTTACGTCTACGTTCTTCTTGATCGTAAATTGCTTTTTGTCGTTTCTTTCTAATCTGACCTTCGGTTTGTAAAAGCTCTTCCCATGCACTTGGTCCTCTAGTAAATGAGATTATATTTTTTAACTCACTTCGCATATCTTCTGCTTTTTTCTTAGCTATAAAAATTTGCATAGCTTCTTCTTCAACTGAGCCTGCTTGAAACAGTTTTTTAAATAGAGGCGGGTTGCTATTGTACTCTTCTGCTTTTTTAATATCTGAAACAGCACCCATCCAACGACCTAGATCGCCTGCCATGGATTCTATTTCGCGACCAGCTGCGAAGCCGGCCTTAATCGTGTTAAATGCGCCGGTCGCCATTGCGACGGCTGAGATGGGATCTATCAAAGTGTTCGCTCCTTTGTTCTATTCACCAGTATTTATGCGAGATTTTAGTTTTGGGTTACTGTGGTTGTGCCGCAACCATTAGCAGTATTACAATATTGTTGTATTGAATATACCTGATTTGTTGAACTATCTTGTGTAAGGTTAAGTGTTGCACTGTGGCCAGTCATGTTAATACTTGCATTATGATTGCCTGTGCCGTCTTGTGTTATAGCAACTGTTTGATCACTACCAACAGCAATTTCTGCATAGTGCGAACCTGCACCTTGTTGATATAAGTCTATATCGTTGTCGTCACCTTGTACACTTAGAAATGCTTTCTTATCTCCGTCATTGAGTTGACTTGTTAAAACATTATTGTTACTACCATCTATGTCAACACCAACATAATGCCCGTTTGTGCCTACTCCGTCATTATGTTTTTGTGTAACATTAAATGTATTGCCGTTACCAACAATGTCAAACTCTAATCTATTATCGTCAGCACCCGCTGAACCACCTTGATCAATTACAGTAGTATTTGAATGTCCTACCATATCAAACAATATAACATTGTCGTCACCTCTTTGAGTCATTGTGTTGTTATTGTTGTTTCCTGTAATATCAGCATTTACTATGTTGCTAGTTGTTGAGCCTACACCTGCTATAAGATTATCTTCACCGTCTTGTGTGATGTTAAGTGTATTGTCGTTACCAACTTGACTGATATAAATTCCACTACCTGTTACTGCTCTTGATGTTGCTACCTGTGTAGTCTGTGCGTTGCTTATACTTGAAGTGTATGTTGATGTTGTATACAATCCTTCTTCTACCATTATTGATAACAACATATCATCCATGTTACTTGCATATGAGCGAGTTGTAAGAAACTGTCCGTAACCAAATGTTACATAAACTGCACCACCATTTGAACCATAATCCCATTTGTGCCAAATTGAAATATTATTATTAAGAGATGAGTTGGCAGCAACAGTTGTACCACCAGTCACATTGTACATATATTTGTCTGAACCTGGCAAAGTATTTTCACTTGCTGTGCTACTTGAAAAGTCGCCTTTTCTTGTTGAATAATAACAATTAGCACATCCGCCGTTGTTAGGCCCTTGTGTAAAACTACCTACACTCATCTTACTTTCGATCAGTGCTTCTATACTGCTATTTCTGTTGGTTGCGCCGTTAGATCCTACTATAAGTAATTTGCCGCCAGCTGATACATAATTGTCATAGTTTGTTTTACAAGTACTACCACAGTTTGACTCACCTGTTATGTCAATCACAAGATCTTTACCTGATATATCAGATGAACTAACTGACCCACTTGTGCTACTTGATACAGTATAACCTAAATCTTCAAGTTGGCTTTTTAAATTTGCGTATTGAGAACTTGTTTCAGCATTCCCACTATTTTTATAATATATAAACGCTGTGTCAGCCCATGCTGGCGTTGTGACTGATATTAAAAAGAGGAATAATAAACTATTTCTGAATGATGTCAATATCATTACTACCGTCTCCTAGTTTATAATCTCTAAATTCAAAATCTGATTGTTGTAAATTAATGTTATATCCATTCTGTTGATCTAGTACTAGTTCTACATTCATACCTGTACCACTATCTCGTCTAAATACCCAATTAGGATTTTGATTATACAGTTCGATGCCTGTAACAGGATCTTTACCATATTTCTGTTTTGCTTTTGATTTAGATAATTGACCACTTAGTAAAGTTGATAACATCTGATTAAGTTGATCAAGTACGTTAACAAGGAAGTTTTGATCTAAGTAGTTTGCATCTAACTCTGTCTGCCAAACATCTTTTGATTCCTCATCAAGTTGGTTTATATCTAATCCGTCGTACTCTAAGAAGTCAAACCCTAAGAAGTCTGCTAAGTCTTTAGCACGGTCTTTTTCTAACTGATACTCAACTTCTTTAGGCTTTCGAATGATTAACAAGTTATCAATAAGCGATTCGTTAATATCAAGTATAATAGGTTTTAAAGGATCTCTTTCTGGTACGTCTACAACAGTTGCTTGGAATGCTTTGTTTAATATAACTGATCCGGCATCTGAGCTTACTTCAATTTCTCCTACAACACAGATACGCTTAACACCAACAGCAGAACAACTTGGTAAAAGAATAATAGTTGAACTACCTGTTTCGTCAACGGTCATAGTAAAGTCAGTACCACGAACTCCGATAGTAGCAGTCGGAGTAGTAATCTTTATATCTTGTCTACTGTTCTTTGCTATCTGTCCTGATGCATATCTAATAGTTCCAAAAGATGCTTTGAGGGAAAGTTTACCTTTTGAAGTATTAGGATCATATACAAACTCGTCAATAACTAATTTACTATTTTGAGTTACGTCAACTCTAGTTTCATCTACAAACTCTATAGCAGTTTTACCTTGACCTGTACGAACGGTATCATAACTTACTATTGAACTTCCTGTTTCTGAATCTAGTTTATCACCTGTTGATCTTTCAATTATAGTGTTACCAACCTGCTGAGTTACTTTTCCGATATCTGCTTGTGCAGCCATAACGGAATTGTTAATGGTTAGCATAACCATTAGACCTGCTACAAGAGCCAATCTGTCCAGCAATCGGATCATGTAAATTAATCCGTCTGTGTAATATCTATAGTTGCGTCATTACCTACTGTGGTAAGATTTATAACTTTGTCTTCAACACCTGACTGATTGATGTTCACAATAGAACCACCACCTTTCATATCAACTACCATACTGTGACCATTAACATCACCGCCACCAGATTGTGTAATTGCAACTGTGTTAGCAACACCGCTTTCAACTGATGAGCTTGATGATGTAGTACCGCCAGCGCCAACACCTGATAGTGCTGTTGAGCCATCATTACCCATGTCAAAGTTTAAATCAGCGTTTGCTGCATTAAGAGTAAAAGTTAGTGTGTCTTGATTACCATTATTATCTAGATCAATTGTACCCACAAAGTTCTGTGCATCTGCTGATCCGCCAATTGTTGCTGTAATATCAAATTGGCTACCAACAGCATCTATACTTAATGATACAGTTTCACAGTTTACACCGTTTGTATCACAATCTAAATCAACTGTGTTAGTGTTACCAGTTAAGTTGATGTTACCAGTATAGGTGTTACCATTAATGGTAGTTTCAACAATGTTGGCGTCTCCTGTTTGAACAATTGAAAACGTCATGTTGTTTCCGGTTAAAGCCACACCAGTTGTTGATGTACCTATTATGTTATTAGTTCCGTCTTGTGTTATGTCCAAGTCTAAGTCATTACCAGATTGCTGTATGTATATGTCATTAGCAAACACTGGAGATATCAACCCCAAACTTAAAACAAAAAGACTACTTGCTACTATTGTCTTTATCTTCATCTTCGCTCCCTTGGTCGTCTATTTCGTCAACCAATTTTTTAATTAATGGATCGTTATGCCAACACATATTATCTGCGTCACAATAGTAACTCTTTACACCTGGATACTGTTTGTTAAACTCTTCCTCTGACATTTTAACTATAGCATCATGTCTTTCGTGTATTGTCGGACGCGACTCCGGTATCAACATACTCTCTAGTTCTTCCCTCTCGAACTTCCACAGTTTCTCTTTCTCACCTTTCTTTATCAACTCAACTACGGCTGCTTCAATTGCTGTACGAACTGCATAGTTGGTTGGCTCATTTACTGCTGCGCCTACTTCTATTTCAAGTGCCTTTGTGCCTACATCTAGGAAACGAAATACATCGCCTCCGCTACTGTAACTTGCAATTTTCTTTTCAGTTGCTACAGTTAGGAGTACTTCTCCTGTCTGTGTACTAATAAGTCTCATTGCAACAGTAACTTGATCTGTTCTATAAGAAGTTGAACTGCCAATGCCAAAATATCTAGCACCTACACCTCCACTTTCCATATTAGAATCGTAGCCTACTACGCCACCTTCTAATATTAGACCTGCAAAGAGAAGTGGTTTTAAAGATGTAGGATCATTTTCGTAAACATCTCTAGTTGATCTTATCAATTGTCTCTCTTTAACTAGATTGTCTAATCCTACACGTTCAATAACTGTAAACCACGTTCCTCCACCGACTTCTTTTAAGGCATTAATAACCCATACCTCAGCACCTTGAGTAACCGCACTACTGAGCTGACTAAAATTGTCATTAGGCTTTCGCTGCCCTGTTTTGTCTAGAAAACTGTAAATTGCAATTGTTATTTTTGGTCCATCAATAGCTGGCACGGTCTCCAATACACTTTGGTATGGACTTTCCGCCCTAACGGGTGGGGTCCAATCCTTCTTTGTAAAGGTGGCCGCACATCCTGTCATTGCTATAGCCAGGACCACAAATAACAAACTTCTAAATAGTCTTTTCAATTCTGTCATTAAAATCCAAAACCTGTCAAAGGCACAGTAATCGTAGTAACAGTTCCGTCTTCTTCGGTAATCGTGATGCTAATAGTATCTGTAGTAATATCTTTTACCCAGTATATTATAGCGCCTTCGATTTCAGCTGTTCCGCTATTGGCTCCTGTATCATCGAACATACCGTCAACTAATTGCTTTGATAATTGTGCATAGATTCTACTCTCAACGTTGTTAAGAAACTTCGCTAAGTTTGTAGACTCTGCTTCACGCTTTTCTTTCGCAGCTTTGGCTTCAGCCTTCTCCTCAATATCTTTTTTACGAGTAAACTGTAATTGTTCAATACTCAAGACATGGCTGGAATACCCTTTACCACTGAAAGATGGATTTTTAAACTGAAAAACTTCATCACCCGCAACGGCAGGTGCTGTAGCTAATAAGCCCAGAATGATAGCTATAGAAATTACATTTTTCATAGATCGCTCCTTGTAGTTGTCGCGTCAACACTATTTATTATTCACAGCAAAGGCAACATCTACGTACATATTTATCAAACAGGTGTAAAAATTTTTACACTAACTATTTAGAATCATCAATATTTCCAATGTTAACGCTGCGTAATAAATACATGTATCATAAGCACTGGAAGGGAATATTATGAGTAGGGAATTATCTGAACAGGATGCAATGTGGGAGTTATTAGAAACAAACTTTCCTAGTAACAAAGACCACAATTTAGTAATTAACTTACCTAACGAAATAGCAGAACTTGAAAAAACTAAACTTGTTGAAGTTTTAGATTTTCACGATTGGAATAAATCAAGAGCAGCCAAAGATTTAGGCATAGGCCGAACAAATCTAATTGCTAAAATAAAAAAATATGAATTGGTTCAGAATTAAGCAGCTGAAGATCTAGTAATATGCGTTTGTGGATATAGGTTTCTAAATTCGCCGCTTATTGGATAAGCTGTTGACATGTGTAATCTTAGTCCGCCAGCATTAAGAGATGCATTATCTATAAAGTATACAAACTCATATGGATTCTTTGTAAGATCAATCATCAATATACCGTCATCGTCTTTTGCTTCGATGTAGTTGTTTAAGCACATAACTGCATACACTTGTTTAGCAGGTTTTTCATTGCCTGCCATTACGTTAGAAACAAACTTGCCTTTTAAAGAATCATCTGGTAAATTAGTAAAGATTTGATCTACTAAGTTTCTTAAGTTACCTTCAAAATCTTTGTTCATGTCAGGAGTAATACTTTGAGCAATTCTAATAATACTTGCTAAACTAACACCTGTTGCATTTTCTAATTTTTGATCAGTAATAATATCTCTGTATACTGCTTTGAAAGCATTTGCTGCTTGTTGGTATCCTGATCCAGGTTTAACCTGTTGATCCATAAAGCGGCCTGCACCGCCTTCTCTAGTCTTAACTTCAACCATCTTACCAGCAACTGATAAATCACCTTTACCTGCTTTACTAATGCTTTTACTAAACACACTTAACAAGAACTCGCCTTTACCTTGTCCTAAGAAAGAAATCATTGACAAGTCGTCTGTCATTTCTTTAATAGCAGGGTTACTATCGTATCCGTTAATGATGTCTGCAATAGTATGTGCGCCTGGCTCAACTAGTTTACCTATATTAACTAGTTTGTCTGCTTTCCATGCAGTTAGTAATGCTTGTTTGTCTGTATTATTTGCTTCTAAACTTAAGAAATACTTTGCTAAGAGCTTTTGTGCTTTGTTTACTTCAGCATCATCTATTTGCTGTAAAGCACCTTTTACTACTTCTACTCTACTACCAGCACCAATGTTTGCTAATAGTTCTTCTATCTCTTGTAGTAATCCCATAGTCTTAGGATCAGTAGGAAGTTGTTTGATCTTAGATGCTAAGACCTTCTTCATGTTTTCGACGTCCGGGTTTTCTGCCGGTTCTTCGTCTTCTAATAAAAATTCAAATGCTCTCATACTAATATTTATCCAAGTTTGGGAAATAACATATCTGTGCAGAACTTGTCTACATCAGCTTCGTTAAGTCCTAGGCTTTTCATAGTGCGTGGAGTGTGTGGGTTTTGTTGCTGATTATGACAATAGTAGTCTTGTGAAGCTTGTACTAATGCAGTATCTCCTTCACCTTTAGTAAGGCCTACTTCAGCAAAGTAAGTGTGTAAATTATCTATTGCAAGATCAATAATAGCAACAGCTTCTTCTTCAGTGCTTACATTACCGGCAGCAATCATACTTGGACTAAAAATATTTTGAGCCCATTCAGGTAGTTCACGTTTCTTACTTGGTATAAAGTCTGCTACTGCTTCTGCATATCCTTGTATCATAGGATGATTAGGATCACTACTAGCACTTACATCGTGGAATGCACCAGTCATCTTTCTTTTACCTGCAATAACATCAAAGCCGTATATAGGTGCTGGGTTATCTAATGTTGGAAAAATACATACATGCATCATCCACAGACCTTTACTATCTCTAGCATCAACTACATCAATATGCGCTCTACGAATTTCATCGTTATGCCACACACGGTTGATCCAACTACCGTCTGGTTTATTAAAATAGTCAAGTCCTGGTTCTGAAAATTCTTTTGCTTTATCGTCAAAGATATCTATAATTTCATTCTGACAGTCAATTAGTCTATCCCAAATAACACTGTTACTCACTATGATGCTCCATCAACTCTTTAAATAATTCAGTAGCAAAATCAAAGCAAACTTTTGCTTCGTCTGCCATGTTGTCATTACATTTTGCTCTAATCTTATCTTTATAATCGTTGATGTCAATGTCTCCAAACTTATACATATCTCCGTTACCCGGTACACGTTTTGCAATCATTTGTCCACCACTTAGATCTCCCATGTGTCTAACATACACGTGAGCCATTAATCTGTTAGGATCGTCCATGATATCTTTTAAGTACATTACATACTTGTGAGTAGTTTTTAGTGTAGGTGGTCTATCTTCTCTTTTCCATAGTTCTAAGAAGTCTGACATAATGCTCTTTGAACGTAATAGTTCAGGTACATCATCAAGTAGACCGTGCTGTTGAGCCATTAATTCTAAGAGCTCATAAGCGGGAAATTGGTTCCAAAGATATAAGGCGTAAAACTCTGGATCAATCTTGCCAGAGAACATAACCTTTACGAACTGTTGTCGTTCTGCGTTAGTATGGTTTTCTTTGGTTAATTCTTTTAAACTCATATATAGGTACTCCTAACATTTTAATTATAGTAGTACTTATCGATTCTGTTCTTCAATGGTAAGTTTAAGTGGCGAGCCATTCATTCTAGCCATTTTAGTTGCTTCTAATGCTTTCTGTTCTGCGATTTCAAAAACATACTTCCCTACAACTGCTGCACCGTGATTGTGTATTTCAAGGGTTTTCTTGTTAGCAATGTCTTCTTCAAGTTTAAAGACTGCTTTTAGAATATCAATAACTAGTTCCATTGGTGTAAATTCATCGTTCATTACAACAACGTGCCACATCTTAGGAATCGCAACATCAATTTCTATCTTTTCATCAATTACTGCGTCTGTATTTGTACTCATTACTTTCAAATTCTCCATAAGTGGGGGAGGTATTTCACTCCCCCTAGATTGGTACTACTTGCTTTTGCCCTCGATTGTAAGACCGTCATTGATCTTAATTTTCTTAGGTTGTAGTTCTTCTGGAACATCACGCTTTAGGTGTACATTAAGCATACCTAATTCTAATGAAGCATTCTCTACATTTACATGCTCAGCAAGTGTGAACTCTCTACGGAAGTTACGTCCGCCAATACCTTTGTGTAGGTAATTAACTTCTGAATCTCCTTTAGGAGCCGTTCCTTCAATCTTTAGTTGATCACCATCTTTAGTAATCTCAAGATTGTCCATGCCAAAGCCAGCAACTGCCAACGAGATCATAAACTCGTTTTCGTTAATCTGTGCAATGTTATATGGGGGATAACCGTTTCCGTTTGGGCTATTTTGAAAACCTCTTTCAAGTTCGTCAAATAGTCTATCAAAGCCAATTGTAGCTCTGTGGAAGTTAGGTAGGTCTAGGGTTGTTAGTCTTGTCATATGTTTTCTCCTTTAATAAGCAAGATTTTAATTTAAGCACCCTTTCGGCGTGCCACTGTATGTAAAAAAGAATCAGTCTTTTCTACACATTTATTTATCACTTTAAAGTGACAAAATTCATAAATTGAATGCAAAAAATTATCCAAATGCATTAAACACTTGATTAACTTGCTGTGTACAACGTACAAATGTAGTACATTTAGGCATATCTTTAATGCGTTTTGCACCAATATATGTACAAGTGGATCTTAGTCCACCTAGTATTTCTGTTAGCGTGTCTTGTACTTCACCTTTGTAAGGAATAGAAACAAGTTTACCTTCAGCACCTCTATATCCATCTTTACGTGTACCATGTGTTGCCATTGCTGCATCTGAACTCATACCGTAAAACTCAACAAAGTTTTGTTCTTCAAATCGTGGAACATAAGTTCCGTTGTCTAACTTGTACGCACCACCATCTGCAGTATGTTTTGTAATAATATTGCCGCCACCTTCTTTGTGTCCTGCTAACATTCCGCCTAGCATTGTAAAGTGAGCTCCTGCTCCAAAGGCTTTACTTACATCTCCTGGATACACACAGCCGCCATCAGCAATAATGTGTCCGCCAATACCGTTGGCCGCATCAGCACATTCAATAATGCCTGATAGTTGCGGAACACCAACACCGGTCATTAGTCTTGTAGTACATACTGATCCTGGGCCAATACCACACTTAACAATGTCAGCACCTTTGATAATAAGTTCTTCTGTCATCTCTGCTGATATAACATTACCAGCTATAATAGTTTTGTTAGGATATTCATCTCTAACCTTTGATATAAAGTCTGCATAGTTTTCATGATAAGCATTTGCAACATCAATAGTAATAAACTTGATGTCTGGATACATTGCCAAGACTGCTTTCATAGTAGCATAGTCTTGAGCATCTTTATCCCAAATAACTCCTGTACCTGTACAAACACTTAGGTACTTCATCTTAACACCTTGNCTCTGTTCTTTCCATTCATCTAATGAATAGTGTTTTCGCATTACAGTAATCATTTTGTGTTCTTGTAATACTTTAGCCATTTCAAATGTACCAACACCGTCCATGTTACTTGACATGATTGGTACTCCGGTCCATTCGTTACCGTAATGAAATTTAAATGTACGAGTTAAGTCAACATCACGTCTGCTTTCTAATTTAGAACGCTTCGGCTTAAACAGTACATCCTTGTAATCTAGTTTAATATCTTGTTCGATTCGCATATTTGACACTTATCCTCTCATATTAGCGTATGGCTGAATAAACCTGCCATCAATTGTTGAACTTGAACGTAATGTACGTAAAACATTTTGTACACCGACTGCTTGGTTCCATGCATCTTCTAACGCATGGTGTGCAAGTACTGGTGGCCTGTGAGGATTGATACCAATGTCAAACAATGTTCTCGTATCTCGCACTTGCCAAAAATTCCAGGGGCATAATTTTTCTAGCTTTTTAAAAATGTGTTCACAGATAACTATATCAAAACTAGCACCATGACTCCATACACGCTGAGCACCCCAACAAAATTTATACAGTTTGTTCATTGCTTCGTCAATGGGGATTCTACCTTCTGTACTGAATGCTTCTTCTTGTGCGGCCTTGCTTTGTTGACCCCACCATTCAATTGTTGATTGTGATGTTGTAAGTCCAAGTGCATCGCAACTGTCTACGTCAACTTTTACATAGAATTTTTCTGCGGATTTTTGTGCTTGATCTTCTCCGAACGGATCAAACTTAATTGCACCTATTGTTAGCACTGTCGCTGTGGGCAGTACATCGAGTGTTTCTAAGTCGATCATTATATCTGTTCTCATTTAAATGCCTTTGTGTGTGTTAATTTCAATTACTTTATAATTATAGCAGAGAGTTGTGACGTTGTCAACCGGTAAAGGCTGATTAATGTCCTCTTTTTCTTTTTGGAGCAGTACCTTGTTCTAGCTCACGCTCTTTTCTCCGCCAACGGGCTACTGCTGCCGCTTTGGCTTTCTTGCGCTTCTCACTAGGTTTTGTGTAGAATTCACGATCACGGATTTCTTGCATCAATCCATCACGTTCTATTTTCTTTTTTAATCTACGGAGAGCTTTATTGACATCTTCACCGTCACGAACTGTAACTGCTAATCCTTCCGGATCAGGTGTCCATTGCTTACGAGGTTTATTAAATTTGTCACCTTTATTATTAGACCACTGCTTGTTCGTTGAGTGCTTTCGGTTTCTATCATATGCCATAACTGTTTTTTGCTTTCTCCATTAAATTGTTTATTTGTTGTTGATCCAGAATCTCTCTGCTGTTAGCCACGGATAGTTTTGTGCTGCCAAAATAATAACTATTAGGCTGAGCCAAAAAATATCCTGTTGTCTGTTGATCTTCTGAATTTGCATTTAGTATTACTATAACACATTTATGCTTTTTGTCAACCACCCATTTTGGATCATCGCTTGGTTTGGCAACATAAATTATTGTGTTAGGTAATTCTAAAGTCTGGATAGTATTACTTACTAATTGACTTTGCTCTGGTGTGAGGTCATACGTTAATATTCTTAATGCGTCTGTTTGAATATCGTCTGGGTATGTTACTATGCTTACTGTGTCATTCATTCGATGTTGCTTTTATGCGTTGCCATACTGAGTTAGGATTTTGTTCTGCATTCTGTATATATCCTAAACTTCCTTTTCTATTGTTTTCTTGACTTGCTCCGCCCCATCTTTCTCGATCCAGCTTAAAGATTCCTTTTTTTTTGAAATCTCTTCTTCTAGCTCTGGAAACACTTTATAGTCTGCTTCTGGCTTTAAATATTTTAACCACGGTAGCTCTTTTATTCTACCAAGTGTATGTTGAATTCTTTTATCTTTAAGTTTGTTGTTCTCAGGGTCTTCAGCCTTCCATTTCTTCATGGCCTCTTTTTCTTCGTCACTTACACCTTCAAACTCTGCAGACTCGTCATCTTCTTCTTTGTCGACCTGTTCTTCTGCTGCCTTGTTTGCTGCATTTACCCAACTGTTCCATTTATCAAGATCTTCATTGTCTTGCTCAGGTACATCTTGTTGCTCTTCGTCAGCAAGTCTAACTGGTGCAGTATCTTCAACTGGTGGAATGTTATCAGCAATTTTTTGAGCTCTAGCAGTTTCGTAAGAATTACGGTCAAACTCTTCGTTGTCTTTTAATGCTTGTTCGTGATCTCTATCGATATTCTCTTGCCACGCTTCATCATATTCTTTATCCGTAAAGGGTGGCTTAGGTGTTGGATCTAACTTTGGGGAGCCGTCATCGTCCCCTCCTGGACCAGACCTTCTGTTCCATTCAAATGTATACTGTGATGCAATAAGCAATAGTACTGCAAGTGGATCAAAAACAAATATAATAATGATAATGACCCAACGTACTGCTTCTTCTAGTAAGTTGTTATCTGCTTGTTCGCCATAAACAAATTCAGCAATATACTTAATAGGTCCTACTTCAGCTTCTAGCTTACGATACTCTGCTTGTAGTGCATACTTTTCTTCTGTTAGTGTATCAAGTTCATCTTCAGCAGTTTTAATCTTTACAGCTTGTTCACTAATAGCGGCATCAATTTCATCTGCTTTATCTGTTTGTGCTAGTTGTCCACGTAGTCTTTCAATTAGTGCTTGACTATTTACAACTTGTTTCTCTGCACTTTCACGTAGTCTTTGTATTTCATCTCTAGCAGTTTGAATCACAGGACTTTCGTCTTTACGTACATCGTCAATTTTTTCTAGCATTTTAAGTTCACGATCTTTAAGTGCAGGTATTTGCACTGTGCGAATATCTTTAATAACTCCTGCTAGTCTTTCTTTTTCTTTATCAACATCTTCACTTGCACCTTGACGTAGTTCTGATATCTCTACGTTTAGTTCTTTGATACGCTCCCTTTGTGCTTCAACCCAAGTTGCTAATGCTCTACGTGTATTACCGCCAAATAATCCGTCACTTGATACTCCAATGATTGCTTGGCCTGCTTTTACTTGTGAATCTTCTTCGCTATTAATTTGATTAGTTACACGAATAATTTCTTCTTCAATCTTTTGAATGTTATCTAGTAAAGGTTGTGTAACACTTGTATCGGTATTTAAATTTTCAATCTTTGTTTCGTATTCTTTTGCACTAGTTTCTAAACGTAAGATCTCTGCTTGTATGTTTGTAAGCTGATCTTCGTATGGTTTTGTTCTGTTGCCGTCTGTAGCTCTAGCGTCTTCAATAATTTTGTTCTGTTGATTAATAGCCGGTTTAATCCGTTCAAATGCTTTATCAATACGTTCTTGTTCTTTATCGATTTGATTCTGTATATTCGCATCAGAACCTGTACCACTAGTTTCTAATGCTAGTATCTTGTCATCTGCACGTTTTATAATAGCATTAAGTCTGCCAATCTCTGTATCTATTTGTATTACTTTTGCAACACTTTCTTCACTTGCACTTGTTTGCTCAATATGTGCTTTAGATAGGAAACCAAAAATACCCATGCTTGTAATAAACATAAGGATAAAAACAGCCGTGGAGAGATAGGTCTTCAACCACCAGGTAGCTTTGCTCCAATACTTGTGAAGCCATACTGCGGTAACAAGTTTACCAACTTCTAGTGCAACACCCATAATAATAATAGGAGTCACAGCGGCGGCAAAAATAGCAGCCAATCCTGCTACACTGTAGTATATCGCAATAGCACTAATACATAGTGCTGTGAGTAATGTTAAGATTCCGTATATCATGTTTTCCTTATGCACTTATTTACCTGAATACCAGGCCCATGAATTAGTACTATTATAATGACAAGCAGTCACAGTCATGACTTTTTGTTTACTATATGCAATAGCACTTAAATGTAGCCTCCTACAATAACCTGACCCTGTCGGCCATGTTAGCACTGGAGTTGACACGCCACTAGCATTGTCACGATACCAAGTAACTTGTTCTCCATTCTCTGCATAATGCAATGCGTGAGTCACACTTGCCATATATGCATTCTTTTGATTGTTGTTTAGTTTCTTATACCAACCAAAAGACCATTCAAGAACTCGACTTGCCGGATGGTTCGACGAGTACTCAAAAAACTTAGGGTTAGTAAAGTCTTGTGCTTGTACTGGGTGACATGTACTAATACTGATCAGTATGCACAATTTCCCAACTACCATCAGGTTTCTGACAGCTGATACCTTTGCGTTGAACATTATGTCCTCCAATCATCATCCAGTAATTAAATTCTCCACAGTTAGGAGCCATTCCAGATCGTTTAGCAAATAGCCTTTCGATCTGACTATCAGTACATTGCACCCTTGTCTTACTGTCGACAGTGGATCCATTTTGTACTGTAATGTCTTCTGATGTGTGGCAATAATTTGGCTTTTGTGCAGTTACAGGGGGAGTCGATGCACACCCTGTAAACATGATAGCCGCTGCCACTATTGCGAGTAGCTTAAACATTATGCCGGGTCTTTCGCTTCAGCGATCAAACGATCAAATGTTTCTAATGGCATCTTAATACGAACGTATGTATGCACATGTCCTGTACTTGACAGTTCATATGAATACTTTTTAACTTCAAGATGCTCTCTAATAGTAGTATTCTGAACAAGGTGCTCTACAAATGTTCTTGTATTACGATTGTTGTTCTGAATGTCTACTGTAGTAGTTGAGTTAACGGTACCATTAATACGTTCTGCAAAACCTTTTACAGCAAATGCATACGCTTGTGATTCTGACGCTTGTTCAAACTTACTTTCACCCATGCCACATGCATAAGCATAGTCGTCTTTCCAAAACAAGAAACCTTCTGAACCAATTTGTTCACAATCCATGTACCATGATGGATTAGCTTTAGTTTCTCTGACGTCAATTGTTTTCATTGAGCTACACGCACCTAATGCGAGTACTAGTGTGCCTACAGTCAATGCCTTCATAGTTGCCTTCATTTTCATAACAGCCTCTCTGTATGTGTTAATGTAGTCTATAGTATACTAGGTTTTACTCGGTAAGTCAAGTCTTAATTACTTTTTTGGAATTCTTTTTTATCCAAAATAACCACTTCATTTTAGTACCATCTCTATCCCAATCAATGAACTTATTAGGTACCAGTCTAAGATGGAAAGGATATTTACGTCCTACCATATCATTCCAGCACTCTGTTCTTTGTTGTCTCCAGGGAAATATACTTGACCCTGTCCGAGATAATCCCACACAGGCAGGATACTTATGATCATTAATCAAATCTCGAATGTATTGGGTCAAATAATTATCTTTGCACGTAGAATATATGTAAGCCAATCCTACCGATTAGTAACATACTGGTATTCCATTTAGGATTAACATAAGTTGCATGGTAGTGTGTTGCGCCTTCAGATATACCTGTTAAGTAACCTGAGTTGACCATGCGATACGCAATAGTTTGTGCTTGTCTCCATTCGTCACCAATTGGCGGTTCGTCTGACTTACCATCACAGAACCAACTAAATTGACACTGATGTCGAATAGGGATCATAACACGTTGATCATCTGGTAGCTCTGGAAACTGTTTTGTTTTCCAGCTTTCTTTCCAACGTGCTTGGTATACTACTTCGCAAATTGAGTTTGGATAAGAAGTAGAAGATACTCTGTTCATTACTACATCACTTACTGCTGCTTTACCTGCTAGGTTATCTCCTCGAGCTTCGTAGTAAATGTTAAGTGCCAAACAGTATTCGTCTGGGTGTGATTTTGAATTATATAACTCTCCAACAATTGTTGAATCTTTATCATCCATCAATGTTGATGCATGAAGATGTTGTCCGCTCTGCGCTGTAGATACTACTACAAATGCAAGTGTTGTGAATATTATTAATGATCGCATAATTAGTTTCATCCTTTATTTAGATTGGTGTTATACATACTAAACATAGTACTTTAGTTGCGCCTCATCTGTGCAATTTCTGTCGCTTGTTTCTTTCCTGTCTTATCGTCATCGTCCGCGAACACAGGAACCATATTGCTTTTGTGCATTGTAGCAATACCTATAAGTCTACGTTCACCTGTGTATTGTAAAGGCTCCTTCCTAGTGCATGGTGCGAATGTATTCTTAGAAACATAACTAGGTATTTTATCTGCCTCTCTAACAATAGGAGTAGAAGTATTACGTAATGGTGCAACTGCAGGTATTGACTTAGGTCTGTATTCACCTCGACAATAAGCAATGTATTCTTCAACTGTATCAAACTGATGTGAATGTAGATGTTTCCTACGCATATCTTTATTATGCTTTCTCCAGTTTACAGTAAACTCTTCAATTTTCTTATCTGTTAGTTTTTTCTTCTTACGCTTTGTTGTATTCAACGTGGTTAATCCACGAGCTAGATGCATTGTCATATTAGGCTCCTAACGCAAAATTATAATCACAGGCTTGTTGCCAACGTTCAGCAATAGCTCTAGTGTGTTTACATTTACCATGCATTGTCATACCTATACAATCACAAGTAAAACCTTTTGATGTCCACTCAACAGTATAGTCATCACCACGACTACCTTTTACTGGCCACTGTGTGCCAACTGCCCAATGGTCTTTCATATTCATAAAGTCAGGCTTGAAGTACCTAGGTCCGTATTTGCTTTTCATTATGGTAACTCCTTACTTGCAATAGTGTTTACAATCATATTACTATACTTTTCGTTTACACTCCATGGAGAAATGTTCTCACTAAGTAATTTGTAATCTACAATGCCGGCAGCAATTTGTCTTGTACGTTCTACACGAAAACCTTCGTATGCATAATGTTCATTAAGAATATTAATTGCATGTTGTACACTTGCACATTTTGTAGGATAAGTTTTTACACCAAACTCTGCATTAGGTAAATCCAATGGCTTCATTTGTGGAACATCGGCATCCCAAGTACGAATACCAAAAAGGTTGTTACCTTCTTTAGTAAATCTACTAGTACCCCAACCACTTTCTATACCTGCCATTGCAATGATGATAGCACTCGGAACACGCTGTTCACGTGGAGTAGTAAAGTTAATGTAATCGACACAATTGCCTACTGCATCCATAAATGACTGTGGATCAGTATACACAAAGTCTGGTTCGTGCATACCAAGAGCAACTGCCTCTTTTAAGAAGTTAGTTTCAATCTGCTTTTGATAACCGCTAACTGTAATTGCATTAGGATTAAATGTACCTACTGCAAATGTAACACCCAAAGCAGCGAGTGAAACACCAGTAATTATTGCCTTACGTTTTATGCCTGTCCAATTCATTCTGAGCCTCTTCTTCATTAGTTATAGTAGTACTATAGCACCTTTTGAAGCAAAGGTCAAGAAAAAAGGTGCCATAATGTTGGAAATGGCACCTTTTGGTTAGATTTTTTAGAAGTTTACGTGAAATGTCAACGCTAATTCTCTATCAACAGAGTTGAAACTTGAATCTAGATCTTGCATCAAAGCAACCTGAATAGCTGCCTTGTCGCTTACTGGCATAGATACACCTACTTCAGCATATGCATCTGCTCTATCAAGATTAAATAAGTCACCTTCTAGTGATGACCAATCATATCCTAGTTCTGCGTATGGAGTTACCAATCCCGCATCAAAAGCAGCACCAAGTGCTGGACTAATTCTTAGTTCGTCTTTAGTAAATGAATCGCCTACAGTATAATGTACTTCTGGAGCAGCGTATAAAGTAAGACGAGGTGCCTCACCTGTTACTGGATCTATTGCACCAGTTGTAAATAGTTTACCAACTGTAAAACGATAGTCATCGTTTGCACTGTCGTCGATAAACTCAACTTGTCCGTATACCATACCAAAGTTATGCTTGATACCATAAACGTTTGCTGTGTCAGCGAAGTCGTAGTTAGCACCTGTACCTGCAGAAACAGTAGTGTTGTCTGAAGTAAGGTTAATGTTCATACTAATATCATCGAAGTTATCAGCATGAGCTGTTGTTGCTAACGCAATAGCGAAAGCAGTGGTCATTATTATTTTTATCATTTTTATTATTTTCCTATAATTTTGAAGGCGCAGAGTTGCGTCCTTTTTCCAACACTGATTTTATTTAAAGAATACACAATCAAACTTATATACTCATTAAACTGTTTCAGTGCCCTTGATGTCTTTAATAAAGGTAAACTTCTCTGTTTGGCTGCTTAGATATTCAATCACTTTCTCTGGTGCTGTTTCACCATAGGGATCGCTATCAGCGCCATCACAGTTCTTGCCTGGCTCTTCGAACCATGCTTCAATTATACCGTCATTAACGACAGCCGCATAACGCCATGAACGTTGTCCAAAACCCAAATGCCTTTTGTCAACTAGCATTCCCATCATTTGTGTAAACAGTGCATTGCCATCTGGAATGACTTTTACTCTTTCTACACATTGGTCTTTGGCCCACTTGTTCATAACAAATGCGTCATTAACAGAAATGCAGTAAACTTCGTCTACTCCCATTTCTTTAATCTTGTTGTAATTTGTTTCAAATCCTGGTAGCTGATATGTGCTACATGTCGGAGTGAATGCTCCTGGTAAACTAAAAAGAACTACTCTCTTTCCTGCAAAGTAGTCGCTGCTGTTAACATCTTGCCAACGGTAAGGGTTCGACCCTTCGATTGATTCATCTCTTACTCTGGTTTTAAAAACCACGTTAGGTATCTTTACACCTTCTCTCATGTTTAGTTCATTCCTTTATTGTATGATTAAACTCGTATAGAATTATTTACTATTATATAGTAGGGAGTATGTTAGATCTGAGTGTATTTTTAATAATATGGGTTATTAAAGTTGGGGTCATCCATTCCGTCTACTGCTGTTACTTCTGGAATATAATGTTTAAGCATGTTCTCTACACCCATTTTAAGAGTTACTGTACTACTTGCACAGCCGGAACATGATCCTTGTAGTAAAACACTTACTCGACCTGTCTTCTGATCAAAGTCTTCAAACTTAATAAAACCTCCGTGTTGTTCTACAGCAGGTTGTACCTGCTCATCAATAAGTTTATTGATTCGGCTAACTGTATCATCGTATTCTTCTTTATTCATATGCATATTTATCCTAGTTATTGGCAGGCGAACAAGGAATCGAACCTCAAGCTACGGTTTTGGAGACCGCCGTGTTACCACTACACCATTCACCCTTTGTCAATAAAAGTGCAACTTTTCTGTTGCCAGGTAAGTTGCCAACCCCGTTACCTAGTTAACTAGGCTGCAAGAGCAAAATTATCGTTTGCGTCTATAAAGTTGCTTGATTTACGGTCATCGCCTACCGGTAACTCCACGTTCTCTCATACATCAGTCGATCCTAGTTCGCCCCCATCATAAACACACTACTTGCAGTATCTTCCTCTGCGTAACCTCAGCATTAGAGGTAACTTAGTTTATTCGTAGCCTTGCCACTTCTAGTTCAAAGTAGTGTGCTTATGGTGGAGGCGCGGGGTACCGCCCCCCGGTCCTGTCTGTCGTTGATTGGCTTCAACGTTACATGTATATTTATACTACCATTGTAACAGTTTGTCAACCTTTTTTTTAAATTAATTTCTACCCATGTGTTTAGGGCCAGTATCTTGCGATAACCAATCTAAAAGTTTAAACCAACGTTTGCTGATACGGATCAACATCTAAGTACTTGCCCCATTCGGTATAGTAATGACGCATACCTACTTCATCATGTATAGTACCGTTCTCATGACGTCCGTGTAGTATGTTTCTACGTTCAGTACCCGGAGCCATCGAAACACCTTGTCCAGTAACACCTAGCAAGTCTTCGTGCAAGTTACGTCCAAACGGTCCCCATATAGTGTTGTGATGATCTATACGTTGCTTACGTTCTTCAGGTGTGTCTTTTAACAAGCCGTATCCTCTAAACTCTATAAGCACACTGTTAGGACCTAGTGGAGTAACACTATCACTACGATAAGCACTTCCACGTAGGTTAAAGTTAAAGCCTGGAAACAAGTCTACCATGTACCATTGGTTGGGCGGCAGGGTAGGAAAACTTAATGCTTCTCTATCTCCTGCGCCTTCATATTCACCATAGTTTACTGTGAAACTGCTTACGTTTACATGTCCGTTATCGAACGCAATGTTCTTACGTGCAAAGTATTCATCATTAAATCCTGTCACACGATTAAAGTAATGCATAAAGTCGTGATAGAATTCACTGTTAGTGTCGTGCCATAGTTTGTAGTTGGTTGGAATGATTGCTTTATGATAGTGAAATACTTCTAATTCTTCAGTATCAATAGCACCGGCAATACAATCAAATGCACCTGCGGTCCATTCTTCTACATTCATCTTTGGATTAGGATCTAGTGTTACCCATACCATACCCCCGTGCTTAACCTCACAGTATAGTTCAGGCTCACTGGTTACAATAGGTGCTTTTAGTTTGCCAGAAACTTGATATTGCGAATCATATATTCTATAAGCCTTGACTCTATCACCTGCATTTACTATAAGGATATTTTGAAACGCAATTTGCGATGTTCGATAATCGCCTTCGTTTCTTATTTCACTCTTGTGGATAACAGGTACCCATACTTTAGCAAAGATATTTTTAATCTCTTGTTCGTATATTTCTTGACTAGAATATATTTCGCTACTTACTGCTTCTACTGGTGGTACTGACAACCAACTCTTGTGGTTACGTGGTGGCATAAACATTTCTCCATTTATATATAATAACATATACACACTGTTATTTAATATATAATAGCATATAAAATGAAGAAAGTCTAATTGATTGTTCCTATGAGGTAATAGTCAAAAGAAAAGGCCCCGAAAGGCCTTTCCTTAAATATTCAAAACTTATGAAGGTCGAATATCTGATGCTTGTGGACCTTTAGGTCCTTCTGCCATTTCGTAAGTAACTACTTGGTTCTCGTTAAGAGACTTGTAGCCGTCACCTGAAATAGCTGAGAAATGAGCGAATACATCTTTTCCGCCATCGTCTGGAGTAATAAAGCCAAAACCTTTGTCTGCATTAAACCATTTTACTTTTCCTGTTGCCATTTTTATTTCCTTAGTTATTATTATGCCGCCTGTCTTTCTACTTCTTTGTCTTTCACGACATGGGTAGCCGACTTCTTGCCTGTTTCCGGTCGGATAGGCTCCAACCATGAGTCCGCTATGTATGCTTTAGGTGAATCTCCAAACTGATTTTTCAATCCAGTTGCTTCAATCCACCAGTAATGATCTGTCACAGGACACATGCATGAGACACCTCTAAAATCAAAGGTATCATTCTGCTTGTACTTTCCAATGTATTCTTTAACAAGGACAATTTTGCCGATATTTTCAGGTCTTACTGAATGTACCACTTTTGCTAAATCACCTTGTTCACACTTCATATTACTTTAACCAAGCTACTCGCTTTCCTTCTTTAACACGTCGAGCGTGTTCCTCTTCTGAGCCAGGATATCGCCAAGCCCAGATTGCTACTAGCACCATTGCACCACCACTCCACATAATTGCTTTCAGATTCTCTGTAGCAAACCATGTAAAGATAATAGTTGATGCCATTACCAATACCATTAAGTATTTCCCCTTTGTAGGGAAAACACGTTTTTTGTTCCAATTTGTTAAAAACTTGCCAAACCATGGATGGTTGTATAACCATTTTTCCATTCTTGGCGAACTCTTAGCAAAGGCCCATGCAGCAATCACTAAAAAGATGCTGAATGGAATACCGGGCGTTACTATTCCAATGTAGGCTAAACCTACACATAGAAACCCTATGCCCATGTATATATATTTTTTAATTTGATTCATTTATGTACCGCCTTTGTTATATTATATAGTATGCTATGCTTTTTGTCAACTACGATCTGACTGGGCGGAAAATACCAGATATTCTTCCATTACTTGATCTCCAACCACCTCTCCAGCTATTTGTAATCGAACCACCTGAGGGATTGTTGTTAGTTGTACTAGCTTTATCACTTTGGTTGCCGCCGACAAAAGTATATACACCTGGCGACGGAACAGTGTATATAAAGTTAACGTGACTGTAGTTCCAAACTACAATGTCACCTGGTTGACCATCTGATAGTGGTACAGAAACACCACCATATAAACTTGTTTTATCTCTAAAGTCATATGCTCTAGCACTTTGCATATATTTGTAACCTGTTCTTTTTAATACCCAATTACAGAATCCTGCACACCAAGGTGTTTGATCTGTTTTCCAATATGATGTATCTGGAAAACCTAATTCTTTCCATATACCTATAATATTTCCGTTACTAGGATCAACAGTTTCGTCCCATGCATTGGTTGCTGCTTCGTCTAGTAGTTGAGTTAAGAATCCTGGAATACCATCTGCTGCTGCTGTTGAATTGGCAGCACTTGCATCAACTAAGGCTTGTTCGTTTGTTCCTAAGTCGTCAACACCTGCTGCTGGAGCGCCTTCATACTTTTGTGGTACTTGGTTCTCTGCAATGGTGCCGTCAGCTTGTCCACCACCAGTTGCTCCTACATCGGGAGGATTTGATATTGCTTCTTGGATTGCTGTATTGATTGCTGCCGCTGCCGCAGGTGAAATTATAATCGGAGGTACATATCCTTCGTTTGCCCACACATTGTTTGAGCCAGATGCTGCCGCATTAGCTACCCAACTTCCATGTCCACCAGTTGCATCGTCCTTACGATGAACAGGAATATTGTTAATCCAAACACTTAATGAACCGCCTGTTGCAGGGTCACCACATTTGGTAGTATCGCCTATGCGTACAGTGTTTTCGTTATTAGTAAACACATCTGGAGAACCAACTGTGTATGCTTCTTGATGAAATGGGTTTGGTGTAGGACTTGCATGTCCTTTGTGTTTATCTACGTTTGTTCTTACTACTTCTGGCATACTAGTACTTATCTATTTTGCTAGTGCAATACCTGTGGTAGTTTCAGTATACTGTTTGCTGATGTTATCTTCTGTTTTAGCAACACAACTTACTGCGTTTGCTTTAAGCATAAATTTGCCAGCTGGTGATACGCTAAACATAAATGGTGCAAGACCTAATCCTTTTTGCTGTGCAATAAGAACCATTGGCTTGTGCAATGCATAGTGTGTATCAGTTTCTTCTTCTAAACGTCCTACAATTTCTTCGCCTGACGCAAGTTTAAAGGAGACATTATCGCCTACTTTGTATGGGGTATCAATTAACATATTATTATCCTAAAGTGTGTGTCCAGTACCGTTATAACCTGTGTCTTCAACGTATTTGAGTAATTCGTTGTATCCACCGATCTTTTCTCCACGTACTGTAATTTGTGGGAATGTTCGTGCTGTTGGGAACTGTTCAAAAAGTTGCTCACGAGTAAAGTCAACGTCTAATTGTTTATAGACAAATTCAAATTGATTCGTTTCGCAAAACTTCTTAGCCCTGTCACAGAACGTACAAGCTGGTTTTCCGTATATTTCTATCATGTGTTATCCTACGTAAATTGTTTCTTTCTTTTTATTAGTTACCTTAACCATGATAGCACCAGCGTTCTTCTTGGATATGGCCGCATTGACAGCAGTGGCTTCAGTACCGTATGTACCGTACGTTGTCCACGCTTCGAATGGGGAATGTCTTCTAAATTGAACTCTGAACATACTATTACTTATCTAAAGTTGGAAACCTTCGAATGTATTTTCATCAACATCTTGCTTAACTCCGCCGATAATATAACTTTCGATTTCAGTTTCCTGTGGTGCAACTTGTAAGCCTGAGCTAGATAGCCAGTGTTGTGTCCAAGGTAAAGGATTTGTTGTTAACGGGCGATCAAATATTGGATCCATGCCTAATGCTTTAAGTCTTTTGTTAGCAATAAACTCTACATATGCATGTAACAAGTTTGCATTAAGTCCTATGATAGAACCTTTTTCAAACAAGTAGTCTGCCCATTTCTTTTCTTCCTCAACACAAGTACGCCATAGTTCATAAGATTCTTCTTTGCATTCTTTTGCAATCTTAACAAAGTCTGGATCATCGTCACCTTTGGCCCAATGCTTAAGAATATGTGTTGATAAGTTTAAGTGCGTTGCTTCGTCACGTGCAATTAATGAAATAATCTTTGCAGAACCTTCCATCTTCTTTAGCTCGCCAAATGCAAACGTACATGCAAATGAAACATAAAAACGTAAACCTTCTAAAATGTTTACAGTCATCATTGCTTTGTACAATTGCTTTTTAACTTCGTACATGTTACCTTTACCTTTGTACATGTAGTCTGTTACAATATTATGAAACTTATCGTATTCTGCGGATACACTTTCTGCTCTTGCAATAATTTGCTCATCATCTAAAATAGTATCAAACACTTCTGCTGGATCAGCATATACATTTTTTACAATGTGTGTGTAAGAACGACTATGGATAGTTTCTTGGAAGTCCCATGCTACAATACAACTTTCTAATTCTGGATTAGAACAGTATGGTAAGAACATAAGACAAGGTCCACGTCCTTGTACACTATCAAGTAGGGTTTGATATTTTAAGTTTGATGTAAAGATATGTTTCTGTGCATCTGTAAATTCTGCATAGTCACCTCTATCTTTCTGTAAGGAGACTTCTTCAGGTCTCCAAAAATAACCTAACATAGTCTGGTTAAGTTTGTCATACTCCGGATAACGAAATACGTCATAACGTTGAGTGTTTTGATCTTCTCCAAAGAACATATACTGCTTTGTGAAGTCTACCTTATTACGATTAAAAACTGTTTTGCTCACTGTGTGTGTTTCCTCTTTATATGTTACACGCTTCGCATTCTTCACCTTCAAGGTCTTCTACTGGTTGTAGATCACCGTTCATGTGTGTATGCCCATTCATTTCGACTTCTGCTGCTGCTTCTTTTGTTTCATCATCACCTTTAAAGTCATAGGTGTTTTGATAATAGCTTGTCTTCCAACCTAACTTATAAGTTGTCAACATGTCTTTCATCATTACGCTTAACGGAACTTCATTGTTCTCAAATTGCGTAGGGTTGTATGACCAATTACCACTAATGGATTGATCAAAGAATTTTTGCATTACTGCTACAATGTTAATATACCCATCATTGTTTGGCATATCCCAAAGTAAAGTATAGAAGTTCTTTAGTTGACTATACTGTGGAACAACCTGTTTAAGAGGCCCTTTTTTACTTTTCTTAACGGACAAGTATCCTCTAGGTGGCTCAATTCCATTTGTTGCGTTCGACACAACGGAACTGCTCTCCGAAGGCATTTGTGCAGACAATGTGCTGTGCCTAAGGCCGTGTAATTTGATGTCCTTGCGTAAAGTAGTCCAATCATACTGTAATTTTGTCTTTACAACTCCGTCTATATCTTTTTTGTATGTATCAATCGGCAATATGCCGTCCGCATATTTAGTACGATCGAAGTATTCACATGCACCACGTTCTTCAGCAAGTGTGTTACTTGCAACTAACAAGTAGTATTGGAACGCTTCTGTAAGCTCGTGTACTAATGCCCATGCTTTAGGATCATCATACTTAACTTTATTCTTTGCAAGATAGTGTGCAAGTCCAATGTAACCTATACCTAATGAGCGTCTTGCTTTTGTACTAATCTCTGCTGCCTTAACAGGATAACCTTGATAGTCAATAATTTCTTCTAATGCTCTAACAGCAAGTTCACATAGTGGCTCAAGCTCTTCTAGTTTATTAATTAAACCTACGTTAATAGCACTTAAAATACATAATGCAATTTCGCCTTCTTCATCATCAATGTGTTGAATTGGTTTAGTTGGCAGTGTAATCTCTTGACACAAGTTACTCATGTACACAGGATCTTTGAAAGAACTGTGTGAGTTGCTGTGGTCAACATTCATAATATAGATACGTCCTGTTTCAGCACGTTCTTTTAACATGTTACCAAACAATTCTTTTGCGCTTACTGTTTTCTTTCTAATAGATGTTTTGCGTTCTGCTTTTTCATATACATCTTTGAACAAGTCGTTGTCGCCTGAGTAGAAAGCATCATAAACTTCTGGTACTTCATGTGGCGAGAAAAGAGTTATGTCTTTATTGGTCAAAAGCCTTTCATAAAATAATTTGTTAATTTGAATAGAATAATCTAATCTACGTACACGATTGTCTTCAGTACCCTTATTGTTTTTCAACACAAGGATGTCATCAATCTCGTAATGCCAAATAGGAAAATGAGTCGTTGCTGACCCACCACGTACACCATTCTGTGTACAACTTCTTACTGTGGATTCATATACTTTTAGAAATGGGATAACACCAGTATGTGCTACTTCTCCACCTCTTATTTTTGAGTTAATCGCTCTCGTACGACCCGAGTTAATACCAATGCCTGCTCGCTGAGCAATGTAATAACCAATAGCGGAGTTGCTACTAAAAATACTAGACAAAGTATCGTCAACATCAACCAATACACAACTAGCAAACTGACGGATTGGAGTACGAACTCCAGCCATGACTGGCGTCGGGATATTGATTTTAAAAAGGGAGGTCGCATCGTAATATTTCTTTACATAATTTAATCTTGTATCTTTAGGATAGTTTGCAAACAACGTTGCCGCAATCATCATATACATGAACTGCGGAGTTTCGTAGATGTCGCCATTACTTCTATCCTGACACAAATACTTATCCACAACTTGACGAAGACCTGCATACGTAAATTCTTCATTACGATCATGCTTTAGCCAGGTATTCATTTTCTTTAGTTCAGTATCGGTATATTGATCTTTAATTGCACTATCATAGACTCCACGCTCTATGTTACGATCAATTATAGTACTGAGAGAATCATGTTCATACTTTGTATATACTTTTTTATGTAGTCCATATAACAACAATCTTGCTGCTGCATATTGATAATTAGGATTTTCTAACGATATAAGATCGTTTGCGCTCTTAATTAATATTTCTTGGATTTCTTCTGATGTCATGCCGTCATAAAACTGTAAATCAGCGTTCATCTCGATCTGCGAACTACTCACTCCAGCAAGACCAGCACAAGCTTCTTCAACAACAAAGTGCATTTTATCTAAATCTAAAATCTCTCTGCTGCCGTTTCTTTTTGTGATGTATATATCTTTGCTCATTTCTCTCTCTTTAATTTTGTTATTCTCAGTACAGAGGTATTTAGTTTTAGTACCTGCGAATGCAGGATCTTAGTGGCTAAAATTTATACCAGTGAACGTTTTATAATACTTGTTTAATTGTACAGTCAGAATGTGTATTGAGCAAGAAGAAAATATATCTTTCTTAGCCATTCCTAACTAAACTCCGTACTGTATGTCGAATGACAGAGATCCTGTAGCGCCTGTAGCAATAGGATTCTTATAAGACAACACTACAGTATCAGTACCACTGTCAGTGTCATTATCACGTAGGGCGGCTGAAAACTCAAAACCAGTCATTACAACACCACCCGCCGAAGCAGTAGTAGTGTCGGAATATTCGTAATTATCTGATAAAGATAATTTTGAGATGTCGTCACCGATTGTGATATGAGCGGATCCTCTACGAACATGGTTAGCAAGTCTTAGTGTGTAGTTAATTTTCATAAATGCGTTAAGTGCTGAGAAAACAGCAACAGGTCTAAAACTATCAGTTGTATAAATTTCTGAATAGTTGTTGTCTGTAAAACTAGCAAAGTCTCCACCTTGCACTTCTGCAATGGCTGCTACAGTCTCTGTGTTCACGACACCTGCGTCTTGTTGTCTATCACTTGTACATTCACGGACTACGTTGTTTCTACTTTCACCAAACTCAACAATAGTTGACGTTGGATTTGCAGATGATCCTGTGTTGTTTCCACAACTTACAAAATCACATCTACTAATTTTTGTACCGTATCCATAGTTTGCATAGAATGCTTGTTTAGCAATCTCAGTAAAGTTACAGTCATTAATAATCCAGTTATTACCTTGCCCTGTTACTCCTGCAATGTAAATGGCTGTGTCATTAACGTTGAAGTCACTGTTTATGATTTCAACTTTGGTTGCTGTGTTTACTGTTTGATTGCACTTTATACTGATGGAGTTGTCTTTGAACTTACATTGTTTAATTTTAACTGCGTCTACTTTGAGACCTGCTAAATCGTTGTTCCATATTACAGATGCACTTTCTGTAGCATAGTTTGAAACTGGTGCACCTAAGCTATATTCTCCATCGAATATAATTCCTTCTAGCTCTACATCTTTAGCGCCTGTAAGAACAAGTGAACCTGAAGAACGTTTAATAGTAAGGTTACTAATATGTATGTTCGTTGGACGGTCGCTACTTGTAAATGATGCTAAAGAAGTTCCTTGTGAACTAATGAGCTGTATGTTTCTTGTATCTAAGTTTAGTATTGCACCCTCTGCTGTTTCACCTCTAATGATTGCGTTACTAGGAACATCAAGTTCTCCAGTGAACAAGTATTCACCATTAGGTACAACTAATACTTTCTTAAAGTCAGGGTCTGCATTTCTAAATAATTGTGTAAAAGCATTTTCAAATGCAGTTACATTATCAGTTGAACCGTCACCTACTGCTCCAAAGTCTGCAACACTAACTTCCATCTCATCAATCTTACCTAATAGTGTACGTGATTGACTTTGTGTAATTGAAGGATTGTCTGATGCAAATTTATAGCTAGATGCTAGTTCTAAAATATTATCATGTTCGGTTAATACTTTTGTATTACCTACGTAGGGAGCACCTTCTGTAGTTGATCCATTACCAATATATAGTTCTTGTGTGTCTACTGCCCATGCTAATTCTGCTGAACTTAATTGCGGTACACCACTAGAAGAGTTCTTTTTACCTCTTCTGATCTGGATCTTTGATATTTGAACTACAGCCACTTATTTGCTCCTGAAATTGTTATTAGTATTTATGTCAATCAGTTCGCAAGTAGGGATCGCTTGTGTAACCTTGTTACAGTTGCGTGTATAGCACTATTATGCTTTTGATGCGTAGTATTCTTCTACTTTAGAAAGCCACTTGTCTTGATATTCGTTCCAAGTATCTGGAGTAACGTCGAACTGTTGATACTGTAAGTCTCTACTACACATAAAGATGTGTCCTTCACGTATTTCAGTACCGTATACTTCATTGTGTGCCATTGCATAAGCCACTAACTGTAGATAGTAATCTTCAACCCATTCTGCTTTCTTAGGTTTGTTAGTTTGCTTATGGTCCATAATAGCAGGCTTACCTTTGAACACACCACATAAGTCTGTTGTGCCTGAATATAAACCTGGAAAGTATAATGCTTGTTCTATTGACCATATTTCATCTACATGTTTTAAACCATTTTCAATGATAACGTCCGCCATCTTGTTTGCTTGTACATGCACAGGATTATTGCCTGGTTGTCGTTGTTCACCTACAACATATCTTTCTAAGTTGTTGTGCATTGCAGTACCAACTCCGGCTGCTTCAGTTGTGATGCGTTTTGCATTTGCCTCGCCAACTCGTTTGCGCCATTCAATAAGGTGAGTCATATCTTTAGTTGAACTAAGGATAGTTGTTACACTTGGTAACTTCTCATCGTCTGGGGTTAGGTAAACACGTTTGCGTGTTACAGGGTCATTGATCTGTTTTAACGATTTATATTCAAAACGTTCAACAAAAGGTGGTGGCGTCATTTCTATAGTTTCATTAGTCATACTGTATATAGTACTACCTTTCTAGTAGTTTGTCAAGTGTGGATTATGTTTCTTGGGATAATTGCTGTGGTGCTGCACTTGCTGCCGTTTGATCTACAGCGTCTTGACTGCTTTGATCGCCTTGTGGAGATTGGGGATCTGCGTCTGGTGCACCTGGTACATCCAATTCAATTCCGTCTGCGTTGAAGTTCTTTACAAGACTTTGGATTGCAGGACTGCTATCGTAAATTGCTTTGAACGTTTCGTAGTCTGCTGCTAATTGGATTTTATTTTTTAATGCTAAGTTTGAAAGTCCTGCCCAATTCATTTTGGCTGCGGACTTTTTCATTTCTGCACGGCCGATAATATTTTTTAACAAGATTACATACTTGTCAATAGTTTCATCAGTGCCTGTGAATTCAAAGAACCTCATTGTTAAACCTCTGACTGTGCTTTTCTAAGTTCTCTAACCTGTGCTTCAAGCTCTTGTATTTTATCTGCAAGTTCTTTTCTTTCGGCTGCTTGTTGTGCTGGATCTGGTTCTGTCTTTGCTAAAGCCTTTTGTACTGCACCTGTGCCTGATTGTGCTGGAGTCTTCATAGCTGCTGCAACTCCTGGTTCACCCATTGCGCCTGCCATTGAACCTATTGCACTAGTTGCACCAGATACAGTCTTTGCACCAAGTTTTGCAACACCGCCGATACCTCTGGCTACTGCACCTATAAGTTCAGTAACTTCTTGGTCATCTGCATCTTTAATGAACTCATGCAGTTTCATGTATTATCCTGCTAATGTCTTAAGTAAGTTTGACTCGTAATTAATAGACTCACGCTTTTCACGTCCTGCTGTTTCCATTCCGCCTGATGCTGGTTCTGCTGTTGCAAAATCATCTGCTGGCTCTTCAGCTGGTGCCTCAGCGTCTGCTGGTGCAGCCATGTCGTCCATTCCACCTTCTTCTGGTTCAGCACCTAACATACCTGTTGCTGCTTCTTCGCCAGTAAGTTGTCTAATAGAACTTGCTAGTGTTTCACGTGTTGTTTTAAGATTCTCTAATGCTTGTTGGATAGCTGGAGCAGAAGCTTCAATAAATGCTTTTGATTGCTCTTGGCCCATCTCATCTCTAATTGAATCGCCTAGTTGAAGAAGTGTTTCATTTTCCATTCCGGAAAGTTCTTCAATCCAACGTCCAACTCTGTCTACCATAGTTTTAGCAGTTACAATAGCACTTGCTTGTTGGATTTCACCTTCGTTTACTTTCATGTCATCTCCTGTATTTTCTGTTGCTTCAGCTTGGGGAGCCGCTTGTGCAACGTCTAGGGAATCAATTGCTGCTTCTTCACGTTCTAGTATCTCTACATTAATAACATCAAGCATTGCTTGTGCTGTTTGTAGCGTGTCGTCTGTCAAGTCCTCATTAAATTTTGAACTTGATTTAGCATCATGGATTTGTGTACGTAACTTGTTACGTGCATCTTCTAGTTTCGCCACATCAAATGCTTCAAGATTCAGTTTCTTACCGAATGTCTTGTGCATTGACTCATTCAGCTTTGCAGCCTTTGTTCTAAATAATTCGTTGTGTTTCATTTTCTACAATCCCCAAAAGTTGTTATATGTATTTATTCAAAACTCCGCTAATTGCTCTGCTTCCGACTTGGCATTTATTGCTCTATACTTAGCATCTTCGTACCTGGTCCACATAATGTCAGCTTTTAGCTCGTCTTTTGCATTACAAGCTCTATGAAATCTGTCTAAAAATATATTACTATCTACATAATGACGGCTGTAATATAAGTCTGCTGCAAATAATCTGTCTTGTAGCCCTTTATTCTTGTTCCATGCTAACAAGTTTGCGATGCGTATTGCTACTGCATTCAAACTTATGTTCTCATATACTAATTTATCCTTTTTCAATATATTTTTGAAAGGACCATTTGACTGGATCAGAACATCACCAACATGGATACCCTTGTCTGACCTAGAAGGCAGTATGGTTCCTTGTTCGAGAAACTCTCTGTAAGTCTTAGTTACGAGCTGTTCAAATCGTTTAGAAATATTTGTCATAAAAAAAAGGACCTTTCGTCCTCTGTATTTACAACTTAATTAGTTTGGTGGGTTACATCTTGAGTAGCATAGTAACTACTATTGAAAGGACTGCTGCAATTATTGTTCCTGCTGTACCAATTATAACTTTGGTTAAGCTCTTTTGACCGTCTGTAATATCTCTGTGAATATGCTCTACTTTCTTTTCTAGGTTGTCGAGACGACCTTCCAATTGCTCGTACCTTTCTTGGCACAAGTCAACATGAGCTTCTAAATTCTTTTTTTCTAGGCTAGTTGCCATTTAACATTCTCTCCGAATACCGTTAATAAATTAACACTCTTGGTATTGCCTTTTTGAATGTGCCTTGTGTAGCTGTTATCTGTCCTGTGCTTTGGTTGTGTGCCTTTAATGTCTAACAAAAGTATTTATCATTTTCCTCTAGAAGTTAGAGCTCTAATCATTTTTTTGATGAGTCCTAATTCCTCTTTAACCATGCCTAAACCGTCCTGTGCCTTGGTTGATCTTTGGATCATATCTTTTATTACTATCATAACCCAAATCCACCATGTAAAACACACTGTAGACATTATAACTATCCCAATGTATGCAAAGATGTCTAATTTTTGATAGACACCAAACAATGCCAAGAGAAATCCTACGAACATGAAGCAGCTCGTACCGAACATAATTATATTCCAATGGTGGTCTTTCATACTATTATTTACTCGCTGATTGGTAGAAGATTCAGTCTACACTTAATTGGCTGGTTTAAGCCATACGTTTGCGTGTTCGCCTCTTGTTATAAAGCACTTCTTGTCAAACGTAACGTTATTATTTAAATTACTAATTATCGGAATACTTTCTAAGTCATCTTTAAGTAAACCTACTGGGTCGCCGTCTTTTAAAAATACATCTTCACTTTCTACGTAGAATGACCAATACCATTTAGTATCAATATCTTTGTACTCGATCATTTCAGGTTGTTGGTCCCATGTGCATAATGCTCTAAGTTCTATGCCTTGCACTAACGCATTGAAGTTTGATTGTTGGGCATGTCGTAGGGAACTTGTGTCTTGCCTATCGGGATTGGACTCTGTTATGTCAACGGTGGTTTCTACTTTGTATCTGATCATTACTCATATTTACCAGCCATAAAAAAAGGGTGCCATATAACTGACACCCTTTCTCGTATTTAAAATCTATTAACTAAATGTTGCTGCTGCAATTGTAAAGTTAGTAGAGTTGCCTGAAGCTGCATTTTCAGCTGCTTTGATAGCTGCTTCTAATACACCATAACCAACAGTAGTACCGTCAGTGTCATAGATGTGTGAAGTATCTAATCCAAGTGTTAGTGCCATCACTGTGTCGCTAACTCTTTCAAAGTGGAATACTTCTGCACCTGCTTGAGCAATACCTTTAATTACTGCGTCTGCAGAACCACCAGCTGTAGTAAACTGGGCTGCTGCAAATGGTGTATCACCACCAGCTGTAATTTTTAAGAAAGTAAGCTCACGTGTGCCCAACTGTGACATTGGTTGTGCTGCTTTTTGGTTATTAGCGCCAACTGTATAAGTTGAAACACCATCACCTCTTACGACTTGTGCGTATAAATCTGCCATGTTATTCTCCTATATCCCTAATTAACCTGAAATACCAGGAATAGTAGCTTCAATTGACATAGTAACGCCAGTTGATCCTGTACCGAAGTTTGAACCTGCTGTCATTGCGCCTGTACCTTGTACAACTACAAATGCATCGTTAGTGTTTTTGTCTAAGCCAACAATTGTGTTTGCATCATTAGTACCAGAAACGTCACCAGCTGCAATATAAACTAATGCTGCTTCGATTTCTGCATCTGTGATAGATGATTTAGCTAATTTAATAACTCTAGTTAAACCTGCAATACCGTTAGTATCACCGTTTGCTGGTAATCTGTTGTCGCCTAATTCTGCAACACCAACACCACTGTTATTAAAAGTTTGGAAGACGCCGCTTCCGTTTGATAGATCTGCCATAATATTATCTCCTCGATTATTAAATGATCCCGCTCAGGGACCGGCTTTTTTCTTACACTCTTATTTATCTTTTGGGTAAAATATTGTGGGGAATGGGGTGTTTTTTGACTAAAAAGACTTAATCTGCTCTAAAAGGTGTCCATCTATCACGTGGAACTAACTTAACTTTGTCTCTAGTCTTAACAAAGCCTTCACCTCCGGGCTTGCCACCCGTTGTAGCAACTACATCACCTTCTGCTTTGTCAAGCTCTGCAATTACTTCATTCTTAGCTTTCATAAGCTCTGTAACAAGGAAAAATATGTTTGCCGCAGTTTGCTTACTACTGTCTATAATACTTATAATCTTTTGCTGTTTGTTAGCGGAAACCTTTGAATTTTGAAGCCAATTGAGGAAACTGTCTACTCTCATGTCGTCTAGCTTTTTAGCTCTGCTCATTTGATTTACAAATGTGTACATGATTTCACTGATATCACTTAGCCCAGGACGCTTCTCAAAAAACTTAGCAATGTTTGCTTGTTCTTTATTTGCTACCTTTTCTATATTGCCTAAGTTGTCTGCATTTACTGGCGGTGCTTTACTTACGTACTGTTGTCCTAATACTAAAAGATCTGCTGAGCCATTAAATTGTTTTACATCTTCTATAGGTGTGCCTGACTTATCGCCAAAGTATTCATATGCTGAATGTGCTGCAACACCAACTTTACTTTTGCCTACTCTACGTCCAATATCACTTTGTGCTTTAACATTGTAGGTAGTTTGATTAGGAGTAAAACTAATTGCTCCGTCACTGCCTTGATAAGGTTTACCTGGATGGTATAGTAAGTCACCATACATATAACCTTTGAAGTCCGGTGGAGTCGCTGCTTCGAATATCGGCCACAGGCTTGCCATATCTTTTGCAAACTTAGGTCTCCAATCTTCGCCCTTGCCTCTGCTGTTAATAAACTTTTCTAAGTCATCAGCTGAGTTAGACTTACCTTCTTCTTTACCCCAATTATTTTTTCCAACTAATCTAAACTGGCCGTCATCTTCACGTCCCCAGTACACTGTTGGATTACCATCCCATTTAACTGCAACATCACTAGCATCTTGCTCCATGCTCTTTAAGATTTCAACTGCACGTTTAGCACCATCAGATGGATTAGTAAATACTAGGTCTTCTAAGTGGTTAAACTCTCTGCCTACTGCTTCTACTAATACAGCTTCTGTTAAAAATTCAAATGCTCTCATGTCTTTTTCTTCTTCTTAGTTTTATCTACGTATGTTGCGTGTGGCACATTTAAGTTCTTCTTGCCATACACGGGTCCGACTTTATGCATCTTAGAAAGTTTGTCAGCTATCGAATAACGTATGTCTACTACCTCGCTTATTCTCATTTTACAAGGTCTATAAATTTACGCATCCAAGCATTGTGATCTGCTTGGTAAGTTTCGACTTTTTTATTGTCCGGTAATTCTAAACCGTCTCTTGCGAAAGACTCAACAGCGTCTGCAACAAGTTCTTCGTAGTTTGGTAACTTCCTAATAAAGTTAACAATTGATTCTACTGATTCAAGTGTTGATGGTGTTGCTGTTTGGCCTAATAAAGTCTTAGCGATCTGGTTGGGGTCTTGCGATACCAATTCGTTAGTTTCTCTATTTTTCAGTCCTTCATTTGCTGACCATTTCATGCCCTTGGTTTTTGCTATGCTGGAAAGGAGGATGTGTCGATGCATACCTTTATAAGGTGAGTTTGGTCCACTTCCCTGCAGGCTGAACTTCATCCAATCTGGATCACCAAACATAAAGTCTGTTTGCACAAAGCCGTTTGAATCATCCCCTTTGATTGGAGTTTTAAAGTGTACGTTGATGCCTGACTTACGTATCCACTCTTTACCGTTAGCCTCGCCACCGATTTTATCTTGTACCCAAGCAAGAAGCGTAGCTTCTAAGTCTGCTTTTGTTGTACTCGAAACATCGACTGCGAGATCTAAGTCACCACTGGTATCTTTCTTACCAGTTGTTCCTAACATATTGTCTGTGAGTTCTAAGTTAGTAATTCCTTCCAACCATTGGACAGTAGGTAATACATCGCTCTTTGCAATCCTAATGGTTGCTGGCTTACCTTCCGCATCTTTAAATATGTTACCGCCTTCTAAAAGTAGGGTCATGTTAGCGTTCTCGTTTCTTTGATTCAACGACTCTTTTAATACCTCTATCAAATTTGGAGGAGTCTGAGCCTTTTATAGAATTTATAAATCTACGCTCCAGCTCAATGGCTGTTGTTTGGTCGTAATGTTTATGCATAGATTCGATTAAATTTATTGCTGAGTTAATAATATTAGTTGCACGACTCTGTATTAGGGATTCTGTATCTCTACGATCCGCAATTTCGTTAAGTTCCTGTAAAATCGACCTTGTTTTAATTTTCATCGTGTTTTCCTAAATATTACTAAGTGTATTTACCCTTTTACGTAACAAATTATACAACAATGATTTACAAGTGTCAAGTCCTTTTATTGTTGCAAATATAGCATGGCAGCCTTGCGCGGAAAACCGCTCTAATTAGGGCAGTAATACTGTACTATTATATAAATACAGGTGACAAACAAAAAGGTGACTAATTGATCCTAATAAACTTGTCAACATATACATACAGACACCAGGAAAGACTGGGGCATCGTCCATGCCTTACAAGTGATTGACGGGGACCAAAGGTTCACGCACCGCCGGGGAAGTTCCGGGGTATTGCTTTCCTCAAGCATCCACAAAACTTAATCAAGGAGAAAAAAATGGTTGTAAACCTTTTCAATGGCCTTGTGAGTTTACTTGGAAACCCAAGCCCAACTAAGGCTTTCGAAAAAGAGATGCTCACTTACGCCAAAACTGAGTACGGAAATGATTGGCAATATGCCTATCACTACATGATCACCCACAAAGGACATGGTCCTAAAATGGGAGTGAATGCCTAATGACACAAGCAATTTTAACTGTATCTAATTTGTTACAAGATGCCCTAGAAGGGCTTGTTGATTTAGTAAAACAATGGAGACGCAACAGAGCCCGCAAGGCTATGGCTGCATCAACTCGCACACAATTATCCCAACTAACTGATCACGAACTTAAAGATTTAGGAATAGGTCGCAGCGATATTGAAAGTATTGCTAGAGGCACGTTTCACGATCCAAGAGTCGGAACTAATAAGAATTTAAGAGGATGGGTATAATGACTGCGATAACACAAACTACATGGAATCTTACATGTAAACTTTGTACCATTATAAGGAATGCTTTGTTTGCATTCTGGGTTGGTACAATTGCCTTTGGCGAAACAGCAGGTCGTGCTAGAGCTGCTAATGAACTTGCCCGTATGGGTTATTTAAACGAAGCTAAGAAACTAATGACGGAGAGAGAGAATGCTTTTGTTAAAAAGATTGTATAACAATTTAGAGATTGCCGGTTACGGTAGAGCTGCAAACGCAATGCGTTTACAAGGTTATCCAACTTTAGCAAAAGAACTATTGATCGAGCAAGAGCGTTTAAGAAGTGTTAAGCGTAGAGCAATTGAAAGACTAGAAAGAGTAAAGAAAGCCAAATCTAACTATGAGCCTGGTGATCATTACTTTAAAGGAAAGTCAAAGTCTGTCGCATTCTGGAAAGGACACGCATGATGTGGCCATATACTGAAGACGAAGCTGATTGGTTAAGCGGAAAATAAAACTAAATGACAGAGCTGTCCGCCAAGACGGCTCTGCCATAACTTCTTTGTGTTATGAAATATTTTTATTTTCGATTATAGATATGATATAACACCCATACAGCAACTAAGCCAACTAATCCCTGTGCAGATAACGCTGTTATCATTCCAGTGATGTTACTTACTACGCTGATGTTTGGCCAGAACGGAATGTTCTGCCCGTTGAATAAGACTTCAAGCACAATGCCTAAAGCGATGAATGATACACCCACTTCAGTAATTGCAGAGGCCCAGCCTTTTACTTTATTTAAGATTTCCATGTTGGTTATCTCCTTCTTGTTTCCTGACAACACTCAAGCGTTGAAGTCAGTGTAATATTTAGGTGTGTGACTCTAAGAGCAAACATAGCATAAATGGTTTGCGGCACCTACAACAAAGGTGTTTGGTAAAGAAAAATCATTAAGTACGTTGACAAAGGTAAATAATAGTGTTACATTACTAATGTAGCATAACACACAACACACACAAGGAGAAGTAAGATGTCATTAGACAAAATCAAAGACGCACTACCTAAAGTGCAATTCAATAAAAACGGTTACGAAATTCGCACAGAAGTTTTAGATATGGCTAAAGCGTTCACAGAGTTTGAATATTCAAACAGGTGGATGGGCTTTGAAGTATCGGCAAAACGTGATGAAAAGACTGGTCAAGTTATCAATAAAGTTGACATGCCAGAGATTCCAGGTACTAAAGAAGTTTTAGAAACAGCCGAGGAGTTTTACAAGTTCGTAACAGGAACCTCAAAATAAAAAACTACACAAATATAATTTCCTAATTGACGGGATGAAGATATACAAGACGGCATAGCCAAAACAATAGAAAGAAATTAAATTTGAAGGAAAGAAAGGTAGCCAGGTTGCTGCCTTTCTTTTTGAGTACAACTTAAATACTGCCATGAACACATTGTATACTGAATGGTTTGCACAACTTGCGCAAATTATAGAAGATAACATCAATGAAGTAGAAGCTAGATTCACACCTAAAGATCCTATTAAAATGGAAGAAGGTGGACATTCAAGCAGAGAGGGATGGACTCAAACACACAAAGTTATACGTGGAAATGTATTTGAAAAAGGTACAGTAAATTACTCGTGTGTTACTGGAGAGTTTGATCCAAGATTCGCAAAAGAGATTCCAGGTACAACTGACGAGAACAGAGAGTACTATGCTACAGGTATAAGTGTAGTATTGCACCCTACTAATCCTTGGGTACCAGCAATGCACTTCAACACAAGATACCTTAAGACACATGACAAAGAATGGTTTGGTGGTGGTATGGATCTAACTCCTTGCTTAGATGACGAGCAGTTTAAAGTAAAGTATCACCAAGAGCTTAAAAAGGTTTGTAGTGAGTATGATGCAACTTGGTACGATAAGTTTAGCAAAGCATGTGATGAATACTTTTACTTGCCACACAGAAAAGAAACAAGAGGTATTGGAGGTTTGTTCTTCGAATATCATTCGCCAGAGGACATGGACTTTAAATTTGTAGAACGTATGGGCATTAAGTTTGCAGATATAATGAGAACAACTGCAATTAACTACATGAACAACAACTACACAGACGAACATAAAAATATACAAAAGATCAAACGTGGACGATATGTAGAGTTTAACTTGTTATACGATCGTGGAACTAAGTTTGGTTTTAAAACAGGTGGTAACATGGAAGCAATCCTAATGAGCTTACCGCCAGATGTGAGTTGGCCGTGAACATTGGGATAGGTGCATTAACTGCTGCTATCTTAGCATTCATTGCTTGGGTCATAAGGAAGGTTAGAAAATGAAGATAGGCGTAAGAGGAAGTAAACTAGCATTACAGTATGCAAGTAGAGCAGCGGCTCTAATAAGCGACCCAGAGATTGTTACAATAAAAACAGAAGCAGAAATTAATCCAGACACGCCTATATTGGAAATGGGCGGCAAGGGTGTATTTTGTAAAGCCATTGAGCAGAAGTTATTAGATAACGAAATTGATATTGCTGTTCACAGTTTAAAAGATTTACCAAGAGACTCAGATGATGTTCTTGAGATATCAGCAGTACTAACTCGTAGCGATCCTAGAGACTGCGTAATAGGCGATCCTAACAAACCCGGCGCCAAGATAGGAACAGGCAGTCCACGCAGAACTGCACAACTAAAAAAGTTATATCCAGATGCAGAGATAGTTTCTATTAGAGGAAATATTGACACACGTATTTCTAAAGTAGAAAGTGGACAGTATGATGCTATTGTACTTGCTGTTGCAGGACTAGAAGCACTAGGATTAGAAAACAAGATAACAAAGATATTTAACTTTGACGAAATGCTGCCAGCAGTTGGGCAAGGTGTTATTGCACTACAAACAAGAAAGAAAAGTTCCGCAAGTTATTTGTTAAGCAGTTCATCTGATGCAGACACATATAAAGGAGCAATGGCTGAACGCAAGATGCTTGAAGTTATAGATGGCGACTGCCATACTGCTGTTGGTTGTATATCTAGTGTTGTTGGAGACTGTCTAATGATTAGAGCCTACAACTTTGAAACAGATAAGTACAGTGAAGTAATAGGTAAGAAAGAAAACTATCTAGAACTTGGTGAACAACTAGGAACGAAACTTATATGAATGAAAAATTTAAAAATGCCTGCGATAGGGTAGAACAGTCTTGTCCTCCGATTTGGATGATGCGACAGGCTGGAAGATACCAAGCACCCTATATGGAGATGAAAGAGAAGTTTACCTTTGAACAAATGTGTAAGTTACCTAGGGTAGCTGCCGATGTAGCAATGCTACCAATTGATCAATTTGATTTTGATATTGCAATACTGTTTAGCGACATACTATTTCCTATTGAGGGACTAGGAGTTCCTTTAAAGTTTGCACCAGGGCCACAGTTTGAATGGTACATCAACGAAGACAACTATAAAGATCACAAAGACGTTTCACGTGCAGTAGAACACATGCAGTTTCAAAAGGCTGCTGTTTCTTCAACTAGAGAACTGTTAAGCAAAAAGAAAAGCCTAATAGGATTTGTAGGCGGCCCGTGGACACTGTTAAACTATGCTACAGGTAAAAAGCCTAATATGGATTTAAAATGGAAGGCAGCATACATGGAAGAAGTTATTGTTCCTGTGCTATCACGTAACATACAACTGCAACTAGAAGCAGGTGCAGAGAAAGTTATGATACTTGATAGTGGTGTAGCCAACATGAGTGAGTCTTTTTTTAAAACACATTACGTTAATCTATTACAACCACTAAAACACGCTGATACAGGTTACTACACACAACATCTAAATCACAAGTGTTTGCCTACACTGTATAGAATGGGCTGGGCAGGATTGGGTATTGATAGTACAGTTGATATACATAGAACATTTAAGAAATATCAAGAAGGATTTATACAAGGCAACTTCGATGAGAAGTTAATGATGACTCCTGAACTATACTTAAAGAAAGAAATATCAGAATGGCTTGACAGTATGGAGCGTATTGATAGAACTGGTTGGATATGTGGGCTAGGACATGGCATACATAAAGAAACACCAGAGGACAATGTAAAACTATTTGTAGACATGGTTAGGGAAAGATTCGAATGAGGCTGATACAACCTTATTTTATTAATAATCAAAATAACGGCGATGACTGGTTACATTCATCTAAGCAATGTGTTCTTGGCAACGATAATCATCCTTGGTCAGTCAAAGGCGCAGTAGATACTATTGGTAGAGATATCATGTTAGGTGTCAAAGACATCTTAATATTTGTTATGCCAGACAAGACGGAATCCCCAAATTGGGAGTTAAACAAACGTGTTGTTAGCGAAATCAAAGCAGCACACGGAGATAAAGTAAACTTACATGTTGATATATGTTTGTGTTCTACTACGCTAGATGGGCATTGTTGCTATCCTGAGGACATGAATAAAACGTACGATCAACTACTTCAACAAGCAACTGTTGTACACGAAGCAGGAGCAGATGTATTAGCACCCAGTGACTGTCAAGACAACACTGTGATAGTACTTAAAGAAAACTTAAAAGCAAAAGTAATGAGCTATTCAACAAAGTTTAGGTCAGCATTCTATGATGGGTTTAGACAAACTATTGGTGTTGAAAAAGGAATACACAGAGGTTATCAATTAGATGTAACTGATAGAGAACTTGCAATTTGTCGTAGTCAAAAATATCACAGAAACGGTGCTGACATGTTAATGGTAAAGCCTGGCATGACTAGCATTGATCTTATTATTCCTATTAAAGAAGCAACAGGATATTCTGTTCCTGTAGGTGTTTATCAAACAAGTGGCGAGTACATTGGTTTACAACGTAATGGTTGGATGGTTCCTGAACTGTTAAAAGAAACACATGATGTTTTTAAACGTGCTGGTGCTTCTTATATGATTACTTACGGTGCTAGGGAATTATTTAAACAAAAAGACTAGTCCCACAAGTTCTCAAAGTAAATCCCAAACAGTCTGAAGCCGTTTGACATGCGTTCTTGGTGTGCTTTTGCACCTTCACTGTCCCATTTGTTATAATCATAATCTGACATCCAGTCATCACGGCACTTTTGCTCGAACGCCCAAATCATTTCATCCAACACCCAATCCCAACGCTTAAAGAACTTGTCATCAGTTGATCCATCTTTGTTATAAGCATTAATATCTTTTTTAGTAGGACGCAATTCTTTAGGAACATCTGCTACTGCTACCCAAGGAGCACCGTGCTTAGTTTCTTTTAGTTGAACAAGCATAGGCAAGATAATAGGAGCAAGGGTATGATCCATACTCCAAGTATCATATTTGTCTATACGAATACTAGTTTTTTGTTTAGGTGAATATCCAAACCGGTCGTATAGCCAATTGTGATAAAACCTGTGCTTAGGAAACTTTCCAATCTTAATCTTCATACAAACAAACTACTCACTGATTCTTCGTTAGTTATTCTACGCATTGCTTCTCCAAGCAATGGAGCAACACTTACTTGACGTGTTTTCTTACAACTTTTAGGGCAACGATTTACAATAGTATTAGTAACAACTAATTCATCGAGTACACTCTTCTCAACTTTTTGACATGCATCTTCTGATAGTACACCATGAGTAATATATGCTCTAACACTCAATGCACCAGCTTTCATAATTGCTTGTGCTGCCTTACATAGTGTTCCGCCACTGTCAACAATATCATCTACTAGTATAGCATGTTTACCTTTAACATCGCCAATGATGTTCATTACTTCTGACTTGCCTGCTTCGGGTCGCATTTTATCTACAATAGCAATGTCACCTGTAAACATGTCTGCAAACTTACGAGCTCTAACTGCACCGCCTGCGTCTGGTGATACAAATACTGTGCCTTGTTGATTGACTTCAGGATCGTCAATGATACCTATTGTGCGTTTAATGTCTTTAGCAAATACTACACGGCTTGTTAAATCATCCACTGGGATGTCAAAGAAACCTTGTATCTGTCCTGCATGTAAATCCATTGTAAGTATTCTGTCTGCACCAGATGTTGTAATTAGGTTAGCAACTAACTTAGCAGTAATAGGAGTACGACTTGCGCTCTTACGATCTTGCCTAGCATACCCATAGTATGGAATAACTGCTGTAATACGACTAGCACTTGATCTACGTGCCGCATCAATCATAACCATTAGTTCCATAAGACTGTCATTTACTGGTGTGCTTGTGCTTTGAATAATAAAAACATCTTCGCCTCTAACGTTCTCTAAAAACTCTACGTTTGATTCTCCGTCTGCGAAAGTTGAAATATTTGCGGGGACGAGGGTAGCAAAACATTGTTCTGCTATCTCTTGTGCTAATGGCTTGTTAGCATTTCCTGAGATAATTTTCATTTTCAAATGTAGTCCTTTCTATGGTGTGATGTTGTACTTATATAATAACATGTATTTTCTTAAAGATCAAGAAAAATTAAAGTGAACTCGTGATCTTTTTCCTCCAGTTGGGTTGAAGTTGTGTATAACTTTTACATCCTGGCTTTGTTGATTAAGTAGTGTCTTTGTTCTAAAATCAAATATAACTTTACTATCACTGGTTGTATGTTTTTCTACCAAACTCTTATAAGTCTTAGCAGGATAGTGAAAGCCACAACTTAGCCAACTACTAACTAAATCAAATGTCATGCCTTCAGGTATGTTTATATTGTTAGCATCAACAAAGTTATATTTGATTCCTCGAGAATCCCAATATTCTTTTAAGTCTGCAACTGGTTGATAAAACTTAAAGTCTCCTACTTCACCCCATGTTGCTTTTCTTGGTCTGTCAATAGTAGTTTGAAAGTCTCCTTCAAGCAGCCATAGTTCGGTTCCGTACTTCTTTTGAAACTGCTCACTAACATATGCATAGCCGCAACCGATATCTAATATACGTTTAGGAGGATGAAAACTAAGATACGAATCTATCTCTTCGAAGCAGTCTTGTGCTGATTGTTGGTATTTAGGTTTTACCCAAGTGTATGGGTAAAACTCTTTTATTTGATTATTGTTTTCCATTAATATCCATTTGGTACAATTACATAATGTATCATCAACACTACTCCTACACTTGCACCTAAGCCTATCATCATCTTAAAGAAGTCTTTGGTTACAAGAGGAAATACTGTCTTGAACTTTTCTTTGCCTGTCATAGTTGCCATAGCAAGTTCACGTCCACATAACAATCCTACGAATACCCATGTTGTTGACATAGGTATATCATTGAGCTCTTTGAAGAACCATAAGCACAACCAATATACTGCATCAATAATTGTAGCACTACGAACATATCTTGTGTTGTGCTTTTCAATTACAATGTTTTGTATCTTACCTCCGCCTTCACGGAACATGTATCCTAGTCCTATTACAAACACTGCACTCACTAGCACCATTAAGTCCCAAGGTATCTCTCTAGGTAGGAACACTGCAATGTTCGCCATGTCATGACTTAGCCAAGTGAACCATAAGAAGCCTGTTGTGAACCATTGTGCTATGCGCCAACGATTCTTATGTTCTTCTTTGACAGGCTTTGCTTCGTCTAAGAGTTTAGTAACTCCTATCCAAATAACATATGCTGCCACAGCCGCCACAGCATAACCCATCATGCTTTTCATAAGCATCTTTTCTAGTACAAACGTACTTGCAAAGGCACTTAAAACTAAAAAAGAAGTACTAACTGGTACTCCTATCCGTGTAAGTATTAATAGTAATCCTGGTGCTGCCGCATGATACCATTGTATCTCTTGGAATGGTATTTTATTAAGTCGTCCATAGCTGATGTCTCCACCGTTCATGTACCAACCATACCATAGGGTGTATAGCAAGACTACACTTGCCGCTCCCCACATAGTTTTCCAGTTAAATTTATCGTTATTTGATGCAATCCATGTACCTAAAGTCTGTACTGAATCATTTGCTATTACTGAATAGGCTGCAAATAAGAATCCTATCCCCATCCATAGGGTGAGTGCGTCCATTTATTATCTCCTTCTGCTTGCCGCTTTTACCACGGCGCTCACATAACAAGAGCAGGCTTAACGTTTGCCTGCCAAGAACTTAATTGTTCCAACATTATTTATAATGTAACATCAAAAGAAAGTCTTGTCAAGAAAAAAGGGTGCCGTTGCCGACACCCCCAAAGATTACGCAAATGTTTTTGCTATTTCTCTTTCTGCTTCGGTTGCAAAGTTTTTATCCCAATTGTCTAAATGCTTTTTCATAAAGCTATTAAACACAGGAGGTACTAATGCTAACGCAAAGAGTGCAAAGTAACCTACACCTGTATTAGGTGCACCTACTTCATCTAGTTCCCAGAAGTGTGTTTCACCCCTGTCATGATGATCAGCCTGGCGACCAATCTCTATGAAGAACCAGCTTGTGAATAATGTTGAGTTATCCCAGGAATGTCTATAGTCTATCGGTTCGCTTTTAACACGAATTAAACCATAGTGTTCTAGATAGTTAAGTGCTTCAAGTTCGAAGTTTGATATTAACCAAACAAGTCCGACACATGCGACACCTAACCAACCACCTGCAAAGAAAAACAATGCAAGTGTAGGTACACTCATCATGTAACCTCTTATCCATCTATTACTTACGGATAAGAAAGGTTTCTGTAAACGTTTCAATCTACCTCTCTCCATTTCAAACAAGAACTTAGATTGTCCTAAGTGTGATTTGATAAAGTGTGAATATAGATCACGTCCACGAGGTGCAGTTGCAGGATCATCTTCACTTGCTAATTCCAAGTGATGATTGTACACATGAGCATAACAGAAATGTGCTGAACCTGATAGTCCCATCATCCAACGGCTTATTACAAATGCAATGCCTTTGGTGTGAGATAGTTCATGCCCATAGATTATGCCTATGCCTGCAAATATACCTGTTGATAGTGTAGCACCTAAAAGTTCTGCACCTGCCATACCATTATAGATCTGATATGCTAGTGCCAACTGAAGTGCAACAAAGACTGGTAACATCAAATACATTACTGTATTCTGTAACCAGGGGATCCCTAAGGTCTCTCCATTCTCATCTAATGCTCCACGAGTCTGAACACTAATAAGAGTATCAAGTATAATGCCTACTCCCAATAAGCCTACACCTGTCCATGCCCATGCTCCACCTGCCAACACTCCTGCGAGTGTAACAAGTATTAACAATGGCGCAATGAAGTACCTTATGTTTACGAGAAGTTTACTCATTGTATGCCTCCTGCCTCTCGGCGGTTATTAATCACACAATGTATTAACATAATAACACTTGACACACTAAATGTCAAGTGCTTAATATTATTTATAGATAAAGGTGTTTTTGTGGGTCCTTATAAGGATATAATTATATTACTACGTTCTTATGAATGAGTTACTAAATCGTGTATGTGTTTCCAGTTCTTAACTGTAGTAACACCTTCATGCTTGTAATCCATGTTATGACCGTGTTCGACCAGTAAAGGTTTAAGACCTTGTTCAAGTCCTGCTTCACAGTTCTTAGGTTTATCTTCAACCCAATATAGTCCTGTACCTTTATACTTTCTAAGTGCATCGTCTTTGTCTGCACCAGTTCCTAAGTATACATATTTTGTAAATGCTGTTGTACCAAACAACTTATCTACATTCATTGTTCTTAGTTTCTGTGCATTTTTATCTAAGGATAGTGAAGTAATTAAATGGAATGTAAATCCATATTCTTCGTGTAGTTTCTTAACATAAAACTGTGCATCTCTAAGTCCTGGAAGAAATCCAATCCATGCACTGTTATTAAATATGTTAACAAGTTTCTTTGATTGTTCTTTTGGTATTCCGTAACGCTCACCTATATCATAAATGAACTGCGATCCTTCTACTCTTTCAAATCCTTGTTCGCCCATCCAAACGTTAAACGCCCATTCCCAATCAAGCAGGACGCCGTCTGCATCTACCAGTATTACTTTGTTATCTCGCAATTTCATATAACTCCTTTTGCCTTATTACTTCTTTATTATACAATCATTGAGCAGTATTGTCAACCATTAAATTTTAGTTGATATGCTTCTTCAAAACCTTGTTCATAATCTGCAATAGGAGCACCATTACTTCCGTCTTTCCATAGGCGTTTGAAGTAACTGTTGTAAGAGTCTAGTGCTGTTTCAGGAGTCGTGTTTATATGGCCTTTGACCATCCAGAACACTCGGTATGCTTCTTTTATATCTATCTTGCATTTCCTTTATACTTGTGGTGTTTCCATTCCTTTTACTAGTTTATCACAATGTGCGATATACTCTGCCATAGAGTGGTCCGAGAAGTTATCAATCTTAAATGCTTTTAAACCTCTCCACATTCCACGTAACTTATCTTTTGTTCTTTGCCAGAAAGAAAGTTTACGTAGGTTACCCCATGAGTTAAAGTAATGGCAGTTTCCATGATGTTTGAAACCCATTATTGATAGTGGTACTGTAGTAACAATGTCGTTATTGTTTACAAATCTATGATGCTCAACGTTTAAACTATCACAGTATCCTGTCCAACCAACACGTGGTGAACCAAATGTATAAAGTTCTACAGGATCACTTAGCTCTGGATTGTGCTTACATCTTGAAGCCATTATAGTTGCCATTGCAGCACCTAATGAATGTCCACAGAACCAATGTTGTTTCTTTAGATTAACTTTACGGTCCATGTCTTCTTTCACATGTGGCCATAGTTCATCTACCTCTGTCTTGAATCCTCTGTGTACTCTTGAAACTGTTTCAGAAATAATAGGAAGAGCGTTTAAGTCTGCTTTGATGTCGTTGTACTCTGTTGGCTGTGTTCCTCGACAGGCAATGACCATATCATTTTTATTCATGAAGCGATATGCTTGTGCTCCATCGATGTTATAAAATTCTACTGTTGTAAAGCCTAACTCTTTTGCTTTGCTTGTTGCATCTTTTTCGTTCAAGTATGCAATTGCTGATAGTTCAGCAAATAGTAAACTTCGTTGTTTGAAAGTAAGTTCTGCTATTCCTTTCTTTAGCTTTTCTGATAACATATTTCGCTCCTATGTTTTTATTTATAATGTTAATCCCTGTTGTGGTGCACCTTCAAGATCTTTTCCTGGGAATACTAAACAGGCATATTCATTAGTTACTTTAACAACACTTGTAAAAGTTCTTGTTTGCGGATTAGCCCATAGTTCTAGTATTGCTTGTATTGTTCTACCATCTGGAATTTTAAATAATATCTTACCTGCTACGAAAGGTTGTTCGCCTGCTTTAACGATAATGTTTATTACATCTTGATAGCTTCCGCAATCCATCATTATCGGTAAACTTAAGAACTGTCCTGGTGGCGGCATTGGAATACCTGGTAATGGTGCTGGGTCCACATCTTTTGGTGTAGGCGTCGACTCTTCCGGTGTGTTCGTATTAAGAGCTCCTATTACTCCTCCAGTTGCTGTTGCAGGTGCAACCCATAAACTTAGAGCTAGTGTTATCAGCGCAATTAATCTAAACATTTACTTTCTCCTTATAAAACAACTACCCCTTCTCGGAGTAATTTTTCTCTGTTAGCCATATGCTTCAGTTGGATTTCGTCTTTGCTTCCACCGAAGTATGCTACCGCATGTCCTTCTTCTACCATGATGTCAGTGATCATGCGTCCGTCTTCTGTAGAAAAGTCACCTAAGATACGACCGAACTTGCCTTTCATGTCCTCACCGTTTCTATTAATCTGAGTTTTCAAAACAGTTGTCTTACCTAGAAGTTCTTTTAGTCTTGCCTTTGCAGCAAGTCCAAACTTCTTTTCTACCTTATCTCTTGTACGACTTTCTGGTGTATCAATTCCCATAACACGTACCCTTTCATCTTTTAAAACAACACCAAAACCTAGATCAATATCTACATCAACAGTGTCGCCATCTACAATCTTAACGATCGTGGCTCTATATTCATACATAACGTTATCGCTCCTAATTAGTTATATACGTATTTATTAAAAAGGGAAGTGTTTATGTCCAGGGACGACTGACTTTAGGTGTACCTGTATTTTCATCATCGTCTAGATTGATTGCATCAGCTTCGTAAGGATTAGGAAGTCTGTTTTTGTTCCATGTTTTTAGTGTTCTATAATAAGCAGCATCAGTATCTGCGGCAGCAAGTCCTTCACGCTTGGCTTGTGCAATAGCACCTTTTTGTTCTTGACGTGCTTCTTTGTTGCCAGTTTTTAACGGAATACATATAATTGTATCCCCTGCAGCAAGTCCTGCAGCAGTGAGTGTCTTTGAGCCATCATTAGCTTGATTAATTGCAGAGTCTTTCTCAGCAACAATTTCACCGTACATTCCTACTGTAATAGGAGCACCTTCAATAGCCCTTACTAGTGCTGTAAGTCCATTCATTGTAGTTGAGCCGTAAGTCACAGTTACATCAAACTGTACACCTGTTAGCCCTTTACATTTAATTGTTGCCATTAATGATCTCCGTAATTCCTAAAGTTCAATAGTATTTAGTTAAATACATATATGTACAACATAATCAAATTCTTTAAAGATTGGGCTTATGAATACAATAGCCTAATGGACGAATTGAGAAAAGACGGATGGTATTGCTGCCATCATTCAATGGGAACACTATTTTATCATGATAAACAAAGAACCAATAAACAAACTACTAAAAAACCTAAAAGACAGCGGTAACTACAGGGTATTCAATGACATTCTAAGAGAAAGGGGCGAGTTCCCTAGAGCTATCTGGTATGGACCATATAATATTAAAAACATTACTAATTGGTGCAGCAATGATTACTTGGGCATGGGACAGAACAAAGTTGTTATAGACGCAATGCATACTGCCCTAGAACAAACAGGATCAGGTTCAGGAGGCACACGTAACATAGGTGGCACAAGCCACTATCACGTTGCGCTGGAGCATGAACTTAGTACATTACATAACAAAGCAAAGTCCTTGCTGTTTACATCTGCATATGTTGCAAACGAATGGACACTTATTTCATTAAAGAAAATATTCCCTAACATTGTATTTTTAAGCGACAGTAAGAATCATGCTTCATTGATACAAGGTATTATACATAGTAAAGCAGAAAAACAAGTGTGGCAACACAACGACATGGATCAACTAGAAGAACTATGTGCTAATGCTGTACTTGCTAATCAAACTCCTTGTATTGTATTTGAAAGTGTTTACTCTATGGACGGAGACATTTCTCCAATGGAACAGATATGTAATATTGCAGACAAGTATAAGGCAATAACATACATTGACGAAGTACATGCTGTTGGCCTTTATGGCGAACACGGAGGCGGCTGGACGGAGAAACTAGGACTACAAAACCGTATTGATATAATCAATGGCACACTTGGAAAGGCCTTTGGAGTTCAAGGTGGATACATTGCTGCCGATGCAGACGTTGTTGACGCTATTCGTTCAGTTGCTTCTGGTTTTATCTTTACGACTAGTATGAGTCCAGTTTCATGTGCAGGCGCAATGGCTGCAATCAAATATTTAAAAGACCACAACGAAGTTAGAGATAGCCATCAAAAACAAGCGAACAAACTTAAAGAAAGATTAACAGCAAATGGAATACAAGTAATGGAATGTTCAACTACACACATTGTTCCTGTGCTTGTAGGAGATGCTAAGAAATGTAAGTCGATGAGTGATATGCTTATTGACGAATATGATATCTATGTACAGCCAATTAACTATCCAACAGTAGAAGAAGGTACAGAACGTTTAAGGTTTGCACCTACTCCGTATCATGATGATAAAATGATTGAGGATTTAGTTATTGCTCTAAAGGCTGTGTTTGCTCGTCACCAGGATTAATTCTAAACTGATCTTCTTCATAGTCTGGTGTTCCTGATTCAAAGATAATTGAATTATGATCTAACGATTCTAATTGATGTGGAGTCATTTCAGCAATGTCAATAGTGTTGCCTTCTTTAATAACTTGTTCTCTGCTTTGCCCTGTCTTAATATCAATAAATGTAATCTTAAACTTACCTGAATTAACAAACCAACTCTTACGTCTAACCTTGTGTAACATCATTGCAGTTTTCTTATTAGGATGTTCGAACACTAATAATTTGCCTGCATAAGATTCATTAGATGCCCAGCTGAGCTCCATGCCCCAGGCTGTTTGTTTACTACCTTGTGAAACTATCTTCATGGACGCTTATCAATAATTTGATCAACCAACCCATAGTCTACTGCTTCTTGGGCAGTCATAAAGTTATCACGCTCCATGTCGTTAGTTAGTTCATCGAATGTTTTGCCTGCACTGTTATGTTTTTCGTAGATACCTGTAAGCTCTTTCTTAATTTTTATAATTTCTTCTACTTGGATTTGCATGTCTGTTGCTTGTCCTCTAGCACCGCCACTTGGTTGATGGATCATGTGCCTTGCGTTTGGTAACATATAACGTTTACCTTCTGCACCTGATTGTGCAAGTAGACTGCCCATGCTACACGCTTGGCCTGTAACGTATGTTGCAATGCTTGGCTTAATAAACTGCATTGTGTCATAGATACTCATGCCGGCAGTTACAACACCGCCTGGACTATTAATAAACAATGAGATATCTTTATCTGAATCTTCTGACTCTAAGAATAACAACTGTGCAACAATAAGGTTTGCACTTACATCTTCAACAGGACCATTGAGCATTATTACCCTGTCCTTTAATAATCTACTGTAGATATCATAAGCTCGTTCGCCCTTGCTTGTCGATTCAACTACCATTGGTACTAATGCCATTTATTTTTCCTCTTGTTTAATATTACTTGTTATACTAAGGTCTGCAACTAAATTTGTCAACCATGTTTTTACATCAATCCGTGGCTTCCAGCCTAACTCTTTGAGTTTGCTTGTATCAGCTAACGTATGTTCAATGTGTCCAATGCGTGGAGGAGTATGAACTTGTTTGCTACTAACAATGTCTGCCAACTCTCTAATAGACACTGACTCGCCTGATCCTATATTATATATGTCTCCGCTCTTGCCATGCTGTATAATTAGGCTAAGTGCAGAGATAGCATCATTAACATGTATAAAGTCTCTTGTTTGAGATCCCGTAGCATCAAGTAATAACGGATCATTATTTTGTGCTGCCTCAATGAACTTTGATATTACTAATGAATACTTTCCTCTTTCCATAAACGGACCGTACATTGTAAACGGCCTTACTATAATAAGTTCTGTCTTTGGTAAGCGATTGTGTTGTGCTGTTAGTGCGGCTTCAGCTGCCATCTTACTAATAGCATATGGACTTGTAGGATTCAACGGGTCTGATTCTTTGTTAGGTATCCAACCATTGTTGCCATACACAGAACTAGAGCTAAAGTAGATAAACTTTTTAACACCTAGTGTTTGCGATAGTGCATATATCTTTTGGGTAGTTCCTATGTTCATACTATAATACTGTTCGTACTCTTGCCAACTAGGACTTATCCTAGTCTTGTTAGCCAAATGGATAACAACATCACAGTCCATCATACGTTGTTTAACTTGCCATAGGTCTTCTTGTATATCTATACCTGCTACATCAAACTGGTCGTAGAAGTCTTTCCTATCTCCAAAAAGATCTAAAGGTAGATCAATACAACTAATATCATGTGAGTCTAGATAAGCATACGCTAAGTTTCTTCCGAAAAAGCCTGCTGCACCAATGATTAATATCTTCATACATATAATTATTGCTCTTAGGGGTTGACAAGTGGTAATCGTGAGTGTAATATGTAAGTATAAATTAACGCTGTGGGCCAGTAATTCGTTACGCACCCAGGCACAAACTAACACTAGCAATTCGTTGCACATGTTATAAGGAGTTAAGAGCATGAAGAAAGTTCCGTATAATCGCCAGACGGAGATCAACAAGTATCTGGCAAATTTCAAAATTCCATTCGAGATGAAAGATGACGCAATTGATTTGCGTACTATGTCTGACAACTACGACCGTGGCATTATCCCACTTAATGATATTGCAGAAGCAATTGATGTTGTACTTGGTCCTGACAAGAAACCCAACGTCCAAGACCCATACGATCCTAAAGAAGGTATTGTAAAGTTTGGTTGGATTGATTGGGACGACATGTATTTGTGGCCAAGGTTCCAACGAGATGTTGCACCTAACCATATGTATAAAATTGAACAAGACTACGAACACACTGCGGTGCTGTTGCCAACTGCTATATTAGTAGACGGAATGTATATGCTGTGGGACGGTCACCATACATCACAAGAAATGTTTAGACAAAAATATACTACATACCCTATGTGGTATATTGATACAGATATGATTACTGCTAAAACAGTACAAGACGCAGGCTTCACAGACAAAGTAGAGTATGCTGTTTGGTTAGCAGGACAAAACATGATACGTATTAATAGTCGTAACAAACGTAAACTACATGCCTACGATGAGTTTATGATACTACTAGAAACAAAAGACAGTGCAACTGTACAGATGAACAACATCTTAACTGCTACAGGGTTCAGTCCTAAACGTAACGCTAACACACCAAATGCATTCAGTCAGATTAAAAGTGGACAAACTATATTTGAAATGTCAGATGATTACGGTGTAGTAGGCAAATACTTTAAACGTGCATTGCAATTCCATAATGCACATTGGAAGAAGGCAGCGGCTGAGTTAGAGATATGGAGGCCTATGGCATTATTATATAAGATGGCTGAGGTTGAAGGCTTTGCAATAGATGCAGACTTCGATAAAGAACTAGGCAAACTGTTTATTAAACTATGGGGAGATCCAGAGTCAGTACAAAAAGGACTCAAAGAAAACTATGAGAATGCTTTGCACACCAAAGGGTTTACTAACCCAAGAGACCACGACCAGTGGCGTGTGTATGATGCTATTGTAAATTTATATAACGATAAGGTTGGACGTATTACACTTCCAACTGCACAGTGTAGGTGGTAACATGAAGTTCTTATACTTAATGAAAGACCCTCTCGGTAGTGGTGATTGTAAGATTGGTATTACTGGAGTGGATCGTGCAATAGATAGACTAGGAGTGTATCAGAACAGTTACTCTGCTCGTAGTCACTACGCTACATTTAATCATCTGTGGTATGGTAAGTCAAACCCAATTAGCAAACTAGAGAGTGTACTCAAAGACACGTTTGGATATGCTATTATGCTAGAGGGTAGAGGCTATTCAGAATGGATAGCTGAACCAGAGGATGTTATATTAAATAAGATAGCAGAAACAATTGAAGATTATCACTTTCATGTGTATGAAATTGGACAAGATATCAATGTACACAACATAAATGATGTGATTAATCGGTTGACAAATGAAGGATAATACGCTATAATAAGTATAACAATTAGGCAAAAGAGAGGCATTTATGAGAACACAACCTGAAATAATTATCGATAAACTTGAAGCAGACAATTCACGTCTAGCAAAAGAGCAAGTAATACTAGAAGCAATGGAAGAAGGACTTGATGAGTTCTTTGCTGGTTGCCGTATGGCACTTGATAAACTTTATACATTTGGTGTAAAGCAAGTACCTGAAGTAGATCCTGAATGGAACGGGCAAGGACTAGCATGGGATAAGTTCTTAGAACTTGCTGATGCACTATACAAACGTAAACTTACAGGCAATGCCGCACAAGATGCTATTAAGTTAGCAAGTCAGGTAGCAACTGCTGGACAATGGAATAAGTTTTATAGACGTATTCTTATTAAAGACTTGCGTTGTGGTGTAAGTGAAAAAACTATAAACAAAATTGCTAAGAAGTTTCCGCAGTACAAAGTACCTGTGTTCGAATGTATGTTAGCACATGACAGTGCCAATCATGAGAAGAAGTTAGTTGGTAAGAAACTACTTGAGCCTAAGTTAGATGGTGTACGTTGTGTTACTATTGTAGATTACGAAGCAAAGTCAGTTATACAATACACACGTAATGGTAAGGTACTAGAAAACTTTTCACACATCACAGAAGCATTGCATGGCTTTATGGAAGAGATTGGTCGTTCATATGTAATTGATGGTGAAGTTGTTTCTAATAGTTTTCAAGACTTAATGAAACAAGTACATCGAAAGAGTGATGTGAAAGCACAAGATGCAAGACTTGCAGTGTTTGACATTATTCCATTAGTAGAATTTAAACGAGGCGAGAGCATTCAAGGACAAAGGCGTAGAAGTAATATGCTTTTGACTTTTGAAAAGATATTTGAACAATGTTTTTGTGACCTTGTACCGCAAGAAGAAGTAGAACTAGGTACATTGGTTGGCGATACTATGTTCAAAGACTATAACAAGAAAGCAGTAGAAGCAGGTTATGAAGGTATTATGATCAAAGATGTTGATGCTGTTTATCAATGTAAGAGATCACATTCGTGGTTGAAGATGAAACCTTTCATTGAAGTATCACTGGAGATAAAAGATGTCGAAGAAGGAACAGGAAGGAACGAAGGTAAACTTGGTGCTTTCATTTGTGAAGGACTTGATGATGGAAAGCAAATTAATGTTAATGTCGGTAGTGGTTTTACTGATATTAATCGCGATGAGTTTTGGGCTAGTAAAGATACTATCCCTGGGCAAATTGTAGAGGTACGTGCAGATGCTGTTACACAAAATCAAGATGGTACTTACTCGCTTAGGTTTCCGAGGTTTCTCAGATTTAGAGGCTTCAAGGCAGGCGAGAAAATCTAATATAGTAATATGGGATTTAGAAAACGAGGGATAATATGAACGAAGATGACATGAACGAGTTCTATAACATTGTATTTGCAGAAGCAGCAAAGGAATGTGATAAACAACAAGAGATAATGGGTGTGGCAGCAGTACTAATGTCTATCGCACTTAGGTTATATAAAACTGGTCTAGATGATCATGACTTTGAAAGGGTTGTAGATAATCTTGTGAACACTGCGGACAAAGTGAGACCGTTCTTAGATGAACACGAAACAAAGTCACATATGTTGCACTAATGAAAGATATTGAATCGAAACATCTTCAAGGTAATGCATTATGGTTAGTAATGCATCCTTGTCAGTCTATGGGTTGGGAACAAGATACTCTCTATCCTTGGAAGGCTCCTGAAGCAATTCGATTAGCACAAAAGATAGAATACTATCTTAGACCTATGAAGCACAAGGCTAAAGTAGTTCCTGATCATTTACAATGTATTAGTCATCTATCTCAATATAAGAACATGCAGACACAAGAAGACCTTGTTGCTTACATGCGAAAGTATAGGCTTGATAGCATTGTTTATTGTGGTTTCGATTATGGTATCTGTATTATAAGTGAAAAGCATTTAGGTATGGCTGAGGTTAGTAAGCGAACAAAATACAAACTTTATCTCAAGCATACATTATGTAGCGGCCCTGTAGATAGTAACTGGCACCTCGGAGACGAAAGAACTAAAGAGTGGGGAGGTCAGATCATATGAAGAAGTTTGCTGTAGATATAAACGTAGGTGATACTGCAATGGTCGGACGTTTTAAGAATGTCCCTATAAAGATTGTTGATATTCAGCTTGACGAACATGGACAACCTGTGTTAATATCAAACAGTGGTAAGAAACATTTATTTGCATGTCGCATAGACAAACTTAGTCCAGGCGGCCAAACACCAGCACAAATCAAAGCGAGAGCTAAACGTGCTACGAAAGGGAAAAAATGAGGGATCATATGGGTGACGAATACATAATTAGTCCATCAGAAGATATTGCCTACACAGGCACTGGTGCAACAGGAGCATTTACTATAGATGTTGGCAGTCTTAGCGACACAGGTACTGAGTTCAGCTACAATACAACTTATTCTACGGAGCCTGAAGTTGGTGGCGAAATGCGTAAACGACTAGAAGCTATTGAAGCAAGGCTAAACATTTTAGTACCAGACCCTGCTAAGTTGGAAAAGTACGAAGCATTACAAAAAGCGTATGAACACTATAAGACTATGGAACGTTTATGCGTGGAGGAAGAAGAATATGATAACTGATGAATATAAATTTGAAACACTATATCACGGAGGCATACAGGCTAGACTAGCGTTTGGTGACTATGAACTCAGCATTGTGAAGAGTAAGTATACCTATGGTGGCGACAAAGGAATGTTTGAAATAGGAGTATTCAAAGAAGGTATTATGACTGAGATGCCTGGTATAACTAATCCTGGAGATACTGTAAAAGGACACTTGACAAGTGATCAAGTCAAAGCTATAATTAAAAAAATGATGTTAGCAACAGGCTACCAGCCAATGGAGATAGAACATGTACAAGATTGAAGATATTGAAGCTGGCAAGAGTTACGGGTGTATGTTTAAGGTAACAACTATGCTTGACGAATTGGGTAGGCCTCCAGGTCTATCAGATACTCCTCTAGCAGGGCCAGGTATATATGAGAGCTTTGGTATTATTCAAATGCGTGATCTAGAATCTAAACAAGTAGAACTATATGACGAAAAGAGTCGTAAGACTTTCCGTTGTAGTTTTGAAGATATCTGGGACATTGATGATGTTGAGTATGTAGACACATGATAGACTACTGGTTTCCAATCGGAATTTATCGAAGTTATTATGAAAATCATAATGAGGTAAACTCTGCGATTTGTGATTATGCTAAAGATTTTGAAAAAACAACAGTACCCTCTGAGGATACTGGAGATTGGTGGCCATATTGGTCAAAGATGCAGAACAATATTAAAGACCCATTCACACTTCCTATTCCGCAAATACAAGATTTAAAAAGCTGGATCGAGAAAGAAACAAACGAGTTTGCTAAAAGTTTTAACAGTTCTGATTATTATCGTATAGAGGAATCATGGTTAAATGTAAATCATAAAGGAGATTTCCAAGAACCTCATTATCATCTAGGTTGCGACTTTAGTGCCATATACTATGTTTCAACACCGGCAGACAGTGGCAAATTAGTTTTTGAAAATCCAAATCTATGTTTAAATCAACGACCTATTAATACTAACAAAGAAACAGATCTTAATTCTACTGCTGCTATCTACGGACCAAGTGAAGGACACTTAATTGTTTTCCGTAGTAATCTTCGTCATGGTGTCTTGCCACATCGAGGTGATGATCCAAGAATATCTATTGCTGTAAATTTACTTTCAGGAAGTTAGGCTAGCCAAGCATCAACTGTTTGACGGCCTGCTGTCTTAACACTGTATTCCCACAGTTCATTAGGGTCTTGATTAAACAACTGTTCGGGTGTAGTATCATTAGCAACTAGCCAAGCACTACTCTTAACAAAGGGTGGCTTACCTGCTAGTTCTGTTTCTAACTGTCCAGGCCCCCATTGACATAGTCCGTAGCATATTCTAAACCATTGTGGAGCATCGCCATCTGATAGGCAATGGAACATGCTTTCGTTTGATGTTACACGCCATTGCTCATTGACGTACATAGTGTGTTCATTCTCCCACTCTGGAGTATGCAACATCCATACACTGCCTTTCTGTACAGGGCCTCCCCAATACAAAGGAAACCTAAGGTTGTTTGCATTTGGAACGCTTATTTCTTTTGCTAGGCTCTCTAGGTTGTGCGGAGTCATTCTATTGATGCACAAAGCCCAAGAGCTATTTTGATTATGATGTGTTACTAGTAATGATGTACGACTAAAGCGACTGTCCACCATTCCTGGAGGAGCAATAAGAAGACTACCATTTCTTGGTTTAACAGACATGTGTTAAGACCAATCTGGTAATGGGCCACCATACTTTTTGCCCTTAATCTTTTTACCTCGTACTTTTACTCTTTCTGATCCTACCTTGTGACTCTTTTCGCCATCACGTGAACGGTAGCCTTGTGATTTACATGATGCTAGTTGACTGGCTCCTAATGCACTGTCCGGCTTACCAGACTTACACAGAGATCTACTTGCTGGCTCTTCTACATATACTGCATCCATTACTTCTGAAATTTTCATATTATGTTCCCTACCTGGTGTACTGCTGTGATTAAAAGTGCTTTAGTATCTAAGTCATCGCCTGCGTCATTGTCTATCTTGGGTTCTTCAATAAGACGTAACATAATGTCTTGGTATTCAAATTCTTCTAGCCCACCGCCTTGATACTGTTCATAGATTTGACAGGCCATAGTTGCTCTTTCCTTAGCCCACTTAGGTCCACTCTCAGCTAACATTTCTAATTGTTCAATCATCTGTTCTCCAGTATGTCAGTCATTATCTTTGTTGCTGTTTTGCTAAAGAAGCGTGGTGCAACACTGTGTACTACTAGTGCAGGTACCAACAACTGTAGCTTAACTGCAACTTTAAGAGCCTTAATCATATGCTCTGGTCCAGTTTCGCCAACTTCTTTCAAATGTAACTTACATTGTTTACTTAACATGATTGTGTTTTCCTCTTACAAATATTTATCTAAAAGTATTAGTCTTTGCTTTGGTCTGATCGCACTGTTTAGAAACTTTTGTAGGTGATAGAACCAGTTGCCTAACTGTACATATGTGTTGTCATGTATCTTGTCACCCACAGCATAGTAACTGCTTATACCCAGTGACGCATAGTAATCTATGTCCAGGCCTCTGCGTCTACCATATTCGGGCATCAAGGACACAAAGAACAGGCATTGGTCAGCATACTCTTGAAACAGGTGAGCCCTATCTAGTTCTTGTAGGTTAAGCCAACGCTCACCAAAGCTGGGCTCGGGTATAAGCTCTGGCTTGTCCAGTCTATCCGTGCATAAGTCTATGAGATAGTCTGATATGTGCTTGGGCATTTGAAATCCTACTGTGTCAGCATGTTCGCTGATGTATGTGCGGAACTCGTCCCTATTAGGCATCGCGCACCATGCTTTTGATCTCTATCACATTATAGTTAGGGTCTTCAACAAAGAACGTTTCTTGTTCGTATTCAGTACCCTCGAAACGTACATAGGGTGTGTCAAGGAAGCCTACGCTGCTTTCTACACTGCTGCGCACCTGTTGATAATCATCGTAGGCTAAGTGTATTCCCAAGTGTGGTACACACACTTCACCCATGTCCACCTCATGTCTATGACGATCAGGGCCCTTTGTTTGTTTAGGTTCACTTTCATGCAGCGTTAGTTCATTGCCCCAGAAGTCAACGTCTTGCCAACGTCCTGGTTCGTTCATGTCCAACGTGCAGCCTAAGATATCTGTATAAAATGGTAGGGTAGTCTCTAGTTTGCCACCTTCAATGGCTAAATGAAACCTGTTGCTCACGATAGTTCTCCTTCCGTATCTAGTGTAACAGGCGGTCTGGATCCGCGCCGAATAGTTCTTCTAGGTCTGTGTTGTCTTGGCCCAGTCGAGCCTTAAAGTATTTGATTACACAATTCAAATCACGTGCAGCCAATGTGGCGTCTGTGGTATGTTTCTCTAATAGGCTAGTGTGCTGTTTGGTTAGTATTTCTAGTTCTTCTTCGAAAAGTTCTGCAATGGTTATTGCTTCTTGAATGATGAGCTCTTCGTCAGTGTATTCGTATTCTTCTGACATCTAAGTATTCTCCATGTGATCTTCTACACAAATATTTAGCTGATTTACACATACCAGTATACAAATTGGGCTAATTGCTGCCACATTGAGCTTGACTAACCCCATGAACCTGTTATATAATAGTGCTATGAAGATTAAGAAAACACTAAAGGGATTGGGATTGTGGACACGCAAACAGGACATAAGAGATCAGATATGGTTCGTAGTTACAGCTATGGCCATGGTGATGTTTTTACTGTTAACAATGAGCACATACCAATGAAACGAACACACACTGTAACAGTTGAATTTGAAGTGCCAGCAGAGGAAATGCCTGTTAACTACACACTGCAGAACCTACGTGCAGCAGCATCATACTACATAAGTGGACCCAAGTTCCATGCACATGTGGTGACCCGCACAGAGTCTGATAGCCCCGAAGGGGTAGCGCCAGATGCTATGAGCCGCGAAGCGGCACGCGGTAGCGATGATTCCGATCAACAAGGTCACACACCATCACT